TGGCGGCGCTCGGCGCCGGCGGCGCCCTCGCGGCGGCCCACGCGCTCAAGAAGCGCAAGGAGGCCTCCGACATCCTCGCCGAGATGCTCCTCGAGAAGGAGGCCGGCCCGAACACGCACCTCATGGCCGATCACCTGCGGGGCGCCGTCGGCGCGGCCCGGCAGGCCGGGCGCGAGTTCGTGAAGCGGAATCCGGGGGTGGCGAAGTGGGGCAAGCGCGGCGGCGTCGCGGCGGCGGGAGCCGGCACGACCCTGGGCGCGATGGCGCTCGCGAAGAAGATGCGGGAGCGCAAGTAGCGCGGAGGTGAACCATGAGGGACCTCATCTCCGAGGTGATCGAGAAGGTGGCGGCGGAAGCCGAAGCTGCCGATCTCGATCTCTCTCCGGAAGAGGTGGCCGCGGTCACCTACGAGAAGCTCGCGCAGGAGTCCGAAGAGGGCGAGAGCGCCGAGCACGAGGAGTCCGAGAGCGAGGAGAAGGAAGAGGGCGAGCAGGAGGAAGGGGAAGAGGCCGCCGAGAAGAAGGCCGAAGAGGAAGCCGCGCAGGCCCAGGAGATCCTGGAGCAGGCGGTTTCCGAAGCGGTCGACGAGGTGGCGGCGGAAGCCCCGGAGGAGGCCTCGGCCGAGGAGATCGCCGCGGAGGCGGCCCCCCTGGTCGAGGAGAAGATCTCCTCCTTCCTGAAGCAGGCGGGCGCTCCGTCGATGGAGGCGGTTGACGCCGTCGTCGGCAAGGGCAGCCTCGGCAAGGCCTGGGACTGGCTCAAGGGACCCACGAGCGGGGCGAAGTGGACCCGTCGTGGCGCCACGGCCGCCGGCGGTGCGGCTGGCGGGCTTGGTCTTGCCAGCGTCCTGCGCGACAAGCAGAGCTCGCTCTCGTTCGAGACCGAGGTCGTGAAGACGGCCAGGGACATCCTGGCGTCCAGCGGCTTCGATCCCGAGACCGGCACTCCGATCTCGAAGGTGGCCCTGGCCCAGAACCGCGACGAAGCGAAGTACGCCGCGGCGCTCGAGCTGCTCGAGAGCCGTGGCTGGCCCGTGAGCTGGGACCCGCAGTTCCTGGCCCGCGGAGCCAAGGAGGCGAAGTGACCCATGAGCGGATCTCTCTTGAAGAGCATGCTCCGGGATGCCTTCGCCGGCGATGACCGCCTCGAGAAGGAGGCCGCGGACCAGCCGGCCACGGTCGATCCCGACGAGATGCTCAAGCTGGCGGACGGCCTGGAGCACGTCGCGCAGGCGTTGGCCTCGGACAACCTGCCGCCCGAGCTGTCCCCCCAGCAGTGGGTGCAGCCCGGGACGGAGGAGGCGGCGCTGACGGTGGCCGAGCTGGGGCAGACCCAGTTCGGGATGCCGGGGCAGACCGGGGACGTCCCGGTCGGCGAGCGCGAGATCGACAACCTCGCCGGGGACCTGCCGGTCTCCAACGAGGGCGGCATTTCGGTGACGGCATCGCTTCGCAAGCACGCCCGTTCGAGGGCCAGCGCCGCGATGTCGCGTGTTCTGGGGCGGGTCAAGTCCGCGTCCATGCGCCGGACCGCGGCCGAAGACCCGTCCATGGTCGGGAATCTCCCGACGGAACTCTCGAGCGCGGGTGAGTCCCCTTCGATGCCCCCGGAGACGCCCGGAGCGGCCGTGCCGCAGAGCACGGAGCAGATCCTGTCCTTCACCAACGACGACTCCGAGAAGGAGAACCGCCCCGACGAGGCGGCGATCCTCGGGGCGGCGGCGGTGGCGGCGGATCAGGCGACCGTCCCGGACGTCGCGGAGCAGGAAAGCGGGGACGAGGAGCCCACGGTCAAGGCGGCGCATGCGAACATCCTTCGCAGTGCGGTGCTGGCGAACATCGCCAGGGGAGGCTGACGAGATGATCAAGATCTCCCAGCAGCAGGCGGGGCAGTTGGCGTTCATGGCCAAGCAGGGCGCGGTGGCGATCCGCCTCCTGGTGGCCGAGAACTCGAAGCTCCGCGAGAAGCTGGCCTCCCTCGAGGTCCAGGCTCGGATCGACGGGATCAAGGAGTCCATGGACCAGAGCGGCGCGGCGAACCCGTGGGGCAGCGAGGAGGCTCGCGACGCGGCCCTGCGGAAGATGGCGTCGAACGGGAACGGGCTGGAGGTCCTCGAGCGGGCTGTCCGGATGGTTCCCGACCTGTCCATCGCGAAGATGGGCGAGCTGATCGACGGCGCCAACAAGGGCGAGGCGAAGCCGAGTGCCGTGGCCAAGGCCGAGCTCGACGGCTGGGTCATGGGCGGATGAAGCAACCCCTCCGGTTGAGTGCCGGAGGGCAAGGAGGTGACCGATGAGTCTGCCGAAGGAACTGTTCCGGGTGTTCTTCCCGGACATCGCGACGCTCCCGCGGAAGGACTACCCCGTCAATGACGAGGCGATCCTGAAGCCGGGCGCGGCGAACATCCTGTACCAGGGCGAGTTCCTGTCGCCCTACATCAACCAGGGCAAGATGACCCGGAACCCCGCGGGCCCGAACAACCCGATGGCGTTCCCGGTCTTCCAGCTCCGGGGGGACTACAACGTCCAGTACTCGAAGCTGGTGACCTTCCTCATGGGCGGCCGCTGGCACGCCCAGACGTGGGTCTACGACAACACCCCCGGCGTCATCAACGCGCTCGGGCAGGGGCTGGCGGCCGACCTGCAGGCGTTCGACGGGGCCAACCGGTCGGTCCTCACGGCGGCGGCGGGCACGGACGCGATCTGCGCGTACGTCCTCGAGCTCCCGGGCTCCACCGGCAACGCGCTGAGGATCCTCAGCGCCTACTGATGGAGGAAGGAGAACACCATGTCGCAACGTGATGTGATCTACAACGAGTCGCTCCTGGCCAAGCTGGACGACCCCACCACGAAGACCAAGACCGCCGAGCTGATCGGCGGCTACCTCCGGGACCGCATCCGCGAGGCGAGCTGGTTCGACAAGATCATCCCGCCCGAGGGGGTGACCCGCGCCGACTGCCAGATCTCCACGGAGCACGACACCCTGGTGAAGATCGTCCACATCGAGCCGGGCAGCCGGGCGATGACGATCTCCATCCGCGGCCGGCCGGAGTCGCAGCTGATCTCCGGCAAGCGGTTCGCGGTGTCGTTCGGCCGCATCTCCACCCTCCGGTACGAGAAGCCGAAGGAGGAGCTGCTGGTGTACGACTACCCGATCACCAAGGTGATCGAGGACAACTCCGTGAAGGACATGGACGCCATCAAGGACCGGACGGCGGCCGTCCACTTCGAGGCGGCGGTCCAGGCCCTCCAGCTGGAGGCGAACGGCGGCGTGGCGACGGAGCTGAGCTCGGACACGGTCCAGGCCGGCACCGTCGTGCAGCGGTCGATCTTCAAGGGCGAGCTGGCCTCCCTGGCCGCGGCGCCCGACAGCTTCGTGCCGCTGCCCATCCAGAAGATGGACGTGGTCAACCTGTTCAAGACCTTCCCGGACAAGCACCTGTCCGGGAGCCGGATGCTGATCCACGACGGCGACTTCCTGGGCGTGTTCTCGTGGCCGTACAACGAGGTCGGCGCGATCGCGACCGAGACGGCCATCGAGGGCTTCAAGCACCCGACGCTCGGCGGCTACGACATCGTCCGCAGCCTGAAGCCGGAAGTCCTCCGGCCGGGCAACGTGTACGGCTTCGTCGCCCCCGAGTTCCTGGGCGTGAACTACACGCTCGGCCAGACGTCCTTCTACATCGACACGATCGAGAACATGGTCGTGTGGATGGCGTGGGCGATGGTCGGCATGGGGATCGGCCAGGTCGAGGGCATCCGGAAGCTCGAGCTGTACCCCTGCGACGCGCAGCCCGTCACGAACGCCCAGGGCCTCCTCTCCTCCGTCACCCCGAAGGAGGAGAAGGACATGGGCGCGATCAACAACCGCGTGGACGACGGGCTCGTGTATCCCATCATCACGCAGTACTAGTACAAGTAGTTCCAACTACTTGTGCTGTTCTTCCTAACCAACCTTAGAACCCGTTGACAATCTGCGGGAAAGCCCTATCCTCACGTTATGGACGTGAGGATCTGCAGCATCTGCGACATCGAGAAGCCCCTCTCTGAGTTCTCCCCGAACGGCACACGAGAAGGGAAACAGCAGTACCGGGCATCCTGCAGACCGTGCTGGGCCAAGAGGGCTCTGGAGAACTACCATCTTCGGAAAGAGGGCAAGGGCCCCGGGCACTACACGATCCCGATCGTGGACGGCCGAAAGCGGTGCCCGCACTGCGAGGAGGACAAGCCGGTCGCTGAGTTTTCGCCACGTCCGAGTGGGGGTCTTGTAGCCTGGTGCCGGGCTTGCGTGCGGGAGAAGAATCGGGAGTGCAATCGATCCCGGCGTTTCAAGACGTACGGCATCACCGCCGAGGAGTACGCCCGCCTGCTCCAAGAGCAAGACGGGGTTTGTGCCGTCTGCCGGCACCCGCAGCCTCCCCGGATCGTTCGCGGCGTTGAAGTCGAAGTTCTGCTTGCCGTTGATCATGACCACAAGACCGGTAGGCCTCGTGGCCTTCTCTGCGTCGATCATAACAGGGCTGTCGGGGCCTTGGGAGACGACCCCGACCGCCTGCGTCGGGCGGCCTTGTACCTGGAGCAGCTGCGACCTGATGCTCTCACGTTCGAGGCCTTCAGCGTCGACGACCACTACGAGATCCTGCTGGAGAAGCAGCAGGGCGCCTGCGCGATCTGCGGTGGTAAGCAGCAGCAACGGATGGGCAAGCAGCCTCGTTTCGCCGTCGACCACGATCACAAGTCCGGGATCGTCCGCGGCCTCCTCTGCGGGAAATGCAACCGTGCCATCGGCCAGCTGGGAGATGATCCCGCCGTCCTCCGTGCTGCTGCTGACTACCTGGAGCGTTTCAGGTAGACTCGAGGTCTCCCCCCTGTCTCCCACCGAACTTCCCCACCCCGTCGTCCAGGCGGGGCGGGGAAGCTCCCTTCCCAACTGTGCGGCCCTCTGTTATTCTTGGCCTCGACAGGAGGACAACGTGGCGAGCTACTACATCTTGAACACGGCGGCTCAGCTCCGGAGGACCGGGGGAGCCAACATTCAGATCGGCGGTTTCCGCGTCGTCCCCGGCGTGCGCTGCCCGATCTCCGAGGCAGTGCTCCGCGAGAACAAGGACCAGATCCTGAAGCTCATGCAGCAGGGCCTGATCGAAGTCCGCGACGCTGAGACGTCGGCGCCGGTTTCGCTCGGGGACCCGCCGCCCGTGCCGGTGCCCAGCGTGGCTCCGCTTCCCGAACCGGTCCCGGTCTCGGCCCCGGTTCAGCCGCTGAAACCGAAGCCCGAACTGGCCGTGATGGCCCCCGTGACCCCGTTCCGTCCGTCTTCGCCGCCGGCGCCCGTGGAAGAGCCGCCCTCCATTGCCGATCTGATGGAGCTGGCCAAGACGCCGAAGCCCGAGCCGGAGCCGGAACTGCCTCCGCCTCCCCCGGTGGTGCCGATCACGGAGAATCCGGTCGAGAAGCACGATCCGAAGCCGCCGGTCATCGAGCTCCGTGACATCTCGGCCGTACCGGTGCAGCCGGGCATTCCGCCGATGAGTCCTGCGGAGCCGGCGCCGGAGAGGTTCGACCGGAACAAGAAGGGCAAGAAGGGCAAGTTCCCGAAGCCGGAGTGATTCTGTGGCTGACGACCTCGTTCCGGAGTCTCCTGAGAAGCTCCTCGAGAGCCCGGAGAACAAGTCGTACGCGATCATGGTGGAGCGCGTGCGTGCGTTCCTGCGCGACTACAAGGAGCTGAACCGGCTCATCGAGGGCGTCGAGTCGAAGGAGCGGGACATCCTGTTTGCCATCTCGCTCACGATGGACGATATCAACTCGACCCCGCCGCCGCTGGTGAAGTCGCTCGACCAGATGATCGCCGCCGGCTGGGCTCCGTTGATCGTCATCGGCTCCGTGCTCACCATTCTCCGGTCGGTGGCTCTGGTCCACATCCGGAACAACCTGTCGTTCAACGACGGCGGTCTCATGACCGGCGGCCTGTCCGACCGGGCGAACGCCATCGAGCAGTGGATCGGCCAGAACGAGGGCCGCTACGAGAACCTGAAACAGCGTGTGAAGGTGTCAGCCAACCTGTCCGAGATGATGGGCGTCCGGCCATCCGGCCTCGCGAGCGAGTACGCCCTGGTTCACGGCCTCGGCCGGTTCTGGTGGTAGGGAGAAACCATGGAAGTCATCCACCCCGATCTCAACAAGCCCGTGCCGGTGGTCGGCGTTCACGCGCTGTACCTGGTTTCCAGGACGGTGGTGTACGACCCGGGCCCGCCGCCGGTGTCCATGGAGCTCAAGCCCAAGGACAATGACATCGCCGTCGTCCTGAACCCGGTGCCGGGCGGGCCCGAGGCCGCTTCGCTCCTGGGGGCAATCGCCACGGTCGACTTCGACCCCGGCGTGAGCACGCCCGTGTCGCTGCAGGCGGTCGTCGCCGCCGTCCCGGCGGTCACCGGGGTCATGTCCATCATCGGGCCCGCCACGGTCATCCCGGTCGGGTTTGCGGGCGGCACCTACCAGCTGTTCCTGCGCCGGCCGATTCCGCCCGCGTTGATGTGCATCGTCGACGGTGACGGGAACGTCGTGCCGTTCTCGGGCAAGAGCATCTCGATCGCCGTGACGGTGCCGGCCGACCGGGACAACGCCTACGACTGCGTTGCGGTCGACTTGAACGTCAACCGTGCGGGTGGCGTCGAGATCACCAAGGGTGGTGGCAGCCTGGTCGGACGTGACTTGGCGGTCATCAAGACCGACGGCGACTTCATCCTGCGCTTCAACAACAACGCGAACGACGACATCCCGCAGACGACGACCGACCACGGCTCGTTCGAGAACACCGACTTCACCAAGGTCTTCCTCCAGCACGCCCCGCTGGGGGCGGGCAAGAAGGCGTACCTGTACGTCGGACGGAAGGTGTAGCCATGGGGTACCGACCTGCTGGTGGAGGGGGCGGCGGTGGCCCCAGCACCTACTTCGGGGACCACGTCCTGTCGATCGCCCCGGCGGGGCAGGGTGCCCAGTTCTCGTCGGTTCAGGATGCCATCACTTTCGCCGAGGCATCGCTGCCGGTGGGGGAGGCCGTTGCCTTCCTGCTGGCCCCCGGCTACTACGACGAGGACGTGATCTGCCGGCGGGACAACTGCCACTTCAACGGGCTCGCCGGCGGGCTCGGCGGGATCGTCATCAAGTCCATGTGCGTGTCCGACTGCACGCTGGCGAGCATCGCCAACTTCCGGGATCCGGCGCATGCCGACAAGGGTGACACGACGAAGCTGGTCGAGGACGTGGCGCTGCCCCAGAAGCCGAGCACGATCTCGTTCACCAACCTGCGCTTCGGGCGCGGGACGAACGTCCCGGCGTGGTTCTCGGGCACCGATGGCGTGTGGGACCCGTCCACCTCGAAGTACAACCACGACTCCGCGCTGTTCTCGTTCAGCGCCCTCGGTGCTCCGGTTGCGGCCACCACGTTCCTCACGGACGTGCTGGCGTTCATCAACTGCGTCACCGACACGGCGGCGGGAGCTGTGGCGAACGCCCCCAACGGGTTCTTCCTCTGTCGTGCAGGGAACCCGGCTTTCCTGAGCTGCATCGCCGGTGATGGCATCGTGTTGCACAACGTCGCCGGCTGTCTCATGCTCAAGTCGCTGTCGTTCACTCCGATGGTGTCGTTCTACGACACCACCGAGGCGGAGCCGGCCGGCTCGACTGGGGATGGGTTCGCATTGATGGACGTGCAGGCGTTCGCGGGCGTCTACGCCATCGGGCCGGACGGCAACAACGGGCTGAGCATCGGCAGCACGATCAACACCGAGTACAAGACCGAGTCGACCAACGCGGCTGCGTTCAGCTACTTCCTCAACACCTGCATCAACGGGAACTTGGAGATCACGAACGTGGGTCCGTCCATTCTGCTGGCGATGGGGCGATACTCCAACCCGTGCGCCGGTGCGGGCGCCGCGGGCTTCACCGAGATCGTCGGGTTCGGGACGTAGGAGGCAACCATGCCTACGCTGGATGATGTGCGGTCGATGCAGGCTCAGTTCGAGACGCAGCGGGCGCGGCTGGTGCTTGCCGGGACTGGTGACCCCAACCCGCTCGCCGGGATGATCGGCTCGGTCTACCGTGACCTGTCCGTCACCCCGGTCGTGGTCTGGGTGAAGCAGCGGTCGGGCTGGGAGAAGGTGTCGCACGGTGCGACGGAGTAGACCCATCGGGGTCTGAGAGGAAAGTTGCATGTCGTTGTTGTGGGTGCTGGTCCTGATCCTGTTGGTAGTGGCCATTGGTGGTGGGGGGTGGGGGTATGGGAGATGGGGCGCCCGCGGGTTCTTCCCGCTGGGGTTGATCCTCCTGATCATCTTCGTGCTGTGGGCGACGGGGCATCTGCACCTGCCGCGGTGAAGTTGCGGCGGGTGCTGCGGAGGAAATGGCGGTGCCAAAGTCGAACGCGCAGATCGAAGCGGACCTCGTCGAGCATCGGGCGAAGACGGGGGTGCTGTCTGCGATCCGCCGCCTGTTGGCTGGGATCGTTGGAGTAGGGGGAGCCGACCATCGGGACGATGCGACCACGCCGTCCGAGATGCCCCATGTGGACAGCACTACCGGGTCGCTGTTGGTTGGGACGAACGACCACCCCAAGCGACCGTGGCCCCCGTTTGCGATCTTCGACTACCCCAAGCAGTACGTCTTGCGGCTGATCAGCACCGTGGCTGCCGTGGTCCCCGGTAACGGGAACCGGGCGGCGTTCGTACGCCTGATCGCCAACCCTCCGACTTCCACGACGGAGCGGGGATGGGCGACGCAGATGTCCGCCGACGTTCCGCCGGGGAACAGCTCCAACATGGGCTGTGGCTACGCCAACCACCCTGACCTGATGGGATGCGAAGCCAGTGTCTACCACTCGGGCACCGGGATCATCGACATGGTCGCTGCGCTGTTCGGCGTGGTGTCGTGCAACAACGGTGGCGCCGGACGGATCAAGGATGCGGTGAGCGTGTTCGCTTTCCAACCGCAGGCGGATGACCCCGGTTCGATCATCGACAGGGCCTACTGCATCAAGGCCATCCCGCGCAGCGGAGGCGGGACGGTCACCAAGAAGTTCAGTGTCGTCGCAGAGGACGGTTGTGGCCCTGGCGGCATCGGGTACAGCGAGCCGTTGTCCGATTGGACGGTGAAGGGTGGAATCTCGGCAGGCCGGAACGAGGATGCGGGCACGGGCTACGTCCACGCCGAGGCGGGCTTCAAGACGCGGGAGGGTGGCTCGACGCACACGGGTGTCACCGGGACGTTCACGACGACGGACGGCAAGACGATCACCGTGAAGAACGGGATCGTGACCAGCATCGTGTAGGAGCGTAGGAGTTGGCATGCCGAAGTCGAATGCAGAGCTCGAGCGTGATCTCCTGAAGGGCATCACCGTGGAGACGCACGAGATCATCGTGACCACGGTCGCCGGCCGCTACGCCTACGTGATCCCGGTGGGGAGCTGGTTTCTCGACCGGGCTGCGGACACTTCTCTCGACATCGACACCGGCGGAGGGGCCGGCTGGATCCCGCAAGCGTACGGGCCGGACTACGGTCATCTTCGGCGGTACTCCCCGCCGGCATCGGTGGCTGACCTCTGCATTGGCTGGGAGCTCGCCGGTTCTCCTCCGGCAGGCTGGCTGATGCGGTTTCGCTGGAAGTACTGGCGCCTGCGGGACTCCCCGCAGATGGTCACCCCCGTCCGGCTGATCGCAGGTGCGGGGACGGAGCCGGACTACTCGGTGGGGTGGTTCCAGAACACGGCTGGCAACGAGCCGGATGCGGTGCAGGTCGCCCTCCCGGTGGTGGATGGGTTGGGGTTGGAGTTCTGGCGGCGTACGCTGCGAACGGGAGGTCTGCGTGGCGTGACCCTGAAGCGCAGCGGGCGACGTTACGTCCCCTACCAGCGGCTTCCGCCCAATCAGTTCACCGTTCACAAGACGGAGTTCTCTCCCTGTACCGACACCACCAGGCACTACTACAAGGTCTGCTACTACGATCCCACGACCGGTGCCCGGTCCTTCCTCTCGGACACCGTGATCACCGCTGGGTCCAACCGGGATGATCGTCTCCGAACGGTCGGATCCGCCCGGGTGGCGGGATCCGTGTGGGTGACGACGTGAGTTTTTCGGCTGCCGAGGCGGCCCCCCTGAGACGTGCCCCCCGTGCGTATAAAGGGGGCCTTCCTCGGTTCCCTTGGGGGGCCCCCTCGGCAGCCGAAACGCGATAGGAGTTGAGACATGCCGACCGAACCCGTACCTCCAAGCCCCGCTCAGTTCAAGACGGCCTCGTCGCTGGTCTCGTGGATCCGGACGCAGGTGTACGCCGCCCGGATCGGCGGCAAGGAGCCGGTGAAGGTGACCTTGCCGGTCTGGGCCGAGGACATCCTGTCGTCCCTCAAGCGGGAGGAGATCGGTGATGTCGCTCTGGACATCATGAAGGCAGGTGTTCGACCGTCGTTCGACGCCCTGTACGGTGTCGCGCTGGAATGGGACGCGGCGAACCTCGCGGTGGTACTGCCCCCGGAGGAGTGAGGTGGGGGTAGAGGATTCTGGCGCTGATGAGTCGGGAAGACGTTGATGACCTGCTCGAGCAGTATCTGGAGGGCACGCCCGTGGAACCTCAAGTTGTCACCAAGCGCGAGTGCCGGGACAAGCACGACGACCTGACGGAGGCGACGGAGAAGGCGATCAGGGAGGCGATGGCCAAGACCGCTACCGGACTCAAGCTCTGGGCCGTCGGGGCACTCCTGGCCGCGATCATCGCCGTGCTGACCGGATACACCTGCTCGATGACCGAGGTCGGGGCGTACAAGGAGCGGATCGACGTCAACACCCGGCAGCTCGAGAAGCTCGAGCACAACCTGGACCGCCTGCTGCAGATGTTCATCGACGAGAAGGGCGGCACCGGAGGAAGGAGGCAGCCGTGAACGGGAACAGCAAGCGAGGATTGCTGAGCTTGGGCTTGGACGACCTGTCTGCCAAGGACAAGGCCAGCTCCTGGAAGCCCTTCCTGATGAGCATCCTGCTGTCCTGTGGGATCTACGGGCTGTGCATGGTGTTCATCTGGTGGTTGATGGGCTGACTTCCGTCCTTTCCGCGTTCGTGCCATGATGCCGGACGAGAGGTAGTCATGGCCGTCCGAGTCGACTGGGCCACCGTTTCTGAAGATCTCACGCCCCAGGTGAACGGGCAGGTGTTCAGCTTCGCGACCAGCGAGAAGTTCCGTCCCGGAACGGTACGCCTCGAGCTCAACGGCATCCCCCAGGTCCCCATCGACAACTTCACGGAGGTCGGCGAGCAGACCATTCAGTGGAACTTGCAGTTCGTTCTCCGGCCGCCGGATCAGCTTCTGGCGAGGTACGTGCCGCAATGAGGTGGTGATGGACACCCCGAAGTTGCGGCGCGAGCAGCTGCAGAACGAGTTCGGGTACCCCCTCTCCTACGCCTCCGGTGTCGAGGCTGCCCAGCCCAACGAGCTGCCCACCAAGGGGTACGTCGACGGCATTGCGGCGGGCGCCCTTCCCCGGTACGACCTTTCCGTCCAGATCCCTGGTCCGGCCGGCAGCTATACCACCCCTACCAACTATGCCACGGGGACGCTCGAGGTCTGGGTGAACGGGCTGTACCAAGGAATCGTGGCGTCCGGCCACTTCACCGAGACCGGTGCGAACACGTTCACCTTCAACGACTTCCCTCTGGGCCCCGGGATGGAGCTCATCGTCCGATACCTCCCCGCCTAGTTCCCAACTCTGAAATCTCGTAGTAGACTTGTGGCATCTAGGGGGCCAGGAGGTTCTCCGCCATGTCCGTACAGATCCGAACACACCAACTCGCCGACGCGGCCGTAACCTCCGCGAAGATCGCGGAGCTCGATGCGGTCATCGGGTACACGGCGGCCCATTCCCTCTCCAACGAGACGGACATCGTCCACAAGAAGTACGTCGATGACATCGCGGCGTACGGCGTGACGTGGAAGGAGCCCGTCAAGGTCTTCAACATGGTGGATGACACCGACGGTGGGGGAAGTCCGCCCACGCCCGGAGGATCCGGGGAGGCCTACGTCGTCGACAACTGGGGTGTCGGCTACAACGACGGGGACATCATCGAGTGGCAGGGGACTGCGTGGCAGGTCATCGTGTCGAACTCCGGTGGAGAGCCGCCGAACGGCACTCGGGTGCTCGTCAGTGCCTTCCCCGCCGGGAGCTTCGCCTCCTACGCCAACGACTTCGCCGTCTACAACGCCAGTACCAACGCTTGGGTCTTCATCACCGATGTCAAAGACGGCGATGCCGTTCTCATCAACGGCGACGGGGGCTGGTACGAGAACAGGGCGTACGTCTACGACGATACGACCAAGTGGATCCAGTTCGCCGGCGTCGGCATCTACACGGCGGGGGACGGCATCGACATCACGGGGTCCGAGATCTCCGCGGAGCCCAACACCGCGTACGGCATTCAGGTCACGGTGGGCGGCATCGGGATCAAGCTGGCGACCGGAACGTACGGGTACCCCGGCCTCAAGTTCAACGACCACGCCCTGGAGACTGGCCCTCTCATGGTGCTGGCCGGGGACGGCATCGTGGTGGCGAACACCGGCGTGACCGTCGACACCCTCGAAGGTTCCGGCATCGGTGTCAATGCGGCCGGCGTCTACAACCGGTCGAAGCAGCCCGTCTCGGCGATGCGTGTCTACGACGCCGTGGCCACGGCGCCGGGTACCCCCGTGACGGGAGTCACCTACCTCGCCACGGCCAACGGTACGTGGGGCGGTGTGGCGGTCAACGCCGGGGACTTCGTCATCTGGACGGGGACCACTTGGTCCGTGCTGGTGCCGGGCAGCGGTGGCTACGCGGCCTATGGGACCCGTTTCGTGGTCCACCCGAACGCCGCCGACGAGTTCGCTCCGTACCAGAAGCAGATCATGACCGTCACCACGAGCAACACCAACGACCCGAGCTACTGGATCGCGGTCGTGCCGTCGTCGGGCGATGGGGTCATCATCTCGTCCTCGTACGGTACGGGGATCGAGTACGTCTACGCCGGCGCGACGTGGACCGCCTCCCCCCTCCTGCAGACCGATGGTGGCTTGGAGATCGCCGAGGTGTCCGGGGCGTACGCCGGACTCAAGGTCCTCGTGAAGAACGAGGGCGGCCTCGAGATCGACTCGAACGGCGTGTACGTGAAGTACGCCGACGGCCTCACCATCGACGGTACGTCGCTGGAGGTCAAGCCGGGCAACTACATCAAGGTGAACGCCGCCGGCGTGAACGTCGACGAGACGTTCCCGTGGCACCCGCCGGTTCACATCGTTCTGCTGACCACGGACGCCGATCAGGGTGGCAGCGTCCCGTCGAACCCCCTCAACGGCTACTGCTACATCGTCGACAACTGGGGTGGCAGCTACACCGACGGGGACGTCTACCAGTACCGGTCCATCGGGGGCGGAACGTGGACGAAGCTGTACAGCACGGCCGGAGCGGGCAAGCCCCCGACCGGTCTCCGGGCCATGATCGCCCCCACGGCTCTCGGGACCTTCTCCGGCCATGCGAAGGAGATCGGGTGGTACGACGGAACCAACTGGAGCTTCCAGCAGCCGGACGACGGGGACCAGATCACCGTCAGCGCGTCCTTCGGCGCTCTCACGCTGGTGAACGTGTTCTGGGGCAACGGCGCCCAGTACACGTACAAGGCGGACACCGAGGTGTGGTCCGTCAACATCACGAAGTTCGAGGAGGTGTCGGTGACCAGCTGGCCCGCGGCCACCGTGACGTGGGACCTCGACGTGGTTCCGGCCCAGATCGGCTACGACTCCCTGTTCAGCGGGTCCTTGGCCATCTACTACAACGGTCAGCGCCTGCTCCGGACGGCCAGCACTGGTGGTGGACAGGGCACGTACTACATGAACGACGCTGCCGACACGGTGAAGTTCGACTTCACGCCCACCACCGGCTCCACCTTGGAGGCCGTGATCGGTCGCTTCTAGTCCAGCCGTCCCTCTGCTAGCCGTACCTCCCCCCTAGTCATCTTTCTGGGCTGCTGGTAAGCTCCTGCTCATGGGTCTTGGAATCGGCGGCGACCAGATCAAGGATGGCGGCCTCGAAGAGGTCGATCTCAGCGATACCCTGCAGGAACTGCTCATCCCCGACCCCACGGGCGTCGCAGACGGCTCCGTCCTGACCAAGGACGAAGCCTCGCCGGGGAAGCGGAAGTGGGCGGCAGGCGGGGCGGGCGGCGCCGGCAGCGAGAACACCGGGATCGCCGGGCGGTGGGACACGACCGAGACGAGCTACTACGTCGTCGGCGCCGTGCCCTTCAGCCCTGCTTCCTTCTCGGGGAAGACGATCAAGTTCGTGGCCGTGGCCGCGCAACTCGGCTCCGCGATCACGGGCTACGTCCAGCTCTACAACCTGACCGACGAGTCGTCCGTTGCCGTCCTCGACATCACCGGTGGTACGCCGACCCGGTACGAGAGCTCCGCTCTCACGCTGCCCTCGGGGACGAAGGTTTACGAAGTCCGGATCAAGTCGGGCAGTGCCGCCAACAGCCTGATCCTGTACGGGGCCCAGCTCGAGATGAGGTGATCCATGTCGTTCGAGTACCGCAACGGGGTGACCTACACCAGCATCACCGATTTTCTGGAGAATGCGACCAACGGCCTCTACAAGGTGTTGGCGGACATGGGCTGGACGCTGCACAACGAGGTCGTCGCTACGAGCGGGATCACGGACAAGATCTACAAGTCCACTGGAGAGTCCGGGAACGAGCTGATCTACATCCGCATCACGCAAGTCGCGCAGACGGCGCCCAAGCAGCAGGTCTACTTCCGGACAGCGACCTACTACAAGTCATCCGGCACCCCCGGTGCGAACGACGGGAACGAGATCGGATGGTCTTCAGGTGTCCCGACGCTCTTCGAGCATGACGCGACCGGCACGTTCATCGGATGGATCTACGGGGACAAGAACGGCGTCGTCATCTGCACGAAGCAGGACGGGTACTACTCCACCGTGGCATTCGGCACCATCACCCGACTGGGCTACCTTGGGCACATCACCGGGCTCACGGTCACCGCCGGTTCGGAGACCATCCCCGCTTCGAGCACCAAGCAGATCACGGTCGTGAGCACCAGTGGGTTCGACGCGGGGCAGAAGGTCTTCATCATCGACAGAGACAGCGGGCTGTTGCTGCGCTGCACGGTGCAGTCCGTGGACGACGGCTCCGCCATGACGGTGCTCAACGACACGTCGACGTCGACCACGTTCGCGGCGAACGCTCGCGTTGGGCGCGATCCGATGCCCACCTTTCTGTGGGCGTGGTCGAACGTGTACGGTGGGTACGCCCGCGGCTGCCCCCGGTACGGTGCCGTGTTCCTCTACAACCCGGCGACCACTAGGTTTACCGGAACCGCTCAGGCCTACTCGTCTGCCAGCTTCTACGGCATCCTCATGCCTTTGCAGGCGTACGCCTGTATCTATACCGGAGGGCAGATCGCTCGGGATGTCGTTGACCCTACTTCCTACGACGAGTTCATCGTCACCCCGGCTGTTTTCTTTGGTGCCTACAGCATGTACGGGTCGCCGATCAGCGGAGGCAACCAGCTGCGCGGCTACTTCGAGCGCCTGTGCAACATGACCTACGGTACGGTCATCTCCCCGGAGGATACGCTGGTGGGGGCCGGTCCTGATTCTCTGGCGTGGCTGGCGACGAGGGATCAGTCGGAGTCTGGGAGCGACGTCAAGTTGTGGGCCATCCGGACCGTCGAGTAGAGCATGGCCTCCCGTCTCGTCATCTACTTGGACCCTGCTTTCGACCTCTTCAGGCCGGTCGTGCGGGTAGCACAGAAAGCGAAGTCCATTACCCGGAGGGCGATGCCGCTCGACGCGGAACTTGTAGCAGGAGTGCCGGCGTTTCGTACGGCGAGACGAGGGGGCACACCGCTGGTGCAGATCACCAACCGGGGCTACCACTCGTCGACGTCCACGTTCTACTACTGGGTGTCGTACGATCGCATCGACTCGGCCGGAGCGTACTATCCGGCCGGGTATCCGCCATTCGGAGAGATCAGCGACGTGGTCGGAGTCAGCAGGAGCTAGGAGGTCGTCATGGGGAAGAAGATGAAGACCAAGAAGGGCGTACTGAAGGCTGTTCCCAATCTCGCGGTTCCGAAGCCGGGCCCGGTCGTTCCGCTCGCTCCGGGGGACGACCCGCTCCTGAAGCAGCCCCCGAAGCCGGAGGTGCGGATCTGCCCGGCCCCGGCGAAGGACATCATCCAGAGGCGGATCGAGGCCGTGCAACTGGCCCGGAAGCAGCTGCAGGAGACGGTGGACACCGTGGCGGCCGGGCTGGGGATCGACCATACCAAGGAGAAGTGGGACTACAACGCCGAGCAGGGCCTGTTCACCAAGGTCCGGTAGGGGGGCTTGGGGCTTTCCTCGTCCTTGTGATAGGATGACGCCATGACTCACGACGAGCTTCTGAGGAAACTCGGTCCGCAGCCTTCGCTGGTCAAGAAGGCGGGCTGGTACAAGAAGTTCCTGCTCCCCGCCGCGAAGACGGCGCAGCTCGTCCGCCCGGACGACGCAATCAGCAGGGCGGTGCGCGAGCGTCTGGTCACCGACGAGATCGTCGACGACCCGCGCGACACGGCCATGCGGGACATGGGGCAGGTCGTCTCCCAGCAACAGGCGGAAATCCAGGGCCTGCAGCGGGAGGTGATGTCGGCGTCCCAGGCGGGCCAGGAAGCCCAGAAGGTCATCCAGCAGCTGCAGCAGCAGGTCCAGCAGCTTGGGCAGGCGGCTTCGCAGACCCAGCAGGTCACGCAGCAGGCCCAGCAGATGCAGCAGCAACTTGGCGCCCAGGTCAGCCAGGCGACCATGCAGGCCATGCAGGCCGGCCAGGAAGCGATCGGCGCGAAGATGGAGGCCGCCGCGGCGACCCGCTCCGCGCAGCAGAAGGAGATGGCCTGGCAGCAGTACAAGCAGCAGCTGCTCCAGGCGATCGAGATGGACCCGACGCAGCAGGCGATGCAGGCTCAGGCGATGCAGATGCAGCAGATGCAGCAGATGCAGCAGATGCAGATGCAGGGCCAGCAGCCGGGCGGGCCGGAGCAGCAGGGCGGTCAGCAGGGCGGTCAGCAGGGCGGTCAGCAGGGCGGTCAGCAAGGTGGTCCGAGTCCGCAGGAGCTGGCCATGATGCAGCAGATGGCGGCTCAGCAGCAGGGCGGTCAGCAAGGTGGTCCGAGTCCGCAGGAGCTGGCCGTGATGCAGCAGATGGCGGCTCAGCAGCAGGGCGGTCAGCCGGGGATGCAGGTCACCGCGGCGCTTGCCGCGGGCCGCCGGCGTTCCCGTTCGGACGGGGCGCTCGCCCTCAAGCTGGCGATGCACAAGACGGCCGCGACGCCCGATCTCGGACAGGCGATCAGCGTCGCCCAGGAAGTCCACGCGTCCCTCCCGCGCTCCCCGACGGGCGCCGCGGTCGATCGGATCGCGAAGGACCTCGAGGGAACGGCCGCCGGCGACCTCCTGCACGACGCCGAGAAGGGGCTGTCGGACCTCCTGATCGGGAAGTCCAAGAAGGCCTCGTTCGAGAAGGCGGCCGTCACCATCCCGAAGCACGTTCCGCGCGGTCTCATCCGCGGCGGTCTCGCCGCGATGAAAGTCAGCCCGGGCAAGGTCGTCATGGTCGGTGGCGGCCTGCTCCTGGGTGGACTCCTGGCGCACCGCTACTTCCAGCGGCGCGAGCAGGAGCAGGCCCGGAACCTGCCACCCGGGGTCAAGCCGCGGCGCAACACGATGGGCGATGCCAGCATCACCGGCGGCGAGCTCATGAACGCCGCCCAGGCCGGGGCCGTCAACCGGTTCCGTTCCCGCATGGGGGTTTCCCGTGCGGCGTGGGGCGGGGCCACTCAGCCGACCCCCGGATACTGATCCATGCTCGAAATCCGCGAGTTCAAGGTCCGCACCCTTGACCTCCGGTCGAGCATCGTCTCGTGGGAGGTCGTCCCGACCCCCGAGGAGACGCTGGACTACACGTTCCAGATCCTGCGCGGTGAGAGCGAGGGCGGACCCTGGACCCCCGTGACGGGGCCGTTCGTCGACCGCTTCCTCTACCTCGACAACCAGATCGAGCCGCTCCACACGAACCGCGACTACGTGTACGTCCTCCGCGTGACGTCGAAGACCGGAGAGGTGAAGGACTGGGGCCCGATCTCCATGGCAGATGAGCCCGACCTCATCGCCACCGAAGTCCGTCGGCACTGGGAGGTTGTCACCCACGAGCTCAACGGCCGCCGGTCGTGGCTGTTCCCGATCCGTACCTACGGCACGCTCTGCAAGAACTGCTACGACCCGATCACGCAGCGGGTGACGCAGTCGAGCTGCGAGCAGTGCTACGGCACCGGGTTCGCCCGCGGCTTCCACCACCCGATCGAGATCTGGCTCCAGGTGCTGCCCATCCCGTACGCCGAACAGGTCGGCGGCGCGGTTGTCCGGCAGGAAGCACCGACCGTGGCCTACGCCGGCGCCTTCCCCACCGTGAAGAACCGCGACCTCATCGTCGTCGCGAACCACACCCGCTGGCGTGCGGCCTCCGTGAAGATGACCGAGCGCCTGGGAACGACGCTGCATCAGGAGATCACGATGGCGCTGTGCGCCCCGAGCGACGTCGAGTTCCGCGTTCCGGTGAACGTCGCCGACCTGTCCCGGCTGGCGCTTGCCGCCGAGCGCAACTACCGGTATCGTACGACCGTGTGAGGTGCCAGATGGATCCCGAGACGGTCATGCTCCACGTCTTCACGAAGCTCGCGGGCGCGTGGATGGCGAAGCAGAGCCTGCTCGAGCCCGGCACGCTCCTGACCCGCGAGATCATGTCCCGGAAACTGCCCAACCGGGCCCACACCGACCGGGACTACGACGAAGAGCCCTGGAACTACAGCGGCCGTGGCACCGCGCGTACCGAACCGCTCGGCGAACGGTCCAACGCACTCGCGAAGGGTGCGGCGATGCTCCGCAAGCTCAGCCTGCTCGAGCCGGGGCAGCTGGTCACCCGCCAGGACATGGCGCGGAAGATGCCGCCGAAGCGGTGGCAGCTCAAGGATTGGGAGGAGGAGCCGTGGGTGACGGGGCGCACCGCGGTCCGGACGGCGCCTCACGCGGCGTTTGACTGATGCCTGCTCCGAAGATCCCGGTTGTGGAGAAGTGGTCGTCGGCCGACACCTGGGCCAGCAACCCGGTGCTGTTTGCCCGGCAGGTGATGACCGGGTTCGTGCAGGGTGTCTACTACGCGCAGACCGACCAGTACCACTGGGACGAGGACAAGCAGAAGTCGCGGGTGTTCGTCGGCGCGTTCGCGCCGGTCAAGCCGGAGTCGTTCGGCACGTACCCGGCGATTGTCGTCTCCCGTAGCGGCATGCAGTTCGCCGCCACCGGCATCGGCGCCCTCGCCGGCGGGAACTGGCGAGACGGTTCCGTCATCCGGGAAGACCTGCTCAATGGGATGTTCATCATCCAGCACATCTCCAGGGACGAGGCGGAGGCCGAGAACCTGGCCTTCTTCACCGCCGAGATGATCTGGTCACAGCAGGAGATCCTGGCGCACTACGGATTCCTGGTGAGCGGAGGTTTGACGGTCGAGCAGCCCGGCCCCGCCGGGTCGCTGGTCGACGGGGAGAGCAAGGGCCTGATCGCCGTGCCGGCGGTCGTGCCCTACCGCTGCATGCGGCGCACCCGAACGCTCCCGCTCGGCGATCCGATCCTGAAGGCCATCCGCACCCGCATCACAGGTCAACTGGCGCAGTTGCCTCCCCCGTTGAACGTGGGATCGGCTGCGCCACGCAGTTTGGACCCTGCCGACATCGGGAAGGACGCCCGCCGCTGGGAGCGGCCCTCTTCCCAAGATTCGTCGGTTATGCCATCATCGACACGAACGGCTGAGCCGAAAGAGGAGTAGGAGAAGCCATGACCGACCCCACCCCGATTCGTGAGCCCGGAGTCGACGTCGTCCAGGCCGTACGGAGCACCCCCGCGGCCGTGAGCTCCCCGGTACTTCTGCCGGTGGTCGTCGGCCCGTGCAAGAAGGTGCTGGAGGTCACGCTGACGGACGGGAGCCTCAATGAGGACGCCCGCATCCAGCTGCCGGCGCTCTACCAGCCCCATCTGTACCTCGCGGGCATCAGTCCGACGGCCTCGATCATCACGGCCGCGCCCGAGGTGCTGGCCCTTGAGGTCAACAACGGTCCGTCCAAGTCGGTGACCTTCACCGCGGCCACCTGGACCCTCCGCTCCTTCATCACGTACCTCAACGAGCAGATCGCCACCCTCCTGCTCGAGCTCATCGCCGACGAAGTGCCGGTGTCGTCCACGCTCTCGCTCCCCCGCATCCGCACGACCTCGAAGGGCGAGTCGGCAAGCCTGAAGGCGACCTGGACGAGCGCGACGACCGTGCTGGCCGACGGCCTGCACCTGCCGCGGGCGTGGTTCTCCCTGGGCTACGACCAGTACAGCAACGACCGGCTGCTCGTCACCCAGAACCTCCTGCCCGACCCGTGGAACTTGCGCCCCGACCTCGACATCCTCGAGGACACCGTCCGCGGCTTCCTCACCAGCGAGACCGCGGTGAAGAAGGAGCTGTACCGGACCGAGGCGATCAGCCGCGCCGGCCAGTCGTTCCTGGACATGCTGGACGACGGTGACGGCGACGGGACCACCCCGCTCCTGCTGTTCAAGGCGTCCGCCGGGACCCAGAAGGCGTACCCGAGCGACATCGCCGACATGCTGTCGGTCGCCCAGGACGACTACCTCCCCGACTTCGACGCCGCGCCGACCTCGGCCGTCCTCGTCAACACGACCATCCCGCCGTGGGTCGGCGGCGCCGGTGTCGCGAAGCCGGCCTGCCACGCGGCGACCACGGGCGCCCTGCCGGCCTGCACCTACGCGGCCGGGCCCGCGTTCACCCTGACGGAGAACGGCGTGGGCGTCGGCCTGCCGCTCATCGACGGCGTGGCGCTTGTCAACACCAACCGCCTGCTCGTGAAGGACGAGGCGGGCAGCGTGACCAACGGCGTCTACGAAGTGACCACCGCCGGCGGCCCCGGCGTGCCCTTCGTGCTCACCCGCGTCGGCGACCTGGACCTCGAGGCCGAGTTCCCGAAGGCGGTCGTCAACATCCTGGCCGGCACGTCGAACGGCGGCACCTACTGGCGCTGCCTCGAGACCGGCGTGTGGGGCTTCGAGGTCAACCCCTGCCGCTGGTCGCAGACGTACGCGGCCCTGGACTTCTGGGTCCAGATCGACGGCTGGGCGGCCCAGCGCATCCAGATCTCCAACGCGACGGGCGTCGTCGAGGCCGACGTGCTCGACGCCATCAACGACCGTTTCCCGGCCTACGGCCCCGATCCGGTCACGGCGATCGACGATCCGGTCACCCCGGGCGCCGTCCGCATCCAGTCGTCCCGCTTCGGGCGCGAGAGCATCGTCCGGGTGTGGGGCACCCACGCCGTCTGGCTGTTCGGCGCGGGCACCTACCCGAAGACCTGGCGCGGCAACTACCAGCAGGTCCGCGTCGGCGATGAGCTGTGGGTCGACGGCTCCCTGTTCGCGGTGATCAGCCAGATCGTCATCGGTGGCGTTGCCGGCTCGGTGGACGCGCAGATCCGGCTCGACCACGAGTTCCGCATCGACTACTTCGACGACCCGATCACCACCAACCCGACGAAGCACACCTGGTGGATCGTCTCGAAGAACGTGTCGGCGCAGACCGATGCGAAGCAGGTCACCGACTACGCCAGCCCCGAGCTGTACGTGACGGAGTACCTGACCCAGTTCCGGCACGACACCCTGCGCGGCAACTTCGGCCAGCCGCTGTACCCGACGATGAACGTGACGTACGCGAAGGCGCAGCTGCCGGTGTTCTACGAGGCGCTCCGCCTCGATGTCACCGCCAAGGCGACCACCCGCGACGTCGGCCCGGTGCTCATCCTGGGCAACGACTTCGCCGGTCTGGAGAGCCAGTTCTCCCCGCTGGACGCCCAGAACCCGCTGGGGCTCGCCGGGTACTTCTCCCTGCTCAACTCGGACATCGTCCCGATCGCCCTGCTGGGCGTCGACGAGGTCACCGACGACTACCCGGAGGGGACGCCGGCGGCGTACGCCCGGGCTTTCGCCGTCCTGCAGTCCTACAACGTGACCTACCCGATCGCCGTCCTCTCGCAGGACCTCGATGTCGGCATCCTGCTCGACCAGCACGTGGTCTACATGAGCCACACGAAGCAGAAGGGCGAGCGGGCGGGCATGATCACGTTCCCGATCCCGACGCGGGACGAGCCGGCGCTGGTCGGCTCGGGGACGCAGGGCAACGCGGCCGATCCGGGCGCGGGCACCGACGTCGCGTTCCAGACGAACCTGCCCGACCTCGCCGACCTGTTCCTGGCGGCGGGCGTCACGGCTTCGTCCTTCGCGGCCGACGGCTCGGACGGCGTCTACCTCAGCATCGAGGGCGACACCAAGCACTACATGGTCAAGTCGTACGCCGGTACGACGGTCATCTGCACCAAGACCTACACCACGACCGACTCGTTCTGGGCCGGGAACCCCGCCGCCCCCACGCTGTGGACGGGGGCGATCATCGACAAGACGTTCTCGATCTCGGTGCGCGGCGACCTGCTGCTCGACACCGCCGGCCTCCCGGACAAGGAGGCGATCGCCAAGGCCATCGGCAAGCGGGCGACCACCTTCAAGTTCCGCCGCATCCTCGTCGGCGCCCCCGGCGACTGCGAGGCGACCGTCGGCGGCATCGCCCAGCGGCTGCCGACCTACTACCTCGCCGCGGCCACCATGGCCCAGCGGTGCAAGATGCTGCCGTCGAAGCCGCAGTCGAAGAGCCCGGTCACCGGGTTCACCCGCGTCTTCAACGCCAACGGCTACTTCACCGAGGCGCAGATGGACCAGGCGGCCGGCTACGGCATCTGGTGGTGGAAGAACGACGACGTCACCGGGTCCGTCCTCACCCGGATGCAGCTGACCTCGGACCCGACGTCGGTCAAGACGCGCGAGTTCAGCATGACCTGCGCCCTCGACTACGGCGCGAAGGCGATCCGCAGCGCCCTGGAGCCGATGGTCGGGACGATGACCGTCAACACCCAGTCGGTCCAGCAGCTCACCGTGATCGTCCAGGGCGTGCTCGACTTCCTGGTCCAGAACCACGTCTGGAAGGGCGCCCACGACCCGACGGTCACGATCGGGCCGTTCAAGGCGACGCCGGAAGACCTGGCGGAGGGGCTGAGCGATGGCGACGAGGACGAGATCCTCGTCGAGCTGGACGCCGAACTGGAGCCGCCGCTCAACCGCGTGCGGGTCCGCATCGTCGTGTAGGGGAGAACGTGACGGGACGCCCGGCCAAGAACCCTCCGACCGTTCGTACCTGCCGCAAGTGCGGGGAGACGAAGGGGGCGGAGGAGTTTGTGAAGCTGGGTGAAGGCCGGCGAAACACCTGCAAGGCCTGCTGGACGAAGCGGGCTACGGCGGCCTACGCGGCGAAGAGAGGATCTGACTACAGCGCCCAGATGATCGACGATGCTCCCGAAGGGATGAAGACCTGCCGGCGTTGCAGTAAGGTCTACCCCAACACGATCGAGTTCTTCCATCAGGACAAGCGGTACAGGACGACGCAGTCTTACTGCAAGCCCTGCTGGAATGAACTGCACCGCAAGTGGACCCACCAGCTTCGGGTAGAAGTCCTGAAGCACTATGGCGGTGACCCGCCCAAGTGCGCGTGCTGCGGGGAAGCCAGGATCGAGTTCCTGTCGATGGACCACGAGAACAATGACGGGGCACAGCACCGCCAGGAGATCAAGGCCAGTGGGGCCCGGACCATCTACAGCTGGATCAAGAAGCACGGCTACCCGGTCGGCTTCCGCGTCCTGTGCCACAACTGCAACCTGTCCAGAGGTTTCTACGGGTACTGCCCGCACGAGAAGGAACGTGAGCTCCGGAATCTCGTCCATATCGTGAAGGATGAGACCGGAAAGGAGCGGAATCAATGAGCTTTTCGGATCAGAACCCGTACACTTCGTATGTTCAACGCGGCCTGAGAGATGGGCAATTTGTTGCGGGCAACTTCTTCTCCGTCTCCGCCGGCCCGCCGCGGCTCTCCGTCGTCGGCAGTTCCGTGCTGGGCGGCGGCTCGGTCCAGCTGGATGACATCGTCTACCCGATCGGCATCATCCAGAACTTCAACCTGGGCCAGAACAAGAACTTCAGCCGCATCTTCGAGCTTGGGAGCGACCGCAGCTACTTCATCCCGGGCCGGACGGTGGGCCAGGTCGGCCTCTCGCGCATCCACTACCACGGCGCGTCGCTCCTGCGGATGGTCTACGCCTACTACCAGGACGTGCTGCGCCCGACCACGGTGAAGTGGATGTGGCCGAACCTCGGCGCGACGGTGATGGCGAACCCGCACGACGTCATCGTCCCGCCGGGCTTCGAGAACCTCTTCCTCAACCTCGCGTCCGACCTGTTCAACCAGCCGGTCGGGCTCGCCTTCTTCCTGAAGGACAGCAACCTGCAGACGCTCGGGGCGTTCTACCTCGAGCACTGCGTGGTCCCGACCCACACCTGGGCCACCGATGCCATGGGCACCATCGTCCAGGAGTCGGTCGGCATCCAGTACGAGCTGCTGGTCCCGATCAAGACGAAGGTCATCCCGCTGATGACGGGCACCAACGAGTTCCTGCGCCCGCCGCCCGAGGTGATGGCCGAGTAGCGGAGGTCCCGTGACCCAGGGGAACGCCATCGCTCTCGTCCACGAGGCCGCCTTCCAGGACGCCTTTCGGAAGTACGCCCAGGGCGCCCCGTCCGCCGCCGACGTCCTGATGGCCCAGTCGGGCGTCGACCCCGCCATGGTCCAGGGCTATGGCGGCCTCGCCGCGATGCTCGCCGGGGCCACCAAGTTCCCCCGATACTCCTACGCCAGCCCGACCTCGATCTGGAAGATGATGGAAGCCCGCGGCAGGCGCTACTAGAAGTCCTCGAAGTCGTCGTCCCCGGGCATTTCCGGTTCATTTTCCTTGAGATCTTCGAGCATTTCCCCCATCAACGGGCCTACCGAGCCGTCCGGGCCCCCCAGGACCTCCTCCTCGTCCTCGGGAAGCCAGTCCTCTTCGTCTTCCACGGGCGGGGGGGTGGCCTCCCGCATCATGCGCTGGAGCTCCTGGGAGCGCCGGCGGGTGCCGAAATCGTCCGCCATGGCCGTGACGAGCTCGTTGAGCGACAGCTTGTCCATCTCCGTGAGGGGTTCGCCGGCTGAAAACCGGTGAACGGCGTCGACCTCGCCCGGGGCCATCACTTCGGCTCGGCGCTGGAGCGTGTCGACCAGGATTTCCTGCGCCTCCACGCCCAGCAGATCCTCGAAAAGCTCCTTCATCGAGCCCATCCTAGCATGCTCTGCAAAAAGTGGGGCGCCTTCCGCTATAAGGCATCTGGAATCCCGAACGACGTTCGGCCGGTTCTTTCCCCTCTTTTTGGGCCGGAGAAGGGGAAGTTCTACGCAAGGCCCGATAGCGCGGAGGTCAGCATGGCGAAGGAACTGCGGATCGTACTGCCGGAGGCACTGGACGCCCGTCTCGATCGCGAGGCGGCGTTCTTGGAAATGACAACGTCGCCGATTCCCCCCGACCTGGTGGTCTCGGGGGTGCGTCTCGAGGCTTTCGAGCCTCGGGACCCCGGCGACAGCCGGGTCCGGGAGACCACCTGCACGGAATGCCTGGGGCACAAGTACCTCAGGCAGGACCGTGGCAGTACCGCGGCCCTGGTCCCCTGCCCCGTCTGCCGGGGCACCGGAAGGATCCGCGGACTCGTGTCCGCGGTGATCACCGCCCCGATCGACGGGGTGATGGAGGAGGCGGCGGAGTTCATCCGCCTCTTCGGGGGAGACGACTCGCCGGTGCGGGTTTACCCGCACCTTTTGCTGCGCCGCTCCGCGCCCATCGAGGGGCGGAACGGGGAGACCCGTGTCTGGGTCGACCCGGACGGGCGCATGTTCCCCACCATCGAGCACCCGCGCCTCGGGCGGGTGCTCCGGGGTGAGATGGCCGTGGGCGTCTCGTTCGAGCGTCACGGCGACTACGGCGACGGACTCGTCGAGTTCGTCGGTGCCTTGCGCGGCAACGTCCTCCGGGAGGTGATCGCCCCCATCACGTTCTCCCTGGCGCCCACGCCGGGGATTTCCATCGAAGAGTTCGCCGGCGCCGACGTGCCGGACAAGCTCGAGGTCTGGGGAGTTGACCTCCCCGCGGCGCTGAGTGCCGCCTTCAACCTCGCCTTCTGGTCCTAGTCCCGTTTGTCGGTCCCTTCTTTGTTCGACTACGGGCGGCGCTCCGGCATGGTGCCGGCAGGGCCGCAGCCTTTTTGTTCCCGGGAACGGCGGGTAGCACCCGCCAAGAAAGGTAGGTTCGCATGAAGGTCAGGATCATGGTGTTCGGCGGGGGTGAGCACGAGGTCGAGGTGCCGGCCGACTCCTCCATGCAGGACGCGGCCGACAAGGCCGGCGTCAGCCTCAACAAGCTGTCGCTGAAGTTCGGGAACGACCACGTCGTTTACCCCGACACGATCCTGAAGGATGACGGAAGCGTCATCCTGGTCACCGGCGTCCCGAACGTCGTGGGCGGCCGGTCGTAGGACGAGCGGAGGGGGGGCCGGACTTCGGTCCGGCTCCCTCTTCTCTCGCGCATGCACATGGATCTCCAAAGTGCTGTTCGCGACGCGTGCCTGTGGTACGCGTCGAAATGGAAGACCTCGATCGCCAACAAGGTCGCGAACCCTTCGGCGACCGGTACGGTCTCCGTTTCGATCGGAGATTACCGACCGAATCGGGGCGTGGTAGTCGAGGACCCGGACGACCTGGGACTGCTGGGCTGGATCAGCACCTCGTTCCCGCTCCAGATCACGCTGCACAGCCGGATCAACCCGGCGAAGGTCGACACGTTCTTTGCAGTCGTCGGGAGCATGTATCCGCCGGAGGAGTTGAGCGACTCCGGCCAGCTCTCCCGGAACTGGAAGGAGTACCGGAAGGCGTTCTGCCAGGCCGCGGGGGAACGGGCGAGGTCGATTGCAGCGGAAATCGGCCAAACAGAGGCCGCCCTGGCCGAGAAGTACCGGAACATGCTCGGGGCTCGGGTGTTGTTCGAGAGCCTCAACGACGAGAAGATCGATATCGAGTTCGAGGTGGGCCTGGTTTTGCGGCTCGGCACACCACGCCCGATCACGGGATCCCAGATGGTCATCCGGACCGGCACCATCGAGATGCACAACATCAACAGCCCCCGCAGCACCTACGTGCTGGGGCCGTACGATGTCGAGATGGATTTCGAGACCCTCGACATCACCATCCACTCTGCCGGCAACGGCAAGTACCTCCCGGGATCGGAGTCGTACTACCATCCGCACATCTCGAGCGACGGCCGCCCGTGCTGGGGCAACATCGGTGCCCGGGTACACGCCACGTTGGCAGCCGGCCGCATCGGCGAATGCTGCGCGTTGATCCGCGAGTTCCTCGAGTCCTACTACCCGGAGGGGTCCTACCGTCGGATGGACGAGGAGAGCGACGACGAGGGGAACAACCGGTACGACCGCTGCTACGATACGGCCAGTGCCCGTGACTGTGTCTGCTGCGACGAGGATGATTGTCCGTTCCGGGAGGATGCTGCCACCCGGTGCCACGACGATCACGATCAGGCGGACTGCCTGGAGTGCAACGCGGATTGCATCTATCGTGATCGCGAACGCAACCGGTGCTGGCGCTCGCAGACGAACGACCAGACCTTCTGGAACTGTGTCGACTGCGAAAATACGGATTGCGAACACGCCTTGACGGAGGAGACCTGCGCGACCGAGCACGCGACGGAGTCGATCTGCGCCGAGTGCCCTCGCACGGCGTGCGAGAGCCGGCTCGCGCCGCGCGTGATCGAGTCCCTGTCGCCGGAGTGCGCGAACTGCCCGGCGACCGTCTACTGCAGCAAGAAGGAGGACCGCGATGCCGGATGAGAAGAAGTCGATCGAGATCGTGAAGGACAAGACGGAGCTCACGGTCTGTTCGAGGACCCCCCTGTTCCGAAATCCCGACGATCCGCCGGACAGTGCGCCGAGACTGCTGGTCCCGCGCCCCTTGTGGGACGACATCCAGGCCCGCTGCCGGCTCCTGAGCTGCGAGTGCTCGGGGTTCGGCGCGGTCGTGGTCGAGAAGGGGGACCTGGTGTTGAAGAAGCTGTACCGGGTGCCGCAGAGCTGTACTGGTGCGAACACCGACGTCGATCAGACGTCGCCGCGGACCCATCAGGTCCTGCGGGACTGCTACGCCGAATACGGAGTCGACCCGCGGCTCTGGTGGCACAGCCACAACTCGATGAGCGCGTTCTGGTCCGGCACCGACGAGGCGACCAAACGGTCGCTCTTCCGTGACTGGGGCGTCGCCCTGGTGATCAACCATCGGGGCGAGTGGAAGTGCTCGCTGGTGACCAGCCGACCGGTGCCGCTCGACTACGAACTGCCCATCTTCACCTTTGGCCAGCCGGAGCCGATCGACTACGACCGGCTGAAGAAGGAGTTGGCCGAGGACGTGGTCGAGCAGTTCTACGGGTCCTACGGCGGGTACGGCGGGTACGGCATGCACGGCCCGATTGAACTGTACGGCATGCACGGACCGAGTGAGACGTACGACATGCAGGAGTACTTCAAGAAGGAGGCACAGGATGCGGGATTCGCGAGGGATGCGGGGGACGCGGGAGACTGTGCAGCCGGACTTTCTGCGGCAGAGCGGGCTCATTTCACCGTCTGCGGTCAGTGCGACCTCCGTGGTCTTGATCGGAACGGGGGGCATCGGTGGAGTCAGTGCCCTTACAGCGGCGAAGATGGGGATTTCGAGGATGGAGGTGTGGGACCCGGACATCGTTGAACCCCACAACATCCCGACCCAGCTCTACCGTCTGGACGACGTCGGTCGTCCGAAGGTGCAGGCCCTCAAGGAGATGATTCGCCAGTTCATCGGAGCGAACATCCAGGTGAACCAGAGGCGGTGGGCCCCGCCGGTGGACATCGACGCCGTCTACATCTCCGGGGTTGACAGCATGGAGGCCCGGCAGGAGATTTGGGCCGGCATGAAGGTGCTTCCCCCGAAGCTGTACATCGACGGGCGCATGGGGGCGCTCGTGTCCCGCATTTTCGCCGTGACGCCCGAGCAGGCGGAGCGGTACGAGCAGACGCTGCCGAACGAGGGCACGGTGAACGAGCCTTGCACGGCGCGGGCGACCTTCTTCACCGGCGCCGGCATCAGCGCCGTCATCGGGTCGCTCTTGTTCCGGTTCCTTCGCAACGAGCCCATCCCCTTCGAGACGACCGTCCACTGGGGAACGATGGAGGTGATGTAGAGTGGCCCACGAGCAGGATCAGACCCGGGCGAGGCAGCTTCAGAGCTTCGCCATCCAGCGCAACCTCACCGACTCCGAGTTGACCGAGGCGGCCAACCTCGTCCGCGACCTGATGGAGAACGACCTCCCGCACGCGGCGACCTGGGCGTACGACGCGATCCGTCGCACGGCGAAGCGGAAGCGCAAGGCCGGGACCTACGATCACCTGTCCGCCCGCTCGGTGGAACGGACGGCTTTGGCCCGTCTGGTGAAGGGCGGGATGAACATCACCCCGTCCCACGCCCCGTCCGATCTGACGATCGGGAAAACGGTGGCGAACGAGAAAGGGTTCGAGCGGCGGGTGAAGAAGGTGGCGGGCAACATCCAGAAGGACCTGGAGCGGCTGCGCGAGAGGGTTGTCCAGGAAAAGCCGAAGGAGTAGGATGTCCCCGTGACCATCTCGCTCACCGATCAGCAGTGGAAGGCCGTCGCGGCGAACCTGCGGCTGTCGGAATCGGTTTTCCAGGGAAAGCACCTGGAAATCGAGCAGCTCATCACGGACATCGAGCGGGCCAACGGCATCGTGACGTACGTCATGTGGGTGCGGTGGCGGGACGCGAACAGCCCCCACCCGCGGTCGGACGACAACCCGCAGGACTGGCCGCCGACGCTCTCGGCGCAGATCACGAAGACGGTCCCCATCACCCGCACGACGGTGGAGGAGTTCGTGGCCCAGCGCACCCGCAACCCCGCCGGCATCTGGGTGACGCAGGACCCGGCCGGCCTGGTCGGCTGGAAGAAGGTGGAGGACCTGTGAACCTACTTCCCGCCTTGGCGGCTACTGGAATCGTGGGTGGTACCTACCTGGCCGTGAAAGGTGCGAAGGACAGGCGCCGGCGTAGGGACTTCCGGGATCAGGATGCGTTTGAAAGGGTTGGGGACCGGAGATACGGGAACTGGAAGAACGCCGACCCCGCGAGGCTCGTGGAAGAGGCTCGAATGCAGAAGCGCAGCGGTATCCTCGACCCCCTCTTGTACATGCCGTTCTCGGCGCTGGCCTCTGCCATCACGGCGCCGGGGGACCAGCGCGGGAAGGCGAGTGCCATCGGTGCGCTGCTGGGCGCCGGCATGGCGTCCATGGCCCAGAAGGAGTACTCCCAGCGGGTGGCGCGTGGGGAGAAGGTCTTGCCGACCGACTTCAACCCCATGTTCAAGGCCGTCCTCACCGGCCTCGCCACGGGCGGTGGTGCCCGCGTCCTGCGGGACGTCCGCAGTGGTGAAGGAGTCCGTCCGATGTCGGCCATCCTGGCCGGCGCTCCGACGGGGGCCCTGCTCTCCGGCGCTGACCCGATGTTCGGCGCCGGCATCGGCTCGATTTCCGGTCTGGTCGCCTCGAAGGTGACCGAACCGACCCAGCCGGTGCTGCGGCCGACGTCGAACATGACGCCGGTCGAGTTCAACCGGGTCCGGGTCGAAATGGCGATCCAACGGTCGCTCAACCGCATCAAGGAGCTCGAGCAGTGGCTGGCGAGTACGCGGCGTGGGTCAGCACTCGCGCCCTCAACCAGCTGATCGAGCTCGACCCGTACGCCGTCATCATCTTTGTCTACCTGCGGGCCCTGACGAAGGATGCGACCCATCCGGCCGAGGCGGAGCGCATCGCCCGCATCTCGAAGCGCAAACTTGGCTCGGTGGCCGAGCGGTTGGCCCAGCTCCGCAGGCTGGGAATGGTGACGTCGGACTGGCTGGGGTACCAGCCGAATGACTCGTCCCGCAAATCCTGGATCTCGGTGGCGGCACTCAACACGCTGTACGAGATGCAGGTTCCCGATCGGCTCCAGGTGTTCCTGTTCTACATCCTCGGTTTCGCGGACCAGGAGGGGCGGGTGACCAAGGGAGCCACACAGATGGCGGTCTATTCCGGACTGAAGCCCAGCGCCGTTTTCAGGGCCATCACGGACCTGGAGAAGCGCGAGCTGATCGTCGACGGGAAGATCGCCGAGTTCCTGAGGAGGAAGTAGTGAACACGACGGTTCTCGACGTGGGCGCCGAGGTCGTGCGGGCCCACGCCGTTTCGACGCCGGTCATCGCGGTGTCGTGCCCCTGTCCGTTCACGACCCAGGACAAGGTCGTGCGGAAGCTCCTGGAGTTCCGCGCCGGACTCCCGGCGAAGTCGGGCGTCAGCGCCGACACCCCCATCGCCGTGTGGGACTCCCTGCGCGGCGTGACCGCTTTCGTTTCCGCAGAGCCGGATCTCGCGAAGCACAACGGCGCCTGGTCGCAGGCGGTGAAGAAGATCTTCCCCGACCCGGTCCAGTTCGTGAACCCTGTTTCCGCCCTGTTCGGGGCGTTGAAGCTGCCGAAGCGCGGCGTCCTGTTCATGCTCAACATGCACCGGCAGCTGGGCGTCGAGCAGCCGAACGCCGCGAACGACACCGTGCAGGCCCTGCAGCTGATCAGCAGCCAGCTGAAGGCGCAGGGGTGCAGCGTCGTGCTGCTCTCGCCGGTGTTCCCGGCCTTCCCTCCCGAGGTCAACGAGATCTCGGTGATTGATGAGCCGCTGCCCGGTCCGGAGGAGATCAAGGGCATCATCCAGGACCGGTTCAACGACCTGCAGTACGGGCTCAAGAAGGCCGGCAAGCCGGCGGCGCCGGAGCTGACCGATGACCAGATGTGGCACGCCGTGAACGCGTGCCGCGCCCTGCCCGGGAAGATCATCGACCAGGTGGTCGCCATGGCGCTCACGCCGACGGGCATCGAGATCGGCCGCCTCTGGGTCCGCAAGATCCAGTGGATCAAGGAGGCCGCGGGCATCGAGGTCTACCGCGACGGCAAGGAACTGATCTCCGACCTGGGCGGTATCACCCAGCTGATCGCCGAGTTCGACTCGCTCGGGAAGTCGAAGCGCCGGGTCGGTTACATCGCCCAGTTCCCCGAGATCGACAAGCAGATGATGGGCGCCGGCGGCGGCGACAACACCGGCATCACGGACCACATCATCGCCGACCTGCTCGAGCTCATGGAGAACAAGAAGGTGCGCGGCTACCGGCTGCAGGGCCCGCCCGGCACCGGCAAGACGCACATCATCCGCGCCCTGGGCAACAAGCTGGGCGTGCTGTTCCTGGTCGTCCGCGTCGGCGGCATGATGAACCGCTTCGTCGGCGTGTCCGAAGAGCGGTCCGCCATGGTGATGAAGATTCTCGCCGCGATCGGCGACGACCCGGTGTTCATCGGCGACAGCAACCGCGAGGCAAACATTCCCGCGGAGATGGACCGCCGGTTCAGCTCCGAGGGCAAGTACTACGTCGACCTGCCGTCGGCCGAGGAGAAGGCCGTCATCTGGCAGAAGCAGATGCAGGCGCACGGGCTGGCCCCGCAGCCGTTGCCGGAGGATACCCGCTGGAGCGGGGCGGACATCCGCAACTGCTGCCGCAAGGCGCAGGACCGCGGTCTCACGCTGGTCGATGCGGCCGCGATGGGCATGGTGCCCACGGGCATTTCCCGCATGATGGAGATCGACGCGATGCGTGCGGCGGCCAAGGGCTGCTGGTGCTCGGCGTCGTATCCCGGTCTGTACCAGGGCCCCCAGGACGGGGCGACGTCGTACGAACAGGTCGGTCGGTTGATGGACCTGGGCGGCGGCGGAGGAGTGGCAGAGGCATGAGCGAGTACCACAAGATGCAGACCTCCTTCGTTTCGGCGGAGGAGGAGAGCCTGGTCAAGGCGCTCGTGGACGTGGGTTTCGACCGGAAGCACATCGAGGTCCACGAGCAGGCCGAGAACCTGCGCGGCTACCGCGGTGACCGCCGCGTGCAGAAGGCCAACATCATCGTCCGCAAGGAGCACGTCGGTGTCGGTTCGAACGACATCGGGTTCGAGCGGATGCCGGACGGCAGCTACGAGATGCGGGTGTCGGAGTACGACCAGCACATCGACCCGAGCGCCAGCAAGGTCGGGATGTCGTACGACGGCAGGTTCCTGAAGAAGCTGTCCGGCCACTACGGCATGCACGTCCAGGAGAAGGTGATGCTGCGGAAGGGCTACCGGCTGCAGCAGACGATCCCGGTCAGCGCGACGAAGAAGCGCATGATCTGGGTGAAGTAGGAGGACGGGCATGAAGAAGGTCATCATCGAGGTCGACTTCGAGGAGGGGACGACCGAGTTCACCGTCGAGGGCATCAAGGGCCCCAGCTGCACGCACGAGCTGAAGGACCTGCAGGCGGCGCTGGGCGGGAAGGTCGTCTCGTCCCACAAGACGATCGAGTACACCGCCCACCAGCAGCAGAAGATCGGCCTGAAGCACTGAGGCAGATGCGAATCCATGCCACGCTCTCGGGCTCGCTCGCCAACGGGCCCGGCCGATCATTCGTCGTCTGGTTCCAAGGCTGCAGCAGGCACTGCGAGGGCTGCTGCAACCCGGAGACGTGGGACCCCGCCGGCGGGACGGAAATCCTTCTGTTGGATCTCGTCGATAGGATTCTCGCCACGCCGGACATCGACACGGTCGTCCTCTCCGGCGGCGAGCCGTTGGAGCAGGAAGGCTGGGTCGAGTTGCTGGTCGCGGCGGTGACCGACCAGCGGCCGGATCTGCGTTGGGTGCTGTTCACGGGATACAGTGCGGCAGCACTCCACCTCTTGATGGGGCCCGTCATGGGCCTCTTCGACCTCATCGTCGCCGGCCCGTACGACAAGACCTGCCCGCGGACCGAGGGCGACCCCCCGCTCCTGTCCTCGAAGAACCAGGAGCTGCGCTTCCCCACGGGGCGCATCACCCGGGAGGACCTCGAGGATATCCCCGAGGTCGAGTTCCTGTTGGATGAAAACGACGATCTGGTTCGTACTGGCATCGGCGTTCCTGGGCTGTAGCGCCCCGGTTCCCGACGTCCCCGACGGCGGGTTCCGCCGGCCGCTGGACCCGGCGACCGTCGGGTCGTTCCCCTGCGATTCGGGGGAGGACGCCTGGGAGGTGTTCTACCGCCGCCCGACGACGCAGTTCGAGTCCGACCGCTGTCGGGGGCGGTATTCGATCGACGTACGAGAGCGGTACTGCTGCAAGCCCGGGCGTGACCGCTGCACGCTCAGGCTGAGAGAGGAGAAGTGCCAATGAGCCAAGATTCGCGCAACGCGCAGGCCTCGGGGACGCCCGTCATCCTGACGAGGGACGGGAAGGATGCCGGGAACTTCTGCGCTCGCGACTTTGCGATCCTGTCCCTGGACCACGGCTACATCGACGACGACACCGGTCACCCGGAGTTCTGGCCCCTCACGGAGGCGGAGTCGGACTACATCAACGCCGAGGGCGCTCGGCAGTTCAGACCGTGTCGCGTCTGCTTCGATCGGAGCTTCGTCTACCACGGAGTCAAGTGGCTCGCGGCCGTCATCGAAGCCACGTTCCGCACGGAGGACGATGAGAACCCCCTTCTCCCCGACCGCGTACATGCCCTGATGCTGCTCGAGCTCATCCGCGACGACCTGCAGGGTCGGCTGATCGGCATCCGGCACCAGATCGTCTGCAGCGACACGCAGCTGGACCGGCACGAGCTCCGGGTGTTCTGGCACGCGGGGTCGATCCACAAGTACTACCAGGCCGAGTCGTGGCGGAGCGTGGTGAACCAGGTTGTCGAGACGACGGTCGAGCGGTGGGCCCAGCAATCGGTCCAGCGGTCGGGCGCCGCGGCGGAGTCGCCGTGATCAAGGAGGTGAAGATCCTCGCCGGCTACCGCGCGTTCCGGCTCCGCGTGTCGATGATCGGCACGCAGAAGACGATCTCCGGCGACCTCGTGAAGGAGGTCAAGGGGGAGGACGACAACGGCGGCAAGAAGGTCGCCCGGGACAAGTTGTCGCTCCAGAAGCAGTTCATCCGGAAGGAGTTCCTGGCGGACATCAACGCCCTGGACTCCGAGTTCAAGTCGACCTACTGGAAGCGGACCAAGCCCAGCCCGAGCGAGACGCCCGGCGAGCGCCAGCCGCGGTACGACGCGAACGAGCTGCTCAAGTACGTGAAGGACTACGAGCAGAAGCGCGAGGCCCTCGCCGAGGTGTTCGCCGACAACATCGGCGAGATCAAGGCCGCGGCGAAGGACGACCTGCAGAACCTGTACAACGACGAGGACTTCCCCAAGACGCGGGAAGCCATCCTCGACCGGTTCAAGATCCGCCTGTCCGACCTGCACGTCGTCATCATCGACGACCCGAACGTCCCCGCCGAGGTGAAGGCGGCGCAGGTGAAGCAGCTGCAGGAGACGCTGGAAAAGGCGGACAAGCTCGGCCAGCAGGAGAAGCGGGACGAGTTCATCGACGGCGCGAAGACGCTCCTGTCCGAGCTCCAGAAGGGCAAGCGCATCTACCAGTCCGTCGTCGCCGGCCTGCAGCTCTACTGCGCGGAGTTCCACGAGCAGGACGACCCGCCGCTGGCGCCGCTGGTGACGGAGGTCGGGAAGATCCTGGCGGGCAAGACCGCGGACGACTTCAAGAACTTCAAGGGCGACCTCTCGATGGCGCTCGCGGTGCTCGAGGACGTTGTGCCGCAGGCCGAGAAGCTCGGTCGCGTCATCGATGTCTAGTTGACGAACGGCCACAACCCCGATAGAGGGCTGCCGGGCCGGCGGCGTGCCTGATCAGCACGACGATCACCCTCGCCTCGGACCTCCCAGCGGGTTTCCGGCCCGTTCTTACCGCTGTCCGAGGCCTGGGAAGGGAGGTGTACCATCCACGAGGAAAGCATGGTCCTGACTGCCATCGTCGAGCAGCGGGATCTGGAAACGGCGAAGAAGTTGGGGCTCGACCCGGAGCACTTCGGCAACCCGCGGGAGCGGGCCGGTTACGAGTTCCTGCTCCGCTTCGCCGAGTCGCACAACGGGGACATCCCGACCAAGGACATCTTCATGGAGCGGTCGGGGTTCACCGAGTGGATCGACATCCCTACGGGTTTGGGGGTGAAGACGCTGGCCGAGGAGATCATCAAGCTCTCCCTGGCGCGGGAGTTGGAGCAGGCGTTGCCCGACCCGCTCGACCTTCGGAAGGACCCGCACAACGTGGGGCGCAAGGCCTACGAGCAGATGCGGGAGGCGCTCATCGGGCACGGGGACAAGTCGGTCGTGCCGGTGAGGCTTCCGATGCGGGAGCTGGCCGAGCGGCTGGAGAAAGGTCGTGCCGTCCCAAAGGGTCTGCCGTTCCCGTGGGACTCGTTGACCACAGCCTCGCTGGGCCTGATGGGCTCGGAGGTCAGCATCATCTACGGGCGCCCGGGGACGATGAAGACCTGGGCGCTGCTGTCGATCATCGCCCACCTGATGAAGGAGCGGACCGACCTGAACCTGATGCTCGTGTCCTGCGAGCTGCCGCTCAACATCATCTGCCAGCGGCTGGCGTCGCTCATCGCGGGCGTGCCCTACGAGCGGGTGCGCCAGGACAACATGAACGACGACCAGCGCAGCGCCCTGCTCCAGGTCATGGAGCTGATCTCGATGGGCGGCGCCGGCGAGTATGCCAACCTGCACCTGGTCGGTCCCGACTCCATCAAGGGGTCGGAGGTCCAGCGGAAGGTCGATCTGGCGAAGCCGGACGCGTTGTTCATCGACAGCGCCTACCTCGAGATGGACCCGAAGATCGACCCGGAGGACCGGAAGTCGCTGACCAAGGGCATCAAGCTGCTCCAGCAGATGTCGCGGGAGCACAAGATCCCCGTGGTCGCCACGCTGCATGCCAGCCGGAAGAAGTCCGAGCAGAGCAGCGGTGGTGGAGGCGGAGACGACCTGTACGGAAGCGACGTCGTCTCCCAGAGGGCGGACATCCTGTACCGCACCCACATCTACATCGACGATGACGACAGCACGAAGTTGCTGATCCACGTCGCGAAGTCCCGGGAGTTCCCGCTGGGTGGGCTGCTGATCAATCCGCCGCCGTTCGGGGACTACCGCGAGCTCATGTTGCTCAAGAACACCGCCGCGGTTGAGGTCGAGCTTCTGAAAATCGCCAACCGCGGCAAGAAGGCTCGGAGGATGACCGACAAGAGCGGCATCTCCGAATATGCAGACAAAACGAGTCGGAAGGAGGAGGACTGATGGCAAAGGTTCCGTTCGAGTCGTTGCACGTCGATCGACTGCCCAGCTACCGCCGCACCCAGGGCGACATCGTCGGGCTGTCGAAGTCCATCGCGACCGAAGGGTTGCAGGTCCCGCTGCTCGTTCGTCCCGTCCGCAGCCGGGTGGGCGGGAAGGACACGACGACGTACGACGTCGTCGACGGCCGGCATCGCTTCGAGGCCATCCAGGCCATCCGCGAGAGCGACCCGAAGGCGTTCGCGGAGGTCGAGGTCAAGTTGTACGAGGGCAACGAGACCGACGCCCTCGTGATGAGCTTCATCGCGAACGACCAGCGGCACGAGCACGGCCCGCTCGACGAGGCGGACTACCTCCGCATGATGGTCGGACGCGGGCACAAGCTCGGCGAGGTCGCCAAGCGGTGCGGCATCACGGCGTCCCGGGCCAGTCGCGTGCTGGCCGTCCGCAACAAGGCCCCGGAATCCATGCTCCGCGCCATCGACGAGGGGAAGTTCCCCTTCTCGACGGCCGAGCAGTGGATCTCCGACGGCTGGACGGAGGCCAGGCTCGAGTCCGCCCTGAAGCGGTACCTCGAGACGCTGGAGGCGGCGAAGGGCGACAAGGGCGCCAAGAAGAAGGCCAGCAAGGAGGCCGGCGCCTTCAAGGTGCTCGGCTACAAGCCGCTGGCCCTGATGCTCGATGTGCTCGCTCCGAAGGTGCATGAGAGCGAGTACCACAAGGGCATGTCGGACGGGATCGCGGTGGCGATCCAGAAGAAGGACGTGCCCAAGGATCTGCAGAAGGAGATCGAGGCGGCCAAGGCCCGCGTCCGCGGCATGCGCCCGAAGAAGGGTGCCTCCGCGGAGTAGGCCATGCCGGACGCCCCGACCATCTCGGTGAGGCTGCTCATGATGCTTGCTGGGCACGGGCAGCCGGCGCGTGTGGAATGGGCAGGCCGTTACACCTTCCTGGGCGTCCGGTCGTTGCTGGTCATTCGGAACGGGAGGCCCGAGCTCCCCCTGCCCGTGGAAGTCGCCAGGGCGACCGGTCAGCACTACCGCACGGTCACCCGGAATCTCCGCCAGCTCCAGATGTTGGGGATGCTTGACGACGGGGTCGTGGATGACCCGAAGGACGCCCGCCCCGACGCGCCGGGGAAGTTCTACGCCGAGTACGACTTGGCGACGCTCGCCGAGCTTACACGCCGGACGGGCAGCTGCCAGGCCGCCCTGGTGCTGGTCTCCGCCCTCACGTTCGTGCGACCCGGATCGCCGGAGGTGGCCGTCGACCGCCTGTTCCGGCACTCGATGGTCCAGCAGACCGGCATGAAGTGGAAGAAGATCCGTAGGTGGTTGACGCGCCTGCGGGATTTGCGTCTCCTTCGAGAGAAGGGCGACAACGGGTATGGCGAAACGTACCTGTCCCGCCCGAAGCCGAGGGACCTGAGGATGGAAGAGTCGAAGAAGAAGGCCGAACCGGAGGGGCAGGTCGAACCGGAGGGGCAGGTCGAACCCGTCGCCGCGGCGTCGGAGCTCCCGCTGGAGGCCGTCCGTGCTTTTGATGACCTGCCGCTGCAGGCGCTGCGGGCACAGATTCTGGAGATGAAGCGGTCGGACGACCTGTCCGTGACGAACGCGGCCAACATCCTGATCTACCGCTACAACGAACGCGTGGCGAAACTCGTCCGGGTCCGCGACGTCCTGGAAGCTCTCCCCCCGGACGCCGCAGCAACCTTGCGCTCCCGCTTCCGGGACTACACGGACGAGCAGATCGACCTGCTCGACTCGTTCGAGAGCTCGACCGCGCTGCGGGAGTCGCTACAGCGCGATCTCACGCCGCCCGAGAAGGCGTTCTACCAGGTCCGGTTGCGGCATCTGTCCGACGCACGGCCGAAATCGATGGCCGTGGTGTCGGTGGGCACCTATCAGGGGAAGCCCGAGCCGAAGAGGACACCGCCGGACGAGGTGTACCATCTGAGCCGCGATCAAGCGCGGACCTGGGACACCTTCATCCGGAAGACGTGGGAGGCGACGTACAACCGCTTGTGGGCGCCGGCGAAGGCCGTCTACACGGTGGCGATGCGGAAGAGCCTCATCAAGCTGCGGGAGGAGTTCCACAAGGTCGGGCGGCTGCCGCTGCATGTTGCCGAAGAGGAGGATGCCGTCCGGCGCAAGCTGGTCGAGATCATCGAGGAGGCCGGAGAGGATGCGCGTGAAAACCCCCGCGCCGAGAGGGTGGGGTTCACACCAGGCTGGGTGCTGACCTACTACCGCATCCAGCTGAAGAAGGGAGTCGACGAATGAACGCCAAGGAGTTCCTGGTCGAGTACAACAAGGTCTGCGAGCACATCTCCGACGAGATCGCCCGGCTGCAGAAGGAGCTCGAAACCCTGCCCGGGGGCGAACAGGAGGCACTGCAGGAGCTGGTCGGGGCTGCGCCGATCGGCTGCCTCTACCTGTCCACGTCGCCGGCCGGGGAGGCGGTGCGGGACAAGCACCACATGGCCCTGCTCACGTTCCCGATGGGCGGCGACCACGACACGGCGCTGTCGCCGAACGCCATCTTCCTGGCCCGTCTCTTCTCGGGCATGGAGCCGCAGAAGGTGCTGGCGGTCATCGAGACGGTGATGGTCAGCTCGGTCTGGGGCATCAAGGCCGACCCGGTCGGCCTGGGCGCCCGCGTCGCGATGCGGATCCTGGAGAACGCCCACGCGGTGGCCCAGATTCGTTCGAAGGAGATGGAGGCGATGATCCGCAAGCACCTCGAGAGCCAGAAGGCGGCGCAGGATGCCGAGGTGAAGCCCCCGGAGGAGAAGGGGTGAGGGTCATCGGGTTCCTGCGGGCGGGCGAGATCGCCCTGGTCCGCCGCAAGGCGGCCGCGTACCCCGTCGACCGCGACCAGCTGGAGAAGTTCTCCTTCGGTGACAGCAGGGCGATCGCCCTCGAGCTGGGTGACCAGATCCAGGACGGTGCCGACTGGGCGTTCGAACGGATCGTCGTTCCGATCGACATGCAGGAGCAGTTGGAGCTCGAGCGTCGGAACGATGTGGCCACCAGGATCGAGAAGAAGGAGCTCGGCACGGAGCCGAGGGCGAGGAGCAGGCACACATGGTGAAATCCGACACGACGCCCGGGTTGATCGTCGCCTGGACGAAGTTCATGGCCCTGGTGATCCGCCGCGTCGGCGGCGCCTCCAAGAAGGTGAAGGTCCTGGGCATCACCGACCTGGGCAACGGGCACGTCGGCATCCAGCTCGAGAAGGAGGACAGCGGGCGCTACTTCCGCGTCCCCGACGGCGTGACGGAGCTCGACGCGGTCCGGGCGCTCACGGCGATGTTCGAGGCGCTTGGCATGCGGGAGAAGGCGAAGTTGGATCCGGACGAGTACCTCCCGGAGCCGTAGGTGTCCCGGCGTGACAAGACCTGGTACTGGCGGCACGTTCGCTGCGACGGCTGCGAGCGGGCGTGCCGCTACCGGGACTTCCGCCCCGATCCACCGATCCCCTCGTTCTACGAAATCTACTACTATCTCAAGGTCAAGATCGAGCAAGGGGACTCTCGCTACAGGTACAAGAGGCGTGGTACTATCCTGGGCATGATGCACGCGCAGAAGCGGGCATCGTGGGAGGAGGCGACGGAAAACTGTGCCTACCAGAACCGCAAGTCCGGCCACGCTCCTGAAGGACGCGCTGAAGAACCTGGGCCAGGCCCAGAGCCGCCTGTTCGCTCTGAAGAAGAGCTCGAGTAGGCCCGTCTCTTTTCCCCGCGGCGGTCCTCCCGATCGGCCTGGCGCCTTCTCGCAGACCGCGCTGAACGAAACGATCGCAGCCCACCGGCACGTCGCCCTGGCTCTTGCCGCTCTGGCGAAGGTCTCCGGCGGCGGGGTCATCGGGGGCGGGGACATCTCGGGATAGATGCGCCTCGACCCGGGGCGTGCCGTGCTGGGAATCAGCGTGGCAGTCCTCCTGTCCTTTGCAGTCGGGGAAAAGCTGATCGAGTACGGAGCGATGCCCGCTTTCCTGGGCGTCGTTCTCACCCTTGCGGCGGGGCTCGTCTGGGCCTCCCGCTGAGAAAAAAGGAGAGCCATGGCAGGAAAAAAGCCAGGGGAACCGTCCCCCGAGATCGACGGCTTCCGTCGCATGTTCGATGGGGCGTCCGTCATCCTCAGCCAGACGCAGCAGATGGTGAAGAAGGGACTGCTGGCCAGGGACGTCATCGCCGGCCCCGACGGGAAGCCGATGGTCGTCCTCTTCCGGGTGCGTTCGAACACCCCACGCTGCGACCGCTGCCACGAGCCGACCGCTGCCCGGCGGGTGCGCGGCGGCTTCCGCATCAGCCTCAAAGCCGCCGGCGAGGACGAGCACCTCGAGTACAGCCACCTGTGCGGCTTCTGCCGGCTCCAGTTCGTCGAGCTGGCAAAACTGACCCGGGCGCACGTCCGGGCCACCCTCGAGACGTTCCACCGGTAGGACAACAGGGTCCCACCGACTAGGACAATAGAGACCCTCACTAGGACAACAGAGTCCCTGGGACCCTATTGTCCTATCGTCTGTGTGGGGTAAACCAAGCGTAAGTCCTCTGTATTTCGGCGCAGAGGGGTCCTATTGTCCTACCAAGATCACGAAAACGTGGCACTAGGACAACAGGGACCCCCACTAGGACAATAGGGTCCCACCGACTAGGACAACAGAGACCCTTCGATAGGACAACAGAGTTCTCAGAGCATAGAAGGGTCCAGAACTGCCACCACAGAAGCGAGAAGTCGTCGTGTAGGAGGGTGTAGGTGAACAGGAAGGACGCGAAGAGGGCGCTGGTGCTGGGTCGAGCTGCGCTCGACCCGCTACTCGTACCCGTCGTGGGAAGGTGGGTAGGGAGGGGAGTTCGAATCGGTCAGGTACTCGGTTTCCTCCGGTACCTGATCGGAGTTGAGTTCGGGGAAAGCGTGGTTCGACTTCCACCGCTGGGGCTTCCGTTCGTGAAGGACGGAAAGCTGACCAGCCGCGGATCACGATTCCTGGAGGAGGTTCGTGCTGCCATCAAGAAACTCGAGCGGATGCACGCGCGTCCGCTCGTTCACCAGCTACTCCAGGTGTGGTGCCTGCGAGCCAACGTCGAAGCCGCAGTGGGAGGTGGTCATGCCGGTCTACGAGGGGAAGTCACCCCTGTGGTACGTCTGGTTCCTTCAACGAGATGTCCCACAGGATTGGAGCAGGGTCTGCTGCCTGTGCGGGAAGAGGGGAATCCCCTCGGAGAGCTTCCTGCACGAGTTCGGCAGGATTCTCCTCAAGGGGGTGTTCGAGAGGCGGGCCATCACCGACGACCTCACGCAGGCAAGCGGTCGCGTCCTGTTCCCGTACCACCCGCACCTCGAGGACGGGGAGGAAGCCAGGGCGATCGTCGCGTTCTTCGGGGACCGGGAGCTCCGGGCCTGCGCGGCATGCGCCGCGCCCGACCCGTTCGCTGAGCTGGACTTCGATTCCGGCGAGGAGACCGACCCCCTGTCCCAGTTCATGTTGGAGGACGATGATGAAGGATAAGCCGATCACCGACGCGAGCGCCCGCGTGTACGTGGGCAACTCGGTGTCGCGCATCCTTCGCGGCGAGAAGGCCTCCCGCTCGGTGCGGGTCGTGGCCGGCGCGTGCATCTTCTGGGCGGTCACGCTGATGCGTGGCTGCGGGTTGAGCGAGCGCCGCTTCCTGCTCTGGGTGAGCCGGATCTGGAGGCGGATGGAGAAGGAGGAGCAGCGATGAGCAAGAAGTACGGTTGCCCGCACTGCGGGCACGAGAAGGCCCGGGCGAAGGCGACGCTGGGCGGGAACATCGAGGTCCGGTTCAGCGGCCCTGATTCCGCCGACTACGAGGTCAACGAGGACTTCGAGGAGTCGTTCGAGCCCGAGGAGGTCGACGACGTCGAGGACTCGAACGGGTTCACGTGCAGCTCGTGCGGCGAGGACTTCGAGGACCCGGTCCTGATCGTCGACAAGGACCACCCGGCGTACCGCGTCCAGGTGAAGGTCGCCTTCAGCGTCTTCGGGAAGAAGATGTCCGAGGGCACGAAGGACCTGTGGGTCGAGGAGCAGTCGCCCGACATCGATCAGCTGAACGACAGCAGCCTGAAGTTCTGGGTGACCGCGAAGGACATCCCCACGCTGCAGGCACTGCTGAGGCTGCTCCGCAAGGTGATTCCGACGACGTCCACCCAGGCGTACGAGCTGCTGGACGAGTTGAAGGACGCCGAGAAGCCCGGCTAGTGGTGGAGTCGGCCCAGGAGAAGGACATGGCGAACGGCGCAGTGAAGTTCCTGTCCGGCCCCCGGGGTGAGATCTGGCTGTTCGTGCGGAGCGGCCGGATACCCGGGCGCGAGTTCATCGAGTCGGTGCCCGAGGTGCTGTTCAAACGCTTCGAGCGGTCGTGGCAGCGGTTCGCCAGAGAGGGGATGGGTTCTGCGTCGCACGACTCGTTCAAGCCCATGGGCAACGGCGGGAAGGGCCTGTGGTGTTTCAAGGAGCACGACCATCGGCTGTTCGCAACCCAGGTTCCCTACCCATCGGGAGCCCCGACACGCCTCGCGATCCTGAGCGGCTGGGTGAAGGACAAGTCGATCTCGCGGGAGGAAGAGCGCGAAGTTCACAAGGCCCAGCAGCTGCGGGGCGAGTGCCTCGCGCTCAACTGGCTGACCATCCGGGAGTGGGATCCGGACCCGATCGAGGCCGAGCCGCAGGTTCCGGCGCCTGCGCCTGCCTGCGAGGCGGCAGAAGAGCCGAAGGCCGACGAGGAAGATTCGAAGGCTGGCGAGTACGTGAAGATCCAGGCCCTGGCTTCGCTCATCGGCGTGCATCGCACAACGCTGACCAACTGGATCAAGAACGGCTCGTTCCCGGCGCCGACCATCGACCTGGGGGCCGGCCCGAACGGCGGCAAGGCGTGGCCCTGGTCGAAGCTCGATGATCTGGCTGAGATCGCCGAGAAGATGGTGGCTGTGAAGAAGCCCGCCGCGGTGCCCGTCCCGGTCGTGCCGGAAGCGCCAGGTGCCGATGAGCGGATCGAGGCGCCGGCGTTTGCCGGGCCATCGGCCCCTCCTATGCCCGCCATCGAGCCGTCGGTTCCGGAGGCCCCGGTGTTGACGCGCTCGGAGCTGATGAAGCTGTTCACCCGCTGGGTGGACGGCGGTGAAGAGCCGGATCTGAGCGACCTGCGGAAATCCGTGGGTCGGTATCGTGAGCGGGTCGACGCGCTCCTGGTGGCCCAGAAGGCCGCCGAGCGTGAGCTCGAGCAGCTGCTCGGCGAGTCTTGAGGGAAGGAGGTCTGATGCAGCCGAAGTTCCGAATCGGTGACGTGGTCCTGGTCCGGGGCCGGATCGAGATCGAGTACCAGCCTGTTGATGGGAACCGAAACAAGGATCAGCGCACCATCAAGCGCGTCCCGCTTCTGGAGAGCCTGTACTACCGGGCCGCGGTGACGGGCGCCAGCGTCCGCTGGGAGGGCGTGAGTACCTACTACGGTGAAGGCCGTTCGTTCCGCGGTCTCAAGGCGGTCCCGATCTGGCTGGTGCGGCCGGCGATGCGGTCGGTGGAGCGGCCGGTGTTCGAGGAAGACCTCGAGATACTCGTGCCGGTGGAGTTGCACAACCACCACAACCTTGAGCTCTACCCAGGCCCGCCGTTCTTCAACACCCGGACGGGGGAGCTGAAGCGGCCGAAGTCGCTCGTGCCGTGGATCTCGTCGAGCCAGCTTTACCCGATGACGGAGGCCGAGCGGTCCTCCCTGCGGGAGGAGATGAAGAAGTGGCCCCGGGATTCCAAGGGAAGGTGGTTGAAGAGCTGATGGAAGGAACCAAGGTGATCGTCGGGGCCCGGAGAGCCCGGGCCGTGTGCGAGTACCTCCTGTGGCGCAGCTGCTGGTTCGAGATGACGCCGTTGCCGGACGACCGGTACGAGTTCCGTGTGAAGTCGGAAGAGGCCGCCATCTTCGATCAGGCCGAGAAGGACAGGAGCCAGCCGCAGATCGAGGACGAGGCAGCGACCTACTGGGAGCGACGGTTCAACAGTGTCGAGTTCAACTGGCCCCACATCGAGACGTTCGCGGCTCTGGTCCATTCCGCCAACGTGGTTGCCTGCAGCGAGTGTGGGAACAGGACGATCCCCACCTGGGGAGAGATGTCCGAAGCCACCAAGAAGATGGCCGTCTTGTCGGCCAAGCTCATCCTGGATCTGCTCTGGCAGCGTTTCGGGATGCTTGGCCTGGCGCCCGGCGAGTACCAGTTGGAGGACGAATGACCGATCGTGAGCTGCTAATGGAGATGCTCCGGCGGGCGGACATCCCGTTCCTGACGGAGCACCCACATGGCTGCCTCGGCGAGCATATCGTCATCCAGAACGATGATGTCGAGCGGCATCGCGCTGCCGTGGGCAGCGAAGGCAAGCCCTGGCAGCCCGAAGAGGCGTGGCCGGGAATGTTCGTCGTGTTCCAGTTCAGCGCCGGCCGGCTGGTACACGCCTATGCGACCGAGTAGGAGGAGCAGACGATGAAATGTCCGTTCTGTAGCAGCAAGAACATCTCCGAGCGGAAGCCGATCCAGAAGGCAACGCAGAAGAAGCAGTGGAAGCGGGTTGAGGTGGCGCTGCCCCGCAACCGCTTCCTCTGTGCGGACTGCAAGCGCGTGTTCCGCAACCCCGCATGATCGACAAGACGAAGCGCAACATCCTGTTCGTGGCGCTCGTGCTTTTCGGCTCCGGCCTGATGCTGACCTGCGTGGCGTTGGGATTCGTCTCCAGCGACATGACCCGGATCGCGCAGGAGAAGGAGCGGTACCGGGATCAGTTTGTCGAGTGCCGGCCGGCGCGTTCGGTCGCCGAGACGCGCGTCGAAGAGTTGAAGGCGGCCCATCTCCGGGCGCTGAACGACGTCATCGAGTGCCGGCGGTCCACCGTCGTCATCGAGGCCAACCTGGATGGATGCTCGCGGGATCTGCGCCAAGCGGAGGACAAGCTGGATGAGCTGAAGGGCCAGGGCTGCCCGCCGGTCGACGCCGAAATCCCCGACGCGATGTGCATCGACTTCAACTCGTCCGCGCCGGCCACGTACTTCAACATCCGGGTGTCGTTCCACGTGCCTGGACGAGGTTGGCTGGCGACGCCCGACTGGACGCCGAACGGGCTCAGGTTCGACTACAACATGGGGATGCACCTGGGCCCTGGCGACCGCAACTTCCTGCGGCATCGGGGTGGCAACCCGCTGTTTGACAGGATGGAGTGGCGGTCCGACCGGCAGGGCAACATGAGCTACCACGTCTTTCCCCAGGGCAGCGACGCGGATATCGTCGTCTGCAGCGAGCTGCTCTGGCAGTTCATCCAGGAGCCGGGAAGCCTGGCTCCGGAGGCAGGAGGACCAGAATGATCGACCAAAGGACGCTCGACGGCTTCTGCGGGACGGAGGCCTACTACAGCCTGCGCCCGCTGTTCCCCAAGGTCGTGCTCACGGACGGGGCGCACTACGTCGCCGAGAAGGGCGGGAAGAATGGCGCCTTCTGGCTGATCAACGCCATCGCCAGCCAGGTCGAGAAGGCCGCGGCCGCGGACGAGATGTGTCGGGACTTCCAGGTCTGGGAGCTGAAGGTGAAGGCCAACAAGTCGGCGCTGCTGACCTGCATCCCCGACAGCGACAAGAAGCCCGTGGTCACGCAGAAGTTCGACTTCGTCGACTTCGATCTGCCGGAGATCAAGCTCTGGGTCGAGCCGGGCGAGGTCGGTGGGGAGCCCGTCTGGGTCGTCCTCCTCCCCGGGGAACACTGATGAGCACCTTCGACGACGTCCAGGACCCCAAGTTCGTGGAGGCCTTCATCCAGCAGCTCGTGCGCCGGCCGTACGGCATTGCGAGCGCGGGCTACTTCCCTTCGCTTCTGCACGCGGACCCGCGGCGTCGGGCGTCGGTCTACGGCACCCTGTTGAACGAAGAGGACCGCGAGATCAAGCTGGGCCGGGGGGACGAGTCCGTCATGTGGACCCTGGCAGTCGGCCGCGTCGCGTTTTCGGTCCTGGGTCCGACGCTCAATCCGTACACCTGGGAGAGCGAGGTCTTCGACCGTTTCCTGGGGCGCATTGGGAACAACGGGCAGCGGTTCCGTGACGCGATCGGGTTCTTCGAGAACCTGGACCCGGCCTGCACGGTCGGGATCGGGGCGACCTACAAGCTGCTCACGTTGTGTGAAGAGTCCGCGGCCTGGAAGTTGGAAGTCCTGAACCGGCTCCTGCACCGCGGGGTCCACGACTGCTGGCCGCTGACGTCGTCGACCAACATGATCATCTACGCCAAGGGGCTGATGGTCGCGGCGGCGACGACGCCGGATGCCCAGAAGAAGGCGTACGACAAGATCATCGCGGACGCTTTGGCCGAGGAGAAGGCGCAGACGGAGAAGGCGCCGCCGAAGTGGCTGGTGATCTCCCGGTCACCGAAGGGGATGATGGCCGAGGTGGTGGTGGCGCCGTCGCCCGAGACGGCGCTCGCCGCGGCGAACTACCCCGAGACCGGGGCGTCGACGGATCGGGCGGTACTGCCGCTGGACGTTCTGAGCGAGCTGTGGGTCGGCATGCTGGGCAGGTCCCAGCTGCCGGTCCTGGTGTGGCAGGAGCCGCTGTCGAAGAAGGCCCCGCGGCTCTACCCGAAGGTTCAGAAGTGGCCAGGCCGGGAGTCGTTCGCCGGGAGGAAGCTCTGATGGTGCGGTTGAAGGTCCTCGTCGACGGGGAGCCGCTCGGCGCCTCTCCTCGCAACAGCGTGAAGGTGATCGTCGAAGGCCTCGGCGAGGGCGGGAAGGACCAGGTCCACGTCGGTTGCAGTCACGAGGGCCTGACACTCGATGCTGTCCGGGACGACGAGATCGACAGCACGCAGTATTCGATGTGGGAAGAGATTGCCTCGCAGATGGGCGATCTCGACCGCTCGCAGGAACCCGATGACCCTCTCTGAGATCGAGCGTGCCGCCCAGAAGGCGGGCATGCAGACGCGGTGGCACCCCGAGGGCGGGCTCGAGATGCTCGCCTCGGGGGCCAACCTTTATGCCGACCCGAGCGGCGAAGTACGCGTGCTGGTGCAGGCAAGCCGGAGGGATGGCGAGCTGGCGCTGCGCGACCTCATCGCCTGCGTGACGGGCAAGCGGCCTCCGAAGCGGTCGGAGCTCGAGTCCGTCCGCAAGCTGGCAGTGAAGGCGCTGATGGAGGCGCGAAAACGACATGGCTGACGAATACGATGACCTCGAGAAGGAGATGCAGGGCGGGAAGAAGGCGAAGAGGGCGAAGGCACAGCGCAAGCCGACGCCCCCGCCGCTGCCGTCCGACTCCCCGATGCGCCAGGTGGTGACCGACGACCTGTTGGGCACCCGTCTGGTCCTGCCCCCCGGCGAGCCGCCGACGAAGGATGAGCTGGCCCGGCAGAAGGAGGTGCTGGACGAGGCGGCCGGTTTCCACGAGGCCCTCACGGGCGTGGAGACGGACTTCCGCGCGTTCCTGTCCGGCAAGGTGGCGGGCAACCAGCAACTCACCGTGTTCCAGCGGGCGTGGCTGGACGCGTCCGGGTTCCAGCTGCGTCGGGCCCTCGAGTTCCTCGGGGTGGCGATGCGGGGCAAGGTCTGATGGAGGTGACGGATGTCCGCGACGGGTAGGGGCAGGGAGCGGGACGAGCACGACTTCTACGAGACGCCGGCATGGTGTGTTCACCGACTGCTCGAGGCGGTGCCGCAGCTGCCGGGGGGCGCATGGCTCGAGCCGTGCGCCGGCAAGGGGGCGATCATCCGGGCGGTCAACGAAGTCCGGAAGGACCCCATCCACTGGACCGCGGTGGAGATCGATCCCAGCCACCGGGACGATCTGGCTAAGGCGCCCTGCGACCGCCTGCTCGTCGCCGACGTATGCGGCAGCCTGGCGGTGAGCCAGTTGTTTCTCCAGGTGTTCGACGTGGCCATCACCAACCCGCCGTACCGGCAGGCCCAGCGCATCCTGGAGATGCTGTTCAAGCGGGCGGAGTGGATCGCCCTCCTGTTGCGTGTCGGTTTCCTCGAGGGTCTGCAACGGAACGCGTTGCTACGGGAGCACCCGCCCGACCTGTACGTGCTGCCCAACCGGCCCAGCTTCAAGTTCCATGGCACGGACGCAACGACCTACGCCTGGATGGTCTGGCCGCCGGAGGAGACCAGGTCCCGCGTCCAGGGACGGGTGTCCGTGCTGCCTCTCACGATGCAGGAAGACCGGAGGCGCATGTAGAAAGGAGGGCCGATGGGCCTGGAGTTGTCCAAGTTTCAGGCCCTCCTGCTCAAGATGAAGGAGGAGGGCCGTTCGGTCGAGAAGCTCGACACACGCTTCGCCTCCTACTTCAACTCGGGGAAGGAGGCGCATGTCCACTTCCCCGATGGCAAGATCGCCTACGGCCGTGTCGAGTGCCGCTTGTACGAGGCGAAGTGGCCGATGTTCACGCTCTCGGTCCTGAACCAGCTGACCCACACGGCAGATATGTCCGGGTCTGGGACTGAGATCAGCTATCTCCACCTGTGGCTCGACTCGAAGTGCAAGATCCTGCCGACGATGGAGGAGCTGGACGAGGTCGTCAATCTCGGTGACCAGACGGACGCCGACTGGGGCGCGATCGACGACAACCCGAAGAAGGCCTTCTGGCAGTCGATCACCTCCGGTCGGATGGCGATGATGAAGGCGCTCGGCGGCACGATCCCGGAGAACCTGGAGCAGCTGGTGGACGAGTTCGTCAAGGAGTCGGTCTCCCGTGGGATGACCGGCCTGGGTGACCTGCCCAAGAACTCGCTGTTAGGGCTGTGGAATGCGTTCCAGCACAAGAAGACGGGCACATCGGTGGGGTGGGTGACACCGAAGGTGGCGCCCTTCTACAACCGGGTGAAGTCGTCCGGGGCCACGAACACCCCCGAGCCCGAGTTCGTCTACGCGCTGATCGAGTATTGCCAGACGTGCGGCATGGGAAGTCGGGACCTGTCGTTCTCGTGGCTGCGTAGTGTCTACGACGAGTGGAGGACCAGCGACTCCGACGACGTGGATGAAGTCGCGGGCAGTTTGTTCCTGACGCACATCCTGTTGGCCAAGCCCACCCCCTTGGGTGAGGGCACCTACAACCTGGAGTACCGGTGGCGGGACTCGCTGGGGCACATCCGCGAGTACACCTGGAACATCAGCCTGCGCCACTACGAGCTCTGGCAGCGTTGCCAGTACCTGCTTGGGATGCCGGACGTCCCGACGCCCGTCGACTTGATGGACCTGATCACCTACTCGGTGCAGTCGGTGGACACCGAGTCCCTGCTGGTCACCGGGTTCTCGGTTCCGGAGCTGATCGATCGCTGGCTCAAGTGGAAGGGCGAAGTGGCAAAGGCGGTGGAGAGCGGTGCGTCTTTGCATACCGAGTGGTACGACTGCACGCAAGACTACGACGGCTACGACAACGTGGCGTTCCATCGCCGGCCAAAGGTGAAGATCGACGGGCCGTACGAGGTCGCCGTTTCCTACGTCGTGGAAGGGGTGATGAAGTTGTCTTCCGTCTTCGTCGACCGCCGGGTCTTGACGCTCTTCTACTGGGCGATGTTCCGGGACGTGTACCGGATGGACATTCACCCCGTCAAGTTCCTGAACTGGTGCCGACTGGTGGTGAACAACCTCGGCCCAGGTATCAGCAACTACGCTGCCATCCCGAAGGGCGTGCTCGAGAAGTGGTTGGCGGAGTTCGACATCGGCGGCACCTTCTTCCAGATGGTGCAGTCGTATGCGAAGGGGTGGCTGGGGGGCGGCGTGAACCCGAGCAACCCGTTCCCCGGTGATGCGGGGGGCACGTCGTCGGGCTGGAGCTGGGTGCTGGGGGCCAAGCCGTGGGTGTGGAAGCCCGCGTTGGACTGGGTGCCTTCAGCCCCCGGCGACGATCGCGAAGTGCGCCTCAACCGCGGGGATAACAAGTTGTGGATGTACTCACAGAGCTTGGCCGATTGGTACGACGCGAGCGTTCTGAACGGTTTCGACGTCTTGAAGGAGAAGGCGTTCTCGACGTTCGTGGTGCCGCCCAAGGACACGATCACGTCGGCGATCAACAAGGAGATCTTCAAGAAGACGGCCGTGCCGGCGGAGTACTTCCCCCCGAACTATGTGCCACCCGGCAAGATCTCGGGTTCGCTCGAGGTGCAAGGGGTGAAAGCGGACTTCGTTGCAATCGACTATGGCCCGAGTTTCGAGCAGGATGAGCCCGAGCACGAGCAGGAGCCGCCGCCGAAGAAAGGAAGGCTGATCGACCTATGAGCAAGTCACTCGAGGCTGCACGGAAGGCGCTGGCCGAGAAGGGACGCAGCGTCAGGAAGCGGGAGAACATGCTGGACCACCCGAAGGTTCAGGACCGCATCCTGGAGTTGGAGAAGCGGGCACCTTCCGCCGTGAACAACTACGCCCGGGCGATGTCCGGCGAGAGCCGCACGGCGGCGATGAAGGCGTTCTGCTTGGAGTGCGTGTGCTGGGTGCGGTCCGAGATCCGGCTCTGCACCAGCCCGGCCTGCCCGTTGTACCCCTACCGTCCGTTCCAATCCGGCGATGATGAGAACGTCGATTCCGAGGAAGGAGAGGGCACGGCATGAAGAAGCCTGTCTATTGCCCCCGTTGCAGGGTGAACATCACGCAGCGAAGCTGGCGGATGGTGGTCCCCGATGACAACTCGGATACTGCCGCCAAGGCGAAGAGGAAGACGTTCAGGGCCGGCTTCCTCGAATGTGGCGAGTACCGCTACAGCTCGTACGACTACGAGACGAACATCGACCTCTACACCTGCGAGTGCGGATGCCGCTTCGGCATCGACGAGGCCGGCGGTTGATGACAGCGCGGGAGCAGTGCAGCGGCTGCCCGTACAACGGGCAGTACAAGTGCGCCCCGCCGCAGGATCCGAGCGTGCCCTGCCCGCAGCGGGCGGAAATCGCGCAGAAGGAGCAGCAGGAGCGGCGCATCGACCTCGAGCCCGTGGGGGCGGAGGCGTTCTGGTCGATGCCGGGGGAGACCTACGGGCCCTTCCTCTGTTCGCTGAAGGAGGCGATCGGCGGGCCCATCATCGAGTACTGGGCCATCGATGAGAGGGACGTCCGGTACAAGGGGCGTCTCGGCCTGGCCCACCAGGTCCTGGCCCACGCCTGGGCAGGCGCCCGCGGCCGGGCCAAGGAGAAGTGGGGCCGCGGCCACTGGCAGATGCAGGTCCGCGAGATCGGGACCGGTATCCTGATTGCAACCGCCGCATTCGGCAGGAAGGAGAACTGAGATGGGAGCTGACCTGTGCGGGTTCCTGCTCAAGGGCCCGGCCAAGCTGCATAGGGTGAAGATCCGTCAGGCGAAGAAGCTCTACACCGAGCTCCGGATGCACCTGGGAGGTTCGACGGAGAAGTTCAAGGAGTTCCTGGTCCAGTGGGGGAAGGCCACGAGCAGCTCCGCCGCCCGGTGCTACGTGACTCTCGGTATCGGGCCGAAGTCCGAAGCAGATGAGCTGGAGGAAGTTCGGGAGAAGGTGAAGCAGATGCCGCCCAAGCTCGTGGACCGGTTCGTCGACATGTGGGCCAACGGCGACTACCGGGACATGGTTCGCCGGGACGACCCGGACGACAAGTCCCAGCAGCTGCTGTTCGTGGGGGAGAGGACCTGCGGGGACGGGCCCGACGATGACAGTGCCTGGGGCTTGGCTGCCCTCATGGACGATCTCGGCCTGCTCACCGTGATCGGGGTGCGCTGATGGGCAAGGAGAAGAAGCCGGAGCGGGCGGAGTGCGCCGACTGTGGCAAGGTGTTCAATGTCCCCGCGAACGCCGTCATCCCCGATCTCGAGCAGCGCACCGAGCCCGGCGGGGAAGTGCCTGCCTGCGAGTGCCCCGAGTGCGGGGCCTTGTCGTACCTCGTGAAGGAGAAGAAGGGGGTCGTGAAGGAGAAGAAGGGGGCCGTGAGGGAACCCGAAGGCTCACGCCAGCGGTTCACGCGGGAGGCGTTCCCGTGGCCCGGGTGCGTCATGTGGATCGGGCCGCAGGGCTTCATCCCCATGGACAACAACCGCGTTGCGGTGATCGAGCTGTCCGAGCATGGAACCCACGACCACTGGGAGGGCCTGCTCGTGCGGGTGATCAGCAACCGCACCGGCGAGATCGACCGCAAGTACTTCGCGTTCAGCGAGTACCTGGAGAAGAAGGACCTGGCCGAAGGGTGCTTGTGCGTCCTCGGCTACTGCGGCTGGGAGTGGTACATCCGCGAACCGAAGACAGCGGCACCGATCGTGGACGCTGTGTTCCTGTACCTGGCCCTGTTCGATCCGACTTTCGTAGTGCCAGGGGGGGTAGGCTGATGGCGAAGAAGCTGTGGAAGCACACGTTCGTCCTGTGGCTGCCGAAGGAAGAGCCTCGTGGGCTCTGCCGGGACTTCGCCAGCCTGGCGGAGGCCGCAGGAGGCTACGGCTACCGGCTCCGTGTCGAAGAGCAGACCCGGAAGCAGGTGATCCTGGACCGGAACGCGCACGATGACGTCGCGGCGCTGTTCGAGGAGGGCTGATGGTGGAGAAGAAGGACCCGACGCAGGGGGCGATGTCGATCCTGGAGCACGCCGCCCTGTGTGGCTTCGACTTCCAGCGGAAAGGCATCAGGGACGGACTCCGGTGGGAGGGCGTCCTGGCGGACGCCGGGATCACCGTGGTGCTCTACGGTGCCGGTGCGGAGCGCGAGGTGGAGCTGGAGAGCGAGGCCGCCGCGGCGATCGCCGAGGGGAAGCAGAAGCTGGTGGACAACGTGGCGATGGGCGCCGCGATGGCCGACAGCTACTTCGAGGAGATGATGGGCAAGAAGGTCGACAGGACCGAGCCCGCGCCGATCCCCCCGGCTGACCGCGAGTCGCAGCTCAAGTGCATCGGCTCGTCCCTGATCATGGCGGGGTTCAACGGGATGGGCCTGGACGACGTCTGGTTCCTGCTGGACGTCATCCCGGAGCCGACGCTGAAGATGCCCGCCTGTTGTGCTCGCTGTACGAGCGGCGAGGTCGACATCCGGCTCGCGTTCCACTCCCCCGGCCCTGACCGGGAGAAGGCGAAGGCCAACGTGCGCCGCAGCTTCGAGCTCGGCCAGGCGATGCGGGCGATGGTCGACTCCGGCGCCCACGTGACGCTGGGGATGGCGGCCGGCTCCGGTTTCATCCACGACGACGCGGAGGAGGGCTGATGGGCAAGAAGACCCAGCCCGTTCGGGGTGAGATTGTCCTGCCGAGTTCCTGGAAGAAGCTGATCGACATCGTGTTCCCGGAGAACCTGAAGGGGGTGCGGAAGGGTCCGGCCCCCAGGGACGGGAGCACCCGGGCGTACTACGATGATACCCGGGAGGCTCCGGCGGTCAGGTTGGACGATGGGGCCTTCGTGTCCGTCAAACTCTGCTCGGGTCAGCACAACTACTGGGGCTCCTTCGAGATCAGCTTGGACGGCCGGCTCATTTTCGAGTCCGTGCCCCTCGATGGGTGGCCTTCCTTCCTGGAGGCAGAGACCCCTGAGGGGACCACATACCGCATCAAGGTGGTGTGGCATGAGGAGGGCTAATGGAGATTGAGACCAAGCGGACCATCCGGTTCGAGGGGAAGCACTGCGGCGCCGGCGGCAAGGACTGCGAGTTCGAGGGGTCCAACGACCAGGACACGGTCTGCGGTGCCTTCCAGATCGATCAGGGAGGCGCGGTGCTCGAGGGCGACCCGGAGGATGACGATGCCGGGTTCCTGCGGTGCAAGGAGTGCCTCGAGTACTACGGGAAGGATCGCTGATGGCCGTGTTCAAGTATGTCGGGCGGGTGCTCCGCATCGACGCCTCCGAGTGGTACCAGCGCAAGGACTTCATGGACTGGCTCAACTCCGGCAAGCCGATCGCGACGTGGCACCGGAAGGGCGAAGTCCCAGGCGAGTACAGCGACGTGTTCATTACGTTCGACCACGAAGAGGGGTCGGACCGTGACAGCATTCCCGAGGATGTGTGGCAGGAGATCTGCCGCATCGCGAGGGAGCAGCACTTCGAGGATGGCCTCGTCTGGATCGCCAACCTCGAAGACTAGGAGAGGACATGACGAAGAAGATGCAGGCCGAAGAGGTGGAGATCAAGTTGAAGCCCCTCGAGCTCTGGTATACCGCCTTCGATCTCGTGGGAGAGGCCCCTTTCATTCCGGGGAAGCCGCGGGCAGCCCTGGCCGATTTCATGCGTGCGATGAGCGAGCGCGGCAAGGGAGAGCCCTACCCTCCCAAGCCGGCCAAGCTGGACCCGAAGGATGAGGCGAAGGGCTGCCTGCATCTGACGGGGGACAAGAAGCACCCGTTCGGGATCCCTTCGGGTGCGTTCCATGGATGCTTCGTCCAGGCGGCGACGGAGATCCTCCACCTTCCGGCCGAGAACATCCGGCTGTTTCGCGTGCCGAGTGGGGTGTACCCGATCATCTGTGAGGACATCGAGATGTGCAGCAAGGACATCGTGTTCCGTGGGAACAAGGACAAGAAGGAGGAGACGCGCACCCACTTCCCCGCCACCGTGTACCGTCCACACTTCAATCCGCCGTGGTACACGAGGGTGACGGTCATCCACAAGCCGGACGTCGTCAGCCTCGATCTCCTGGCGAGCATCGTGCAGCATGCCGGCCAGTTCATCGGGTTGGGTCAGGGGCGCCCGGGACGGGGATGCCACGAGGCCAACGGCGTTTTCACGATCGCCGGAGCGAAGCGCCTGGTGAAGGAAGGCTGATGGCCCAGGAGAAGAAGGAGATCATCAGCTACGAGGAGGACGTCGTTCAGCCGGGCCAGCTGCCGGAAGGGGCGACGCTCGTCGGTTACCAGTCACGGACGCCGGTGTACACCGACGCGCAGGCTATGCTCTACGGAAGGGCGATCGACTGGTTGAACACCCAGGCGAACGGATCCGTCGAGACCGACCACATCGTGGCGGCCTGGCGCGACGGCCGATTCGATGGTGAGCCCGTCCCCGCGTGGGTGAAGGAGAACCTCTCCGTCGGCTTCACGGCCAACCGGAGCGAGGCGGCCGAGAAGCAGTGGAAGCAGGAAGCGCGGCTCATGGCCCGGGGCTATGCCTGGGTCGTGAAGATCAAGAAGGTCCAGATTGTCGTCACCGGCAATGTGTCGGTTCGGACCTCGGCCACGAGCAAGAAGTCCTACCAGCACACGGTGGAACGGCTCCGCAGGCGGAACACCGGCACCCTCCTTCTCCGGGAGATCATCGACGACATCGAGGGCCTGCTCAACAAGTACGAGAACAACCGCAGGGCGGCCGAGCTCCTGGGAACGGTGCTGCCCGTGCTTCGCACCGCGCTCACGCGGATCCGGAACCGGCTCAACAGGATCCTGGAAGAGGCCGCGTAGATCGACGTCCCCTCCCCGAGGGGCCCGCTGATGCGGGACTCCGGCATCTCGGGGAAGGCCTCAACAAGGCAAGGGCAGGTGTGGCCCGCCTAGTTCCGGCAAGCCCGCGGGACCGACCGTGGTTTAGACCTCGGCCGGTCCCTCGGGGAGGGGACGTTCTGGATCACAGGAGGGGCCCGCTGACGTGGGACTCCGGCAAGGCTGGTACGGGCTCCACTAGTCACGTTTAGGCGTGGCCGTGCTAGCAAGGTTAGCGTCTCGGATGCGGGATCGGCTTCGGCCGGTCCCTCCTGTGATCCAGAAGGTGGTTTCCAGCAGGGGCCCGCTGACGTGGGACTCCGGCATGCCCTGGATCGTTACGGCTAGCTGCGACAGGAATCGGACTAGCCTCTGACTGACGCCACCAGGTCGCAGGGATCGGCTTCGGCCGGTCCCTGCTGGAAGCCACCATAGGAAAGGAGAAGCACATGGCTTGTGGAGATCTTGGATTCGCGACCATCGAGGACATTCTCAAGAAGCTCGACCCTGAGCTCTGGAAGAAGCAGCGGCTCTGCCTGCTGGAGCTATCGGGCCGGTTCCGCCGCGCCCAGATGGCCCGGGGCGTGGAGTACGGGACGCCGGGGCCGGAGCTGATCCAGTTCAGCAAGGACGATGACGACTGCATGGAGGGGCTGACCAACTTCCTGGACGCGGTCACCGACTACCTCGCCGACGTGAGGGGCCGGAAGGAGTTCCTGATCATGGAGTGCGAGAAGTGCCTCGACACGGGGCACATCTCCAACGACATCCTCTGCGACTGCGAAGAGGGGAAGAAGCTGGCAGGTGGAGGATGACGAACATGTTTGGCGCCAAGCAGCGCGGCCGGCGTGGTTCCCTCGCCCCGTGGGTCCAGAACATGCCCCTCGAGTTCCAGGTGGGGCTCTGCGCCGCGCTCTGTTCGATGCCGCCGCGGGAGCAGTTCGTGTTCCGCACCGTCTACATGTTCGGCTTGACGGCGAGTCGGGTGGCGCGGATGGTGGGCGTCAGCCGCGAGACGATCGCCCGCATCCTGCGGCAGGTCGACCGGCGCATCGGCAAGGCGCCATTCGACATGAAGCACGTGGCGCCGCCGCGGGTGGCCTGGGCCGAGTTCTTGCCCGGCATGCGCCCGTGGGATAGAAGGAAGGTGTGCCGCTCCGGGAAGCCCTGGTGAGAGCATGACTCCGGAGGAAGCCAGGGAGGACGGACTGGTGCAGGTGACCCAGCAGCTGTCGGCGGACACGATGGTGGAAACGGTTTACGGGTCCGTGTCGGCCGTGGAGTGGTGCTGTCGCGAGGCGACCAGGTTTAGCAGGGCTGGTCGCTATGCCGTCGTTGCGCGTCGAGCGGTAGGAAGACTGCAGCTGCTGTCCGTCTGGGCGGCAAGAAGAAGTGGGCTGACTTCCGGAGCTCGCACGGGGGGGAGAGACGACGGGGAGGCGTCGTTGGCGGCGGCAAGAAAGGGCCTGTCGGACGGGATCGACAAGGAACTTCGGCACTCCAGTCAGGAGTTCTACAACGCCGGGTTGCATCAGCTGTTGACGCCGGTTACCTTGATGCGGCCGTGTTGCTGTGTGCGATGCAGAACTACGGTGTCCGCCGAGCGTCTGGAACAGCATTGGGTGCTCCACACCCAGCAGATCGATTCGATTGGGGCACCGGGCAGTACCCGCTGGTGTCCGCAAACGGTGCAGGCCCACGGAATCTTCGGGATGACGGGCCTCAAGGCCGATCCCCGGAAGAAGTGGTAGAGCCATGGTATCCGCGGGTGGAGCAGACCAAGAGGAGGTTTTCGGGATGGGATTGGAGCAAGCAACTCTCGACGCGATTGCCAAGGAGGAGCTCGAGCGGATGGACAAGACCGTCCGGAAGGGGGTCCAGGAAGTCCGGAAGAGCGGGCCGCTCACCTTCCGGAAGATGATGTCCATGGCGATCGTGATGCTCGAGGGCGTCGATGAGCTGGTCGCGAAGATTCTCGAAGCGGCCGAGAAGGAGGGCATCAAGCCGGCCTGCAAGGACTGCCACACGGGCAGCTGCTGCACCATCCCCGTGGTGGTCTCCCCGCTCGACGCGCTGATCGCCACGGCGTACCTGGACTACCACAACCTGCTCAAGCGCGACTTCCTGGAGCAGTGCCGGCAACGGCACGACGAGCAGGCGAAGGTGTCGCACACCGAGTGGTACGAGCGGCGGGTGCCCTGCCTGTTCCTCCAGGATGGGAAGTGCTCGATCTACGAGGCCCGCCCGACGTCGTGCCGGGCGTACTACGTGCGGGCGACGCCCGAGCAGTGCGAAGCCCACGACCCGGAGATCCACTGCCTCGACACCACGCTGGTGAAGATGCGTGCCGCGTCGATCGATGTGGTGCTTGGCATCGCCGGCAGCCTCGATCTGGGCAGCACGCCGACGACCACGCTGCCGGGTGGCATCTGGGCGCTGGGGCGCAACTGGTACACGCGGGAGACGTGGTCGTCGTTCCGCAAGCGCATCGAGCGCGACTGGCTGCCCTATGAGGTGTCGACGCCGGACCAGGGGGCGCTGTCGAACAGGATGCGCGAGCTGGCCCGCGAGCGGTTGAAGGCGACGGAAAAGGAGACGGGGGAGGAAACGGAGAAGGTGAAGTGAGCACGAAGCCACGGAAGACGATTCGCTACGCTGAGCTGGTCCGTGAGGCTGCCGGGCGTGTCCCGCTGGACCAGACGATGGCCGATTGGATCCCGCGGGCGTTGGAGTACTGGCTGTGCCGCCACCAGATCCGCGCCCATCGGCGGGACATCGTGGGCATCGTGGACGACCTGAAGCGGTTGGACTCAATGCAGGAGAACGGTCAGCGGCAGGTGCTGACCCGGTTCTTCCACCTCGAGATGTCCCGGCACTCGAACGAGATCCAGTCGCTCGAGAAGCGGCTGGCCGAGATCACCTCGTGGGGCTGGCCCGGGGTGGACGATCCACAACGGTACCTGTTTGAGACCTGGGTCGAGAACCACTGCCATCGCTGGCTCGAGCTTCCGGAGAAGTAGCGGATGGCACACCTCGACCTGGCTGCCCTCCGGGCCGCATCCCGGCGGTCCGAGGTGGGGAAGAGCACGGGCAACGCGCTCTACGTCCACCGGCTGTCGATCCCGCGGCTGCCCACCGAGTTGCGGTTCTACGTGACGGGGGCGTTGAAGCTGGCGCTGCCCGAGCCAAGCCCGCCTTGGAACGTGCTGAAGATCCACCTGCACCAGCCGATCGTCAGCTTCCTGTGGTACCCGCGGTTTGTCGACCACTCCCACCCGGCCCTGTTGCACTCGACGATCTACAACCTGGCGACGGGGAGGAAGAAGTTCCACCGCGAGGCCCAGGAGAACCCCAGCATCCTTCACCGCAAGGAGCTGATGATCGGGAAGGGCGATCCGCGCTACGCGGAGTGGGCGTTGCTCACGGCGAAGGAGGAGAAGCTGGGGTACTACGCGGACCCGCCGCACATCGGCCGGCGCCGGGGGTGGGAGCGTGCGATCCAGAATGCCAAGGCCGAGAGGGCCTGCAGGAGGGAACCGTGAGCCAGTACTGGGTGACTTGCGACATCTGTGACGGGGCAGGGAAGCTGGAGGACGAGTCGGGTGACGATGTCCTGTCGATGACGGTCTGCCCGCGATGTGGCGGTACGGGAAGGCTCCCCGTGCCGCCGGAGCCGCAGTTGCAGACCGTGGTCGTGCCTGAGTCCGGGTCGAAGCGCCAGGGCGGCGTGGGGTCCGAGGTCTGATGGGCACTGACTTCGGCAGCCTGCGGGACGCGAAGGAAGATGCCGCTCAGCATCGAAGGGAGACGGGACATGAAACGTACATCACCGAGAGGGGGGCGTTCTGCCGGTCGTGCGACTACCATTTCCTCGCGCTCCAGTATGGGGAGATCTCCCTCGACGAGAGCGCGGAACCGGCTGATCGACGGGGTTCGGATCCGGACGCTGGGTGACCGGCACTGCTCGACGAAGTGCCCGCTGTTCAAGGACACCGGCGACTGCGTCCTGCTCACGGGCACGAAGTGGTGCCTGAGCTGCGAGTACAAGCGGAAGACGCTCGTGGGGCGGGCGTACTACGTCCGCTGCAAGCCCTGCCATCGGCTGGAGCGGATTGTCATCCGGCGGGACCTGGGAGAGAAGGGGTAGGGCCGATGACCGCGCTGACGAAGGAACGAACCAAGGTGGCGAAGTGAAAATGGCTGCGCGGTATCGCTGCCGTGCGTGCGGTCACGAATGGAGCGGGGAGGCTGGCTGGGCGACATGCCCTGTCTGCGTTCTGGTCGATCCGAACATCGCAACGTGGAAGGATCACTACTGCGACTGGCTGAACTACAATGCAATGTTCGGGGACAAAGATGCGGCAGAGAGCGCGGCGGACTGCAAGCAGTTGCGGGTGGCCCGATGACGCTGCCGACTTGGGTCTTCGGTAGTGCGCTGGCAAGATCGGTGTCGTTCTGGGTGCTGACGTGGCTTGGTATGGTGACGAGCGTGGCCGGCGCGTGGAATGGCGAGTTCATGACCTGGGTGTTCTTCAGCGGGTGGCCTGTGTACGCATACGGTTGGACCAGAATCGAGGACGACGAGGAAGAGATCGTGGAGGAGGTCGTGGAGATGGAAGAGGAGATGGACTGGTGACCACGCTGACGAAAGAACTCGTGCGAGCAGCCCGCAACATGATGGGCAACGTGTCGTGCAACGCGCTAGGCGCTGGCGGTGCGGTGTTGCCAGTGTCGGTGGCGGACCTGTGTGACACCTGCGAAGCCCTCCGTGCCGAGGTGTCGCGGCTCGCCGGCATCGAGCAAGAGGCGCTCGGTGCGTTTGCCGAGAGGGACGAGATGCGGAGCTACAGGGACACGTTCCGCAACGAGTACCACGCCGCCACTGCCCGCGCCGAGAAGGCCGAGCGTGAGCGCGACGAGTTGTCCGCATCGCTCAGAGAAGATCACGAGAAACTGTGCATCGAAGAAACGCTGCGTCAGAAGGCGGAAGCCGATCTTTCGCAATCGCGGCAACTCTGCGTTCTCAGGTCGAACGCCTCGATGGAGTGGGAGACGAAGTGCAAGGCCACGATGCGTGAGCTCGACGAAGCCCGCGTTCTCTATTGCTGCGAACGTGCCTCGAACGGAACGAGCATCTACGGTGAGGGCGACCAGTGTGCATGGAACACGCCGCGCAAGGTGTGCGATCAGACGTGGCCGGATGCGACTGACGCGCTGTTCCCGGTGGAGGGCAAGCCGTGACGCTGGCCGTCATCCTGCTGGGGGTCGGCGTGTTGTGTCTGTCTGCCCGCGTGGAGATCCTCAACGCGCAGGTGAAGCATCTTGAAAACTGCGTCCGCAATGGATGGCGGTTCTAGCGTGGAGGAGGGCTGATGCCGAACACCAACTGCCTGGCAGGAATCCGCTGCCCCGAATGCGGGCAGGAGAAGTACTTCCGTATCCGCGGCGTGGCGTGGTTCAACTTCCACGACGACGGGGCGGATGAGTTCCACGAGGTCGAGTGGGACGACAAGTCCGGCATCATCTGCCAGGAATGCAACCACGCCGGCACGGTCGGTGCGTTCCAGGAGAAGGGCAAGAAGGAGACGGGATGAAGAAGTACGACGACGTGATCGGTCCTTGCCCCGTATGCGGGCGCAAGAAGCACTGGTACAACGGCGTGCCGCTCAAGGCGTTCTGCTGGGGTGCGAGTGGGTCTGGTGAAGAGGATGCCGACCATGGCGAGGCGTCGTGCGTCGTTCCCGACCCGCTCCAGCCCTACGGGAAGGTCGGGACAAGGACGCGGTGGCGTATCGAGACGAGCTACAAGCGTTTCCGACACGTGGCCAGGATTCCGGTGAAGCCGAAGGGTGGTGTCAAGAAGTCCCACCGGAAGGTGAAGGCGGGTTGATGCGCGGCCGGAAGCGGCGGGTGGAGATCGCCGTTGGTCGCATGGACCACACCTGGTACCTGGAGACGGTGGAAGTCGTCGAGAGCAACCATCGGATCATGTTCATGAAGGCCCAGTCCAAGGTGATCCAGCAGCTCGAGCGAGCGAAACGGGAAGTGGCCTTCGTGGCCAACTACGCCATCCTGCCCCTGGACGAGGAGACGTGATGCGGGACGACGATGACCCCCCCAACATTGCGGAGCTGCCTCTTCCGACTTCCCCCGAAACCGACCTCGTTTTCCTACGGCTGATCCTGCAGGAGATGGCCGATCAGGCGGTCGGCGTGCTGGACGGCATCCGGGCGCAGAAGGCCCTGAACACGCTGCCGCCCTGGTCCGACGTGGAGGTGCCGCGAAAGGAGCGCCTGGCGGAGCGGATTCGCTGGGGGGAGAGAGCATGTCGGCACTTGGAGACGGCGGTCAACAAGGCAGGCAAGTACTTCGCGTCGTTGAAGGGGCGCCACACCGGCACCCCCCAAGGGAGGAAGGGATGAACAACAGCAAGCTCGGAGAACAGCTGAAGAAGGTGTTCGGCCCCAACGTGGAGGTCATCAACTTCAACCCGGACCCCGTCAGCACGGGGCAGGACACCTCGGAGGACGCCCGGATGAAGGCGGTCGACGAGATCAACGCGAAGCAGGCCCAGCGGGAGGCGCTCGAGAAGGAGCACGACCAGGTCTGGGACGTCACCGAGATGCAGCGCGATTTCGAGGTCGAGGGGTTCATGGCCCCCTACGTCGTTGTGCGCCGGCGCTCGGATGGCAAGCGGGGGACGCTGACGTTCCAGCACTGGCCCCGCTTCTATTGGGGTTTCCTGGAGGATCGGTGAAGAAGTACCTCGTGGTCTCGGCGGATTCGAGCGACGACGAACTCTTCCTGGACTACGTCGTGGCGGACAGCCGGGAGAAGGCGAAGGCGTTCATCGGTGACGTCCGCGGCGAGTTGACCGACGGGCACCTGGCCCTGGACCAGGGTCTCGGCTGTGTCCTCTCGTCGAAGGACCTGCGGCGGATGGCGAACACCCTGGACGAGCTGTCGATCGCGTGCTGGAGCAGGTGATGGAGTTCTGATGCCGATCAAGCTGAACCGGGTGCTGGTCGTGGACGTGGAATCCACCTGCTGGGAGGGTGATCCACCGTCCGGTCAGGAGAGCGAGATCATCGAGGTCGGGTTCTGCGTCCTGCGTACGTCAGACCTGAAGCCGGAGGTACACGGCACCTACCTCGTCAAGCCTGTCGTGTCGAAGGTCAGTCCGTTCTGCACGAAGCTGACGACGCTGACGCAGGAGCTGCTCGACCGCGATGGTGGCCCGTTCGCTGCCGTCTGCAACGACCTGCGTGCGCTCGGATCGAAGAACATCACCTGGGCCAGCTACGGTGACTACGACCGCAAGATGTTCGACAAGCAGACGTGGCATACCAAGGCCAAGTCGAAGTGGGGGGCGGAGTATCCGTTCGGCCCCCGGCACATCAACGTGAAGAACCTGTGTGCGCTGATGCTCGGGTGGGACCGGGAAGTCGGAATGGACGAGGCGCTCAAGCGCCTGGGCCTGCCGCTGGAGGGTACGCACCACCGGGGCGGAGACGACGCCTGGAACATCGCGGGCATCCTGATCGAGCTGCTCCGACGCGGGAGGAAGTGATGCGCTGGCGTTGGGGCGAGGATCCGGGGCGCGTGGAGGGTGCATGGGGCTGGGACTTCCACCTGCACTTCTCGCGGCGCCCGGCAGATGACGGTGCCGAAGGGGAAGCTGCCGGCGGCCCTACGGCAACGACAAGATCAGGAACCTCAAGGAGGTGGCCGTTCGACCCGTCGTGCGCCTGGAGTGGCGAGGATGCGGGGAAAGCGAGGAGAGGAGATGACCTGGAAGGCCGATGAGAACGGCAAGTGTCACGCGGGGTGCCCGGCGGGGAGCGACAGCAAGCGCAGCGGGTACTCCTATTGCGGAATGGTGTTTGTGCTGACTGGTGACCTGGAGGCGCCACCGAACTGCTGGCACAAGCACGGCGAGGACTGCCCGTTTGCCACCATCGTCTCCGGTTCGCCGCTCGCCGCAGAGGTGGAGCGCCACGAGGCGTTGTGTGCGAACGCGACGGCCGAGGTTGACCGCATGGCGAAGCGCGTCACGGACCTCGCCGCCCGCGTTGAGGTGTTGGAGGGCCACGCCAGGGGCGTGGAGCCCGAGGCGGGGAAGCAGGAAGGCGACCAGGCGCGAGCAGATCACCACGATTCTCCGTTCCTGCGCGAGGGTGACGTGGTGCTCCTCGGTGGCCACCCGGTGCAGATCGGACCGTACCACTACCCGTCAGGCGACTGGAACGGTGCGATCTTGGTGAAGGAGCCCGTGGGATGACGACATCGCAGGTCCGTGTGCTGACCGCCCTGGGGTTCGGTGCCCTGTTCACCATCTTTCTGGCCGCGGACTGGGTCGTGACCCGTTGGCGGAAGCGGAAGCCAGCATGAAGACCAGCGAGGTTGGTTACGACTACCTCGACCGGGCCGGCCCCTGCCCTGGTCCGTGCCTGGACTGCCTCAAGCAGTGCGAGCCCTCGTGCGAGACTTTCGAAGAGCGGTGGCGTTGGCTGCTGGAGGTGCGGGAGGGACGTCTTGCCCGCTTCGTGGAGCTGAGCGCCCCGCAGGCATTGCTCGATGGTGCGCGGAAGCTGATCGAAGAGGCGCAGGAGCAGCTGCGGCGGCTCTTGTCGTGAGGAGGAAGCGATGAAGGTACTGGTGGTGTTCGACTACCCGAAGCTGGAGTACGCCGACTCTGAGGCCGCCAGGATCGTCTCCGACATCCGGGAGAATACGAAGCGGTGGCAGGAGGAGGAGTCCGCCGACGGCTGTTGGGTCGAAGACGCGCTGCGCCCCGAGGTGCTCGAGTTCGCGAAGATCATGGAGCGGAAGCTCCGCGAGAACAACGAGAAGGGCGGCTGGAAGACTTGCAGCACGTGGTGGCTGCTGGGCCGGGCGCACGAGGAGCTGGTTGAGCTGCGAAATGCGCTGGACAGCTGGATGGCGAAGAGGGACTTCTGCTCGGGGGACAGGATCCGCCGGCTCGCCGCGGATGTCATCGAGGAGGCCGCCGACGTGGCGAACTTCGTGATGATGATCGCGGACGTGGTGAAGGAGCGATCGTGAGCACCCTCCGTTGGAAGGACGACCTGGATGACGACGGGAAGCCGTGGCGCTCCCGGCTCGAACTGGTCTTCCCGCGCCGGCCGTGGCCCCGCGATACGGAGTGGCTTGCCAAGATCACGCGCCTGCGCGGGGTTCCGTCGACCGGGCAGCCGGAGACGTTCCACTTCGACATCGCGGGCGGGCCTGGCGGCTTCCGGCGCACCATGCGCGGGGCACGCGCGGTGTGCCTGCGGTGGTTGCGCGTGCGGTCGCAGCAGATCATCGAGGCGCTGGGCGGGAAGGTCACCCCGCCGAAGGGGAAGAAGCTGTGATTGGGAGGCGCAGGGAACGGCACCGGAGATCTGCAAGTGCGCCGAGTGTCCGGAGTGCAACGCGGCGATGGAGTACAGGCTGCTGGGCTGCGACCGGGGAAGGGACGGTGGGCCGTGACGAAGATGCTGACGCTGGTGTTAGTACTGCTGAGCTCCTGCAGCTACCAGCCAAGGAGGAGGTGACAGATGAAGAATGCGGTCTGGAAGTACCCGCTCAGGCCTTCGCCGGATGACCGGGGCCTGTGCCAGATCGAGATGCCCAGGGGGGCGGACCCGCTGACGGTCAGCTTCGTGACCGGCGAGGCGTGCCTCTGGGCGCTCATCCCTCTCGATGCCGCCGGCGAGCCGCATCCTCTCAGGGAGAAGCGGACGTTCCGGGTCGTGGGGACCGGGTGGAAGGTCGACTACGAGCTCGGCCGGTACATCGGCACGTTCTTCACCCCGTCGGATCCGAACATCGGTCCGCTGTTGGGGATGCCGTCCATGCTGGTCTACCATGTCTTCGAAGGCGGAACGTGATGAGCAGAACACGCCTGGTACTCGTGGTGGACGAACACCGCTTCCCGCTGCGGCTGAAGGACTGCTTTCAGCTGCTGGACGACATGCGCCTGCTGGGAATCTTCCCGTCTCCCGGACCGCTTTCGGACTTCCCGCGCATCCGTATTCTCAACCTCGGGCCCAAACAGCCCGGAAAGGGGAACCCTGGTGGGCGATGAGATGAAGCAGCTGTCGGAGCGGGCGCGGATCCTCCTCGTCCAGCTGTTGGGCACGTTGTTGGACAACAACGTGCGGCTCGATTCGGTCATCAAGCAGCTGAGAGATCTTCCGGACGCCGAGAAGGCAGCGACCCAGCAGTTCCTGGACGCCAACGGCGGTATCTCGATCGTGAGCATGGCGATGGCACCGCCGTGGATGCTCGAATCGATGAACCGGAAGGAGTACGGGATGGTGCTCACCATGTTCCTGGGCGAGCCGAAGGTCGAGCAGTGGGCGCTCTCCCTGCTGGAGGCGAATCCCGATCGCATGCTCAGCTTCGCGCTCACCCTGGTCCGCACGATGGTCCGCATCCACGGCCCGGTGTTGATGCACGATCTGATCGCCCACGTCCACGAGGTGCTGGTCGACCTCTACGACCAGTCGTCGCGGCTGAAGACGATCGGCCAGACGCTGTTCGAGGCGGCGAAGGCGGCGAAGCTGGCGGAGCTGACGGACGTAACCAAGAAGAACAATCCGGATGGGGTGAACTGATGAAGGCCGTCTGCCCCAACAACCCCGACCACGACAAGTTCCGGACGGTCGTCCACGAGCTGCACGAATGGACCGTGGACGCCGCGGGCAACTACCTGGAGAGCGGGAACGAGTGCCTCGAGACGGTTCACGGCCCTGACGCCGGCAACACCTGGACGTGCGCCTACTGCCATGCCAGGGCTGTGGTGACGCCGTGAAGATCGTCCTCAAGGCCATGTCCAAGCCGCTGTACGAGGCGGCGAAGCGGGTGATGTCCCGGTTCATCACGATGTCCCGTGAGCAGCAGAAGAAGGAGGAGAAGGGATGAGCATCCTGAAGTTCTACCGCGCCCAGGTCCAGAAGCTGATCGAGCACGCCGAGAAGTCGAAGAAGCACCGCTGCGGGTACGGCGAGAAGAAGGGGAAGCCGGGGCTGTTCCTGGTCCACGACGATGGCATCTACCTGATGTCGTCGGGCGAGCCGCGGCTGCTCGAAGACCCGGAGACGAAGGACAAGAAGAACGCCCGCTCGTTCGTCGCGCAAGCGCAAGGCACGGACCCGAAGAAGGATGCCGATTGGCACGGGACCGCCCGCGAGCTTGTGGGTGGCGACGACTTCGCCGAGCGGCTCAGCCTTCTGACCTGCAAGGACTGGCTGGGCAAGAACGCCGGCCGGACGTTCGTGGAGCTCGAGTTCTCCGAGACACAGATCAAGTTCGTCGGCTACAGTCTGCCGGAGTCGAAGGCAGCCCCGGAGCCCGCGTAGGGCTGGGAGGAGGAAAAAATGACGCGATTCATGGTGCTGTTCGTGCTGCTCGTGACGTTCGCGGGTTGCTCGAAGGATTGCCCGCCCGAGAAGGTGTGCGAGACCTGCCCGGAGTGCCCGACCTGCCCGGCGTGCCCGGTGTGCGAGGTCTGCCCGACGTGCCCGGCGCCGGTGGAGGCCGTCGCTTCGGGCGTGCTCCTGACGACGAGCCGGAGCGGTCCGGAGACTTTCATGTCCTCCAGCGCGGTTTTCCGCAGCGGCCACTGGCGTCAGGTCGGAAAGGCCACGCAGGCGGGACCGGAGTCGCCCGAGGGGGAGTTGGCCGCCGACTTCGTGGGCATCGAGATGCTCAAGGCCATCCGGCGCAGTCCGATGAACGTCGGCACTGTAGCCGTGCCGGACGCGGACAACTTCCTCTGCCAGCAGCGGGCGAAGACGATGATCTGCTGGGTGTCGGGAGAGACGGACCCCCGCAAGTACCTGTTCGTACAGATCACCGTCACCGACTTGCTATCGTCCGACCGCTAGGGTTTCGGTACCGATGCCGGTCTGCCCATTCCGCTGCGGCGAGTGCTGCAAGCACGACGAGTGGGTCTTCCTGTTCAAGGAGGACATCCTCGAGTACGGCCGGAAGCTGCGCGAGCAGACCGAGGCGGGTTGGACGGGCACGATCGAGGAGGCTTGGAACAGGCCCGAGTGCCTGTTCCTTCGTGAGGGCGGCTGCCTTCTTCCCAGGAACAAGCGGCCGTCCATCTGTCGCAACTACCTCTGCACACGGGCCATCGACGCCCTGAAAGAAAGGAGGAAGAAATGCCCGGGCAAGCCATCACGGCCCTCTCGGGGCGAAGCGTCTGCATCACCGGCACGCTCATCTTCCCCCGCGAGATGATGGGCAGGTTCCTGAAGCTCCATGACTCGTACCTGGACGACAAGCCGCGGTCGACCTCGAGCCTGCTCATCGTGGGGCGCAAGCCGGGCGCCGCGAAGCTGACCGCGGCCAAGAAGCGGGAGTCCATTGTGCTGACGGAGGCCGAGTTCTGGAAGCAGTGGATAGCGCCGAGTCAGCGCCCGCCCCTGGTGACGCTGTGCCTGGAGGAGCTGATCAACTGGGATCAAGCCCGGGCGGCTGCGACGGACCTCCCCACGACGGTCGCCAGCATGCTAGGCGTCGGCGAGTTGCCCACCTGGATGCGGGACATCTACCTGAAGCACGCAGCCAAGTACAAGATGCCCTCTGCCAGCGCGAAATCGGTCATCGAGGCGGTCACCGGGCAGCAGGACAGCACCACGTTCGCCGGCTTCTGCAAGGAGAACGGGATCAAGCTCCAGCTGTACTCCACGAGCCAGAAACTCGCGATGCTGAACATCTGGGGGGCGATCAAGGACGACCCCATCCTGGTGCCGTCCGACGTGGTGAACGCGGTGTTGCAGACGGCGGGTCCGGTCAAGGCCAAGGTCACGCAGAAGAAGGGCGGGGTTCTGGGCCAGAACCAGATGGACGAGTTCGTCAAGGCGTGCTTGGAGGACGGCGTGAATCTCGACAACTACGATGACCCCAATGTCGAGGCGATGTACAAGGTCTGGGTCTCGCTGTCGTCGGAGTCCCTGTCGACCAAGGCCGTGATGAAGGTCGTGAAGGCCGCGGCGGTGCCGAAGAAGGCGCCGCTTGACAGCATCGACTTTGCGAAGAAGATGCTGCTGGCTGACCCTGATGAGCCCGACGAGCCGAAGAAGTCAAAGAAGGACGAGCCGCCGCCGAAGGGGCGGCTGATCGACGTCTAGGAGGAAAACGTGATACTCATCCGCGCGGTTCTCGGTATCGTGCTGGGACTGGTCGCGCTTACGTTTGGTCTCAGCCTCGTTCTGGTACTGCCTGTGTGGCTGCTCTGGAACTGGATCGGGGTCAGCGTGCTGGGCGGTCCGGCGCTCACGTTCTGGCAGGTGTGGGGCACGTTGCTCCTGTTCAGCCTGCTCGCGGGGGTCCTGCGTACGAAGGTCAGTTGACGTTTCGGACCATCCCGGATAGGGGGCATGTCGGAAGGAGAATCCGACATGAGCGACCCGACCCGAAGGCAGCCCGGCATGCCCCCCATGGGGATGGAGAAGGTGGGACCTGTTGGCGGGCGAGTGATCTCGCCCGAGAAGGCGCAGGCCATCGAGGCGATGGCGGCGCAGGCGGCGCAGTCCACCGAAGCGCCCCCGCCCGTCCCGCCCGAAACGTCGCCCGAGGAGAAGGACGACATCCTTCCGTCGAAGAAGGATGCGTTTGCCAGCTTGCAGGACTCGATCCGGGAGAACCCCTACGGCATCAAGGACGTGGAGTTCGCCCGGCGGATGTCCTACCTCGATTCGGAAGACCGGCGGAAGAAGATCGAGGCCCGCTGCGACCCGGTCGAGCTCGACTTCACCGACTACATCCTGCGCGGGGAGTGGCGGCAGAAGGTCTACATCTGGGGCCCGCAGGAGAAGGGGCGCCCGGTGGTCGAGTTCCGGTCGACGCACGTCGACGACGAGCTGATCATCCGCGAGTACCAGGCGGGCAAGTACTCCGGCACCAACAACTCCGACCTGACGCTGGCGCTGCTGACCGTGGCGGCGAGCGTCGTGCGGATCGGGGACAAGGTGTTCCCCGAGCTGCCGGCGGGCGACTGCGACTACGAGGCCCGGAAGAAGATCTTCGCCGAGTGCGTCAAGATGGCGAAGATGAGCTGGGTCATGCTCTGGGACATCTACATCAACGTCCTCTGGTTCCAGGGTCGTATCCGGAGGGCGACGTACGGGGCCGACGCGCCCTTTTGATCGGTGGATGCGGACGCGGGCCGGGTGGGTCCTGGCCAACCTCTTCTTCGACAGGACCCCCCGACTGCCTCCGCTGAGGGATGGTGCGGCATGGCGGATTCTTCTCGCGGTGCAGGAGGCCCGGAACGAGGCGAAGCTCCTGCAGGTGTTGGTGGGGGTGGAGTCGCACTACGACTCGACGGGACGGCAGGCGGCGAACACGTTCCAGGAGTGGATGGAAGCCCGGAACCCGTCGCTGGGGTCGGACCGGAAGCGGAAGGACGAGAAGACCCGGGAACGCCTGGAGCTCCTGTACAAGATGGGGCCGGTGAAGGTCGCCCCTGTGCGGTCGTCGCTCTTCCAGAGCCGGCAGTACGCGGAGGCCTTGGCCAAGCGGACGACCTGAGCATCCCGAACGTCTGCCCCCGCTGCTTCTCCAGTGCCATCCTGGTTGGGATGGAGGTCTGCCGGTGCCAGGTCTGCACCTGGCAGGGCTACCGGGACCAGCTGCTGGGAGTGGCGTCCGAAGGCCTGACGCTGGAGGACAGGGTGTCCAAGCTCACCCAGGACCTCCTGCAGTTCTTCAGCGTGAAAATGGGGGATGAGCTTGGTTTTTTCCTCGCTCGCTGGGGCATCGTGGACCCGGACGAGGAAGAGCAGATGCGGATGGTGACCGCCCGCGTGGTCGGCCGCATGGCCTCTGGTGTTCTGCAGTACTGCCTGGGGGGAGATGAGGAGCCTGTCGCCCCCGAGATGATTGAACTTGACGACCTCATCGAGCGCGTGGGCGTCGGCCTTGCCGAACGCCTGATCCAGCTCAAGGTCGTCGAGCCGGGAAGCCCCGAGCTGGTGGAGAGCGTCGCCGTGGTCATGAAGGAACTTGGCGACTGCGTCGTGGCCCGCTGCTCGGTGGCGGATGAGGAGGACGCTGATGGTGGTGAAGGACCCGACGAAGGCTGAGGAAGCCCTCGAGGAGTTGCGACGTTCGTACGCCCAGGTGCGGGTCTTGTTCAGCACGGACACCCGGGACAACGTCCGCAAGACGCTGAAGACGTTCGGGGAGTGCATGGCCAAGCTGGAGGAGGCGTTCGGGCTCGTGGAGACGGAGACGGCCACGCCGGAGTTGCCGAAGCCGGAGACGCCGGAGGCCACGCCCCTGGAGCAGGCCGCGCAGGTCATCGCCTCCGAACTGAAGCAGATCCGGATCGTGCTGGAGAAGCGGTTCGAGGATTCGGCCCGTCCGAGGCCGGGGAGGTAGGGATGCGACTCGAGGTCGTCGAACTGGGTGTTCACCGGGACGTGGCGACGGGCAACGTGGTCCACGTGGCCTTCCTGAAGCTGGACAGCGGGGGCATCATCGAGGCCCAGCTCACCAAGGAGTCGTTCGACGCCGTCTGGGCGGCGGTCGGCGGTGTCCTTCAGCAGCCGGCCAGGCTGGACGGGCAGGGCGTCCCGCCCGGTTTCGACCGCGTCCTGGACGGGCTGGCCCCCGAGCCGGACGGGTCGGTCGCCGATCCCGAGCCCGCCTCCCCGCCCGAGGCGACCTACGTCGATCGGGCCATGGCGGCGGCTGGCAGTCGGGGCGGGGCGCCCGCCGACCCGGAGCCCGACGAGACGGACGTGGACGAGGACGGGTTCGGGCCGAGCGCCGACGACGACGAGTGACATTTCGATGCGACCCCGATAGAGGGCGATCGAAAGGAGGCCCACGATGGCCATGAAGCTCGGGAAGCTGTTCGACGTGAAAGTGTTCTACGCCACGGTCTCGGACGACCAGGAGGGCGATCAGATCGCGACGCTGGGGCTCGTGCCGGCGCTCAGGCGGGTGATCGTCATCTCCAAGAGCCGGGTCGAGAAGGCGCAGAGCGGCGGCTCCGCGTTCGGCACGTTGCCGAAGGAGCTGGAGACGGAGTTCATCCGGCGCGTGGCGCCCGACCTGCTGGAGCCCGGGCAGGTTCCGGTGCCCGGCACCGAGTCGCCCTCGGACGCGCCCCGGCCCAACCCCGGCATCCCGGCGAAGTTGAAGGGTCGGTAGATGGACAGCCGCATCCCGAGCGTCATCCACGCCCCGCCCGTGAGGGCGCTGGGGAAGTGGATCCTGGTGAAGCTGGTCCCGCGCATCGACAAGGTGGGATCCCTCTACCTGCCGCAGAAGACCTACATCCAGGCGGAGGACTACGCCGTCATCGTGTCGACGGGCTACGGGATGACCCGGAAGAACCGTGTCATCCCGCACGACGTCTCCGAGGGCGACGTGGTCCAGGTGGTCCGCATCCACGAGGTCACCGCCACCCAGAAGGCCATGCAGGCGGAAGTCGGCGAGGGCTACCTGTTCTTGCAGGAGAACGACATCCTGTTCGTCGACGAGGAGATCCCCAAGGTGCAGATTTTCCATGACGCGCCGATGGTCGGCGAGGAGAGTGCCGCGTGAAGAAGAAGCAGGTGCGGACTCCCCGCATCGTGAACGACGAGATGATCGTCAAGGCCCTGGGCGCCGGTCGGACGCGAACGACGATCGGTCTCGCCGAGGACCTGGGCATGAACACCCCGTACGGCCGGGAGAAGATCCGCCGGCACGTGAAGAAGATGGTGAAGCAGCGCAAGCTGTTCACCTACGTCTACCCGCGGCCGGGTATGGGGCGCAAGCCGATGGTGTTCAGCCTGAAGCCGGGCAGGTTCGTGGGGAAGCCCATCCCGGTTCGCCCGCGCTAGGGGGGGAGCCGTGGCGACCAGCGACCACGTTCCCTACCGCGGCATCGACGACGCCCTTGTGATCGTGCGCTGGGCGATGGAGCTGAAGGGGGTGTTCGGGATCTCGATCGAGCCCGGCAGGGTGAAGGTCCACCGCACCGGCATCGAGAACGACACGCCGCTCGAGCCGATGCCCTCGTTGCCCAGCGACAACCTGCTCGAGCGCATCCGCACAGGCGGGCAGGGGTTCGGCATGGGCCACATCGCCGCCCCCAACCGGCGCGACGCGCTGATGGTGGCGATGGCGTTCTACGATCGCAGCGGCCTGTTCCCGACCCACTTCCTCTGCCACTCGAAGGCCGAGCTGTGTGAGCTGCTCATGCTGCCCAGGCCGGGAGAGGGTGGGCTCGTGGACGGGCGCACGACGTTCGGCTGGGAGGTGGTGGCGGACGCGGAGTTGGAGGAGGGCACCCTCTTCCTCTGCGCCGGCCCGCGGCGCGGGGGTAGCATCGGCGAAGTCACTGCCGCCATCCGGCTGGAAGGGAGCGACTGATGTTGGGCATCCCCAAGGGCTACGAGAACCTGGTGCAGTGCCTGTTGGGCGACATGGTCAAACAGCTTCCGTGGTGGCGCCGGATGCTCATGCGGGTCTGGCCTCCCTACCGGCGGAAGATGGTGCTCGCTCTGCTCACGGAGAACCCGAACGGGGCCCACTATCCTGGGTCCTACGGAGAGTTTCCGCTGATTCCGAACGACACCTGGAGGAACTGATGAAGGCGCAGATCACGCCCCAGCAGCTGCAGTCCCTCGGGCTGCTGATGCGGATCACAGGCCACACGGCCGACAACCAGATGGCCGTGATCCTGGGATTCCCCAAGCCGAAGACGGACTGGGTGAAGTTCATCCGCCGCGGCGCGATGGGCGGCCTCGAGATCGCCAAGCAGATCACGATGGGGCGCAACGGTCGGCCGACCTTCACCTGGCGGCTGTCCGTGTTCCACCCGTCGCACCTGCTGGAGGCGCTCAAGGGCTACCAGCGCCCCGGCCCGCCGGAGGAAGATCCCAAGGCGCTCGACGGGCATGAGGTCGTCCCCTGCCCCGGCTTCGACGACGTGATGAACGTGTTCATGGTCGAGGCGGTCGACTCGGGCGAGCAGATCGTCTACGGGTTGCCCAAGGGCACCCTCCCGTGGAAGGACGTGGTCGAAGGCCTGCTGGCGTCGGGCCGGGCGCTCGACGTGGCGAAGGTCTACTTCGTCGACGACACCGACGGGAAGGTGAAGCACGTCTGGCGGGTGGCCTGGAAGCCCGAGGCAAAGATGCCGCCGCGGCCCGAAGCGCCGAGGCGGGACATCCACAAGGAGGTCGACCTGCTGCAGCGTTCGGCTTCCGACCTCGAGGAGGCCAACCGGCTGGCGACCGAGAAGGCGCGGGAGATGTATCGCCAGCGGCACGGCATGACGCAGGGGGACGACGGGAAGTGGCGTGTGCCGCTCGACCCGTACGGGCGCGTGACCAAGGTCGTGCTGTTCAACCCCGAGGGCGCCTGCTACGTGCCCGGCATCGACATGTCGAAGACGGGTGAGATCACCCGCGAGATGCTGGAGAACCCGGAGAAGCGGAAGTGACTGATACGCCGAGCCAGGAGTGGGTCCAGACCTACGAAGGTAGCAAGATCGTCCAGCGCCCGCTCGCCAAGTTCAAGAAGGAGCGGGCCCCGTTCATGCTGGAGATCTGGCGCTACGAGAAACCGGACAACCAGATCAACGTGTTCGTCCGGTCCTTCCTCTGGCTCACCGGCTCGGCGTCCCTGCCCGATCAGACGGGCATCGTCCGCAAGAATATCGACGAGCTGATGAAGACCTGCCCGTACTGCAACGAGGTCTTCCTGCCCCCCACCCGGTCCTTCACGAAGATTCCGTCGACGGGCCCTCGACGTCGCCCCGAGCAGTGGGTGGTCTGCGTGAACTGCAACCGGCAGTTTCCGCGCCGGCTCATGGTCGACAACCACACCTACCCCGGGACGTACGATTCGATCGGTGCCCACCTGGGTTGGCGGTACAACCAGCTTCGCAGGGTGATGATGCGTCGGGTGGCGGACGACAAGACGTTCGCGGACACGATCACCGCCCCCGAGGCGGCCGACGTGCTCTATCGCGTGCTGCGCCTGAACATGGCCCCGCGGGTCGAGTCCGTCCTGCAGGGCGAACAGGGCGCCGAGGACCGGTTCTGGAAGGCTGTGATGGTGAACAACAAGGAGGCGGCGTACATCTTCGCGGACGATCTGGCCCGCGACCTGGCGAAGGGTACGGCGCTCGAGCACTACTTCCGCAGCCTGCTGCGGGCGTAGAAAGGACATCAACATGAAGTACGACGAGTTGTCGAAGCTGTCGTTCGTGGAAGACAACAAGGGAACGATCTGGGCCCGGATCTGGAGCGACAACAGGGATACGATGCTCTGGCAGATGAAGGACAAGGACCAGACCTGGGAGTCGGCGGTCGACACCTACCGCAGGAATCGCCCCGAGGCGTGGCTCGTGCATCCGGACTCCCTGTGCCTGGACGAGATGAAGGCGGCCGAGCTCCCGCCGGTGGAGATTCTGGAGGAGCTCGACATCATCCAGTCGCACAAGGAGCGCGACGCCGGCGGCTTCACCTGGCTCCCGCGTCAGCCTTGCGTCTTCGTGCAGAAGATGCTGAACAACCAGCTCGACCAGGTGGTCCTCACGATGCTGGACTTCGGCTGCCCGCTGTCCACCATCCAGGAGCGGGTCATCCACGCGAGCGAGAAGCTCAAGCTGGTGGAGAAGTTCATGGCCGTCGGGCAGGAGCTCAAGAAGGTCGTCAGGGAGGCGTCCTGCGGGTTGAACCGGCAGCAGAACCCGGAGGAGGAGAACGACGAGCCGGAGCCCGATCCCGAGCAGGAGTGGGTGGATCGTCAGGATGGTCCGCCGGAGGAGAACAAGCCCGAGTGAGCCCGGAACTGACCCGGTACCGTGAGCTGGAGGAGGCGCTCCGAGAGGTGCGCCGGCACAACGAGTTCGGCTCCCGTCTCGAGGACCCCATCATCGCCGAGGGCGCTGAGCTCTGGTGGAAGCTCACGCAGGAGGAACGGGACATGCTGGACGCCGAGGGTCCGACGTGCATCCCGGAGTGCAAGTTCGAGGTCGTCGGTGACAGGTGCTATTTCAACGGCCAGTACTGCGGCAGCGTGAAGGCGATCGAGAAGTTGAATCTCTATCCTGAGGAGAAGAAGGAGGGTTAGTAGTCGTGAAGAAGAACTCGTGCCACATCGTGTTCGTGCTCGATCGCTCCGGCTCGATGGAGGCCATGGTCAAGGAGGCCATCGGGGGCTTCAACGCGTTCGTCGACGACCAGAAGAAGGCGCCGGGCGAGGCGGCGATGACGCTCGTCCAGTTCGACCACGAGTACCAGGTCATCTTCCGCGACGTCCCGGTCAAGGACGTGAAGCCCCTCGACGACAAGACGTACCTCCCGCGGGGGACCACGGCGCTGTACGACGCCGTCGGCAAGACGATCACCGAGCTGGGCGTGAAGCTCGCCGCTATGCCCGAGCCCGAGCGGCCGGAGCAGGTCATCCTCGTCATCCTCACCGACGGCTTCGAGAACGCGTCGAGGGAGTACCAGCTCGATCAGCTGAAGGGGATGATCGCCAACCAGGAGCAGGTCTACTCCTGGAAGTTCCTCTACCTCGCCGCCGGCATGGAGGCGCAGATGACGCTCCAGAACCTCGCGATCGATCCGAACGCGCAGGTGTTGAGCTTCGCCCATGACGGTGTCAGCCTCTCGAAGGGCATCGCCAGTTCGTCCTGCGCGGTGCGGAGCATGCGCTCCGGCTCGACCGCCTCCGGCTGGAACAAGGGGAACTGAGCGTGAACACAGCGCCCCAGGATCTGGGGCCCGTGTTGGAGGTGTGAGATGGGCAGCATCGTGAAGTGGGCGAAGTTCGGCAGCTGGTCGGGCCCGTACATCAAGGGCACGGTCCCGTACGTTCTGCCGGCCAACCCGACCGGGTTCGACATCATCGTGGCAGCCATCGCCAAGCCCGAGGGGGGCGACTACGACACCTTCGTCGCCTACGACGGCACGGCGGTGACCTACGGTCTGCTGCAGTGGACGTTCACGAGCGGCCGGCTGCACAAGCTGCTTTACGCCACGATGAACGCGATGCCCGCGGGTTCCTACTTCGACCTTCTGGGGCACCCGCTCCAGGAGCTCACCGGCCTGAATGTCGACTCCACGAATGGGGTTCTCTACCTCGGGGACAACAAGAAGGTCATCGACTTCTTCTCCCTGCGCGACGTCTGCACCCCGCCCAACGGTCAGTGCCCCAAGGTCGGCAAGAACTGGGAGAAGGCGAAGGCCATCGCCCTGCTCTTCTCCAAGCTCGGTGAGAACCCCATCGCCCAGAAGGTGCAGATCGACTTCTTCCGCGAGGAGCTCAGGAAGGAGATCACCTTCAAGCGGCCGATGATGGGCGGAGCCACCATCGGCACCTACCTGTACCCCGACGGCTGGGACGACGACACGAACATGGTGAACCCCTCGGTGGCGGCGGCCAGGGCCTTGTTCTGGGGGATGTGGCAGAACAGTCCGCGGAAGGCTGAGCAGCTGCTGGACACCGCCGCCCGTGGCTTCTTCATTCCGCTGGAGAATCTGGATCACCTGAGACGGCTGGCCAAGCTGTTCGCCAACACGAGCTTCGGTCGGTGGGGCGTGGGGAAGGCCAAGAAGGCGGAGAAGCCGTACACGTCCCGTTACCAGAAGGTGGCCGAGGCGATCAACAAGGCGATGCAGCAGATCATCGTCCCGGAGCTCTGGAAGTAGGAAGGGAGGAAGGAACATGCGAGCCATGATGAGAGGGATCGGATCGGACATGGGGCCAAGCACCACGCTGCTGGTGCGCGAGGTCGAGAACGGCTGGGTGATCGACGTCGAGATGCCGGGAGCGCCGCAGCCGATGGGCGTGGTGCAGACGACGCCCGACGCCGAGACGGTGCCGATGGTCGAAGGACCTACCGTACGGTTCTGCAAGTTCGTCGCCCGCAGCGGCGTCGAGATGCTGAACATGCTGGCGCACCTGCTGAGCGAGTTCGAGTCCCGGGAGCCGTTCGCGTCGAGCCGCATCATCGGCAATCTCGACAACAGCAACAAGCGGCTGGCGGTCGTGAGCCGGCTCAAGGGCGGCTACATGATCGATGCCACCCAGCGGGTGAAGGCGAAGCTGTCGTTGGCGCCCCGCTTCCAGTCGTTGGCGCCCCGCTTCCAGCAGCTCGCCCTGCTGGCGCAGGCGCAGGGCATGGGCACGCCGCCGGCGCAGGAGATCGAGATCGACGAGTCGGTGCAGGAGGTCATCGTGGATCTGAAGGACGTGCTCAGCCGGCTGGGCGAGTTCTTCGGGGTGAAGGGGGAGTAGCCGATGACCGTGAAGAGCAAGAAGCCGGAGAACAAGAAGACGCTCACGGAGAATCCGAAGTGCGACGGTTGCGGCCGGGAGTTCAAGTGGGACCCGGATCTCTCGGTCTCCCTCCACGTCGTGGCTGAGCGTCCTCACTGTGAGACCATCTACCTCATTAGCTCCAAGGACACCAAGGAGGTGTTGAGGAAGCTCAAGCAAAGCACGAAGAAGATGGAGGCCATGGTCAAGCGGCTCGGCAACATCCCCACGGGCATCTCCCTCAACTTCTGCTCGGTTGACTGCCTGAAGCGGGGCCACTTCGGGGGTACCGTGGCCCGGAGGAAGCTGATGGAGTTTGCCAAGAAGCACCTGCGGAGCGGCTTGGTCTACTCCTCCTACCTCTCCGTGAAGTGCAAGGACCCCATGGCCATCCTTTGGCTGATGGGGAAGGATTAGTCGATGGGCGACGTGATGGTCGAGCGGGCGATCTTCGTCTACGAGGCGGCCCGGCTGGCGGCAATCGCAGCGCACGCTCCCGTCATCCCGTCGGCTTGGCGGGACCGGGAGCAGCCGTTCAAGGACCAGTTCATCAAGGTCATCGAGCGGCAGTGCGGCGAGCAGCGGTCGAAGTCGCCCGAAGAGCTGCACGGCAGCTGGATGCAGTCGTACTTCGCAATGGGCTGGGTGTACGGCGAGAAGTACGACCGGGAGAAGAAGGTCCACCCGGACCTCGTGCCGTACGCCGACCTCGGCGAGCTGGAGCGGGACAAGGACGCCGTGTTCATCGCCCTCTGCGAGATCGCCCGGCAGTGGATTCGGGAGTAGGGCGATGAACTTCAACGTGACCCGGTGGCACCCGTTCTCGGATACCCCGCACGCCTCCAAGGACGTGATCGATTTCGATGTTGCGATCACCGAGGCCGGCACCATGCGGAAGCTGAAAGAGCCGGTCGACGACGAGCGGGTGACGATCTTCTTCCTGGACTCCGGCCGCTGGCTGGAGTGGTACTACGAAGACGAGCAGTGGAAGTTCCGCGAGGGGGAAGGCCTGTGACCCGTGAGCAGGCATTCGCGTTCGTTCAGAAGCTGGTCAGCTGGCGGGCGAACGCGCAGGGCGAGCGTGACCCACTCAGCCCCGAGCTGTACGCTCTGATGGAGGGCTACCTCGGCTACAGCGAAGTCCCGTTCGAGTTCGATCTCGACACGGTGATCTCCATCATCCGGGACGGGTACCTGGTGCCGGCCAGTGGGAGCTTCTACGAAGCGCGGCGCGGTCTGCTCCGCCTGCGCCGTCTGGCCGGCTACTTGCAGGAGGTTGGCGCAGAGCTGGAGAAGTCGCTCGATGAGCCGGAGAAGGTGGTGAGTCTGGAGATCGACAAGCTGGAGAAGAAGGGATGATCATCAGCGGGAAACCGGACGAGGGCTCGTTGGGGCCGATCGTCGAAGCCCGGGCGTGGGTCGAGCACGAGTCGATCCCGGACCCGGACAACCCCGGCCGTTTCCGGATCACCCCGAAGGGGAAGGGCGAGATCCAGTACGAGCTCGTCACCATCAACTCGAAGGGGGAGCGGGTGGTGCTGAGCGTGGACCGGGGTCTCTACCTGATGAGCGTCAACACGATTAGGAAGTGGGGCAAGGGCCGGTGAAGTACCCCACCTGCCCGGCGTGCGGCTCCGGCCATGTCCTGTGGGTGATGGGCACGGCGAAGCACGTCTCCTGCTCCGACTGCGGCCACTACGGAGAGGCGGAGATGGTCGACCAGGCGCCCAGTCCGTTCCGCCGCCTGAAGTGCGAGTCGATCGAGTTCAAGGAGACCGGAGATCCGAACAACATCGCGTACGAGATCGTGTTGAAGCCGGAGGTGGCGGGCTTCCCCAGTAAGGGGAGCAGGGAGAAGAACTGATGGCCGACAGGTGCCAGGGCTGCAAGCGGGAGGCGCCGTGACTTTCGAGCCGGAGCCGGCGGACCTGTTCCCCCTGTGGGAGCCCAAGATGCGGACTCTCACGCTGGTCGCTCCCAACCCGTTCGAGACGCCCGAGGTCAACGCCATCCGGGCGGAGATCAACGACGCGCTGATCGAGAAGGGCAAAGCTGCCCTGCGCGTGATCGACGGCTCCGTCTCCATCCAGCGCAACGGCGCCCGTTGGAACTTCGCCTCCATCTGCGAAGGCCTGCACGATGACCACGACAAGAGCGGTGCGTCCGAGTACGCATGGGTCAACCTGCCCGACTACGTGATGACCTTGCCGGGCTTGACGGAGAAGCAGAAGCTGCGGGCGCGTCTCGGCGGATCGTGCAACTGGGCCTGGAAGCTGATCGAGCCGCAGTCCCGGGAGGCCGAGCCGAGCGAGGAGATGAAGGGGATGTGGCGGCTGACGCACTACGGCTACCTGTTCGCCGAGCGGTTGCTTCTCATCCCCAAGTACATGTACACCTACGAGAAGCGCGTGCTGGGTTTCGGCCCCGAGCGGTTGTCGTTCGATCAGGTGAAGGCCCGGACGCGCAAGGCGACCCGGGAGGAGTAGGACATGCAACCCAACATCTACTTCGAGCACATTCGGCGCCTGCAGCAGACGGCGGCCGAAGCCAAGGACATCCAGTCGGTGCTCAACGCGCTCGACCGCCTGAAGAACGCGCACGCCGTCTGGAGCGACATCTCCTTCCACGTGAAGGAGCATCTTCAGGAGGCAGCCGACCCGAACATCATCCAGGAGGTGCTCAACGACATCGAGGCGCTGATCGCCTTCCTGGAGCACGCCCAGCACGAGCTCAGCGGGTGGTCGGTCGTGAAGCCCGCGGTCAAGAAGTCGGAGGCTGTTGTGACCCCCCTTCCCGAGCCGGCCGAAAAGGCAGGCAAGAAGAAGGGGAAGGGGGCGAAGGATGAACCCGCCTCCGAAGAGCCTGCCACCTAACTGCACGTTCCAGTTGACATCCTCCCACTCGCACGTACACTGAACATTAGGAGGGTGCCGTGGGCACCATGGAGCGACAGAGCGAGCTGCGACGGCTGGGTGGTGAGCTGGAAGAGATCCGGCAGGGATTCCTGCGGATCATCGACCTGGCTCACGACGTCATCAACGTCGCCCCCATGGGCGAGATTGATGGGGAGCTGGAGCGGCTCAACGCGGAGCGGAAGGAGCTGAGCCGCCGGTACCGGCAGGTCCGGAACCGGATGGAGACGCTCGAAGCCGCTGCCGCGTAGCCCGGAGGCTCCTGGGGGAAGGCTCATCCGACGTCGGCGGCAGCCTCGTCTTTTTCAGCCAAAATAGCTGCAAAAAAGACCGCTCGAACGGGCATAAGAACTATGCCAACAGGAGGGGATTGCTGCTCCCTTTCCCCTGTTGGTGAAGGAGCTACGCCATGGCGCACCTGCAGCTCGTCCCCCCTCCCGCTCCCGTCCCCCGGGAGCCCGACGCCCAGGGCAAGACGGACGCCGACGGCATCCGGAAGGCCTTGGAGAACTGGGCCCGAAAGGGCGATCCGTCCAGGTCCTGGGCGAAGGAGACGCTCGAGACCATCGAGGAGATCGGCGGGGTCGAGTTCCTGGCCCCGTTCTTCGACTGCTGGAACGACCACGGGCTCGAGGTCCAGATCTGCGTGGTGCTCGACCAGCACCCCGGCTCGTACTCGCAGGCCATCGTGGCCAAGCTTCGTGAGTACGAGGCAAAGCGGCTGGTCGGTGGTGAACCGGCAAGCCATGTCGTCGGCATCTTCGACCACGACGATGGTCGTCCCATCCTAACGCTCCTGACACACTGGTCTACGGACGACCAGATTGGCCGGGCGCGAGCCTTCGGCTGGAAGGTGCTGTGATGTATTCCACGAAGGACATCCTCCGGGTACGGATCCGTTCTGCCCGTGGGGCGATCGACAGTCTCGAGACCTTGCTCAAGCGCCTTGCGGGTCGGCTCACGCTCGAGCAGCAAAGTCTGGGCTACAAGCGGCTTCTCGAGCTCGAGAAGGTCGAGCAGGAGCTGAAGGCGCAGCTCGTGATGGTTGAGAATGCTTCTCTCGCCGCCGCCCTCAACCCGCCCGACATCGTCTCTCCCGTGCGCCGGCCCGAGGAGGTGAACTGATGTGCGTCTGCCGAGAGTGCCTCGATCAGCTCGCCGCCGACCAGGCGGAAGAGCAGGAGTTGGCGGAGAAGGAGGAGATGGAGCGGGCTGACGAAGCCCGTTTCTACCCCGAGCCCGCCGGCCCCTCATGCCCCTGGGGCTGCTACCCGTCCAGCGACTGCTGGGGCTGCGACCACGCTCCGCCCGCGAAGGGCTGATCGTTCCCATCCAATCCACGTACCGAGTCCGGGCGCCTTCGTGAAGCGGAGGCGTGGCGGTTCGATGCCGCTGACGTGGGCCATGCGCGGTGGACATAGCCCGATTTCTGGGCGCGTCACCGTGGCAGGTGAGAGTACCATGGCCAACAAGAACACCCCCACCCCCACCACCGCCGTCGTCCGCTGGGACACCGAGGAGGGCCAGAAGCTGGCCCTCCGGACCATCGAGTCGGCCCGTGACAACGCCGACCGCGTCGAGGAGGGCATGAAGCTCTTCTCAAAGGCGGTCATCGCCGCCGCCAAGCACGCCCGGGACGTGGCGTACTACAACCTCGACGACAAGCGGGCCGTCGAGGGCGGCTGGCAGCGGCCGAGGCCGCCCGCCCCGTTCTCGGCTCCCCGCCTCGACAAGATCCACGCCCTCTTCGAGGGCGTGGACCCCGACTTCCTTTTGGAGGTCGGCCGCCACGCCGGCCTGCCGGCCGAGGTGACCGACATGCTCTCGGGCGCCAGCCTCTAGTCGTCTACCGACCGTCCCCGTCGTTCTGAGGCGTTCCGTGAAGCGGAAGCCGGCGACATAGTCGCCCGGGGACTCGCGGTCGAGCGTGCCCGGTTCGTGGGAAGGGAGGACCCTGGTGAGGGCCCCTTCTTCTTTGCCGCCGTTCGGTGCTAGGATAGCCGACGTGGGAACGCCACCGACCGTGATGAGCTCCGCCCAGATCATGCAGCTGGCCATGATGGGGCAGCAGAACATGGCACCCCCGCCGATCTGGCCGACGTTGATGCAGGGCCTGATGTACGGCCCGCAGACGCCCGCCGGGTTGCAGGCAGCGCAGCAGATGGGCCCCGCCGTCCTCGGCTCGCTCATCTCCCCGCAGACCCCGATTCTCGGTGCCATCACCCAGGGCGCGATGAACCGGGCGAACGTGATGGGGGCGATCGGGCAGATCGCCTTCCCGGGCGGCGGCGGCCCGATGGGCCAGGGCTTCGGCTTCCAGGAGCGCGAGGCCATCTTCCAGCAGGTCAAGCAGCAGCAGGTCATGCCGCAGGCGACGATGGGCGAGCTGTCGCAGATCATCGGCGCCGGCACGCAGATGGGCGCGTTCCAGGCGACGCGCACGGTCAGCGACTTCAAGCAGAAGTTCACCGAGCTGCTCCAGGCGGTGAAGACGGTCACGCAGACGCTCGGCACGTCGCTGCAGGAGTCGATGGCGCTCATGCAGCAGGTGCGCGGCATGGGCCTCTTCGGGCAGGCCGGCGCGAACGCGCTGTCGCAGGTCCAGGGCGTCGCCTACGGCACGGGGATGAGCCCGCAGGCGGTGATGCAGGGCATGCAGCAGGCGCTGCCCGGCATGATGCAGGCCGGCATCCGCGCCCCCCAGGCGATGGGCGCGTCCCTGATGATGCAGCGCACGATGGGCACGGCCTACAACCTCGGCATCCTCAACCCCGAGGACGTGTTCCAGGCGACGGGCATGTCCCCTGAGCAGGGCGGCATCCAGGCGATGGGCTCGCAGTTCCTGGGGCAGATGTCGCAGCGCATGCGGCACAGCAGCCGCGGCGCCTGGCTCACGGCGGCGATGCTTGACCCGACGACGGGCGGCGTCGATCAGGAGATGATGGCCGGGCTGCGTGGCGGCACGCTCTCGATGGGTGAGCTGCAGCGTCAGGCCTCCCGCCGGGCGGGGCAGTACGGTCAGGCCAACTGGGTTGCGAACCGCGGCAAGCTCGCCTCCAACATGATGCAGGCCGAGCCGTACGCCGAGATGTTGATGTACCGCAACGTCCTCCAGGAGCGGGGCATCGACGACGTGACCAGCAGCCGTGGGCGCATCACGTTGGGGCGGCTCACGGGCATGAACGCCGAGCAGGTCGCGCCGTATGCGGAGATGATCCAGAACATCGACACCATCCGCATCGAAGAGCAGGCGAACAACATTCGCGCCCGGCAGGCGTCCTCCAACTTTGCCCGCAACATGCAGGCCGGCGGCCCGCAGTTCATGCGCGGGTTCCAGGAGCGGGTGCAGGGCTGGGTCCAGAAGCTCGAGCAGAAGGGCGAGCAGGTCCAGAAGTCGTTCGAGCAGCTGATGATGGAGCGGATGGGCGCCGCCGTGGATGCGGCGGACTCGTGGCTTGCGGCCCCGCTGCAGGACATGATGTTCCGGCCCGGCTCGTCGAAGCAGATCCAGGGCATCATGAGCCGCTACCAGGCTGCGGGCGCGGGGGCCGGGCCGGGTCTTTCCACTTTCTCCGGGCCGGTGGCTCCTGGAATCACGGACCCCAACCAGATTGCGACGCTTCAGACCCAGGCCCGGATGCTCAATGCCGGTTCGTACATCGTCGGGGCGACGGGTGATGTCAACGCCGCTATCACGGAAGCCCAGAAGCAGCTCGAGAAGTTGCCGTGGCACGAGCAGCATCGTCTCGAACAGCAGGCCAAAGCCGTGTACACGGGGCTGTCGTCCCTGACCTCGAACTGGGGTGGTCAGCTCATCGGCGAGATCCCCTCCCAGGTCACGGAAACCTTCCGCAAGGCCAAGGAGCTGGAAGCGCAGGCCCACGCCACCGGCGTTTCGTCCGAACGGCACGATGCCATGCTGCGGCAGGCGAACGCGATGCGGGGCGGGGCCATGTCGCAGTGGCTGCGGCCGATCGCGGGCGCTGTCGACGAGACGACGGCGAGCGCGGAGCGGCACGCCTCGTTCATGCAGAGACGCGCCGAGCAGATTGCCACGGACATTCGTTCAGGGACGTACAACGTGGAGAGCGAAGGTTACTCCGCAGCCAAGGGCATTTCCGAGCTGTGGACGGGAACGCAGGAGTTCAGCATCCTGGGTCGGAAGGTGGAAGTCACCCAGGCGGAGATGCAGGGCATCGTTCAGAACCTCCAGACGACCATGGCGGAGCGCGGCTACGATCTGACGAAGGTCACGCGGAACCAGATTTCGGGTCAGGTCTACCAGCAGGCCGCCGAGCTCGCGATGGGGAAGGTGCTCAAGCCGGAAGAGCGCGAGGCGATCGAGAAGGGTTGGCTCAAGCCTGGTGAGCTCGGCATCGGCGCGTTCTCCTACCAGGAGCTTCTGAAGGGCGGGCCGCTCATGGGCCAGGGCGGTGACGCCTACGACCAGGCGCTCCGCGGCATGTTCCGGACGGAGGGCAAGGGCAAGGACGTCGTCTCGTGGGAGATGTCGAAGATCCGCGGCTTCCTGCGTGCGACGTCCGACCTCTCCGGGAAGATGATGGAGCTCACGGAGCAGAAGGGTGGTGCCTTGTTCGGCAAGAGTGCCGACGATCTGCTCTCGGCGGGAAAGAGTGCTGTGCAACCTGGGGCGGATTCTCGCGGCATCTTCCTGGCGGCCCTTGAGGGGAAGGGGCTCAGCCGGGCCCAGGTCGACGAGATCATGGAACAGGGTCCCATCCAGGAGGCTTTGAACCGTGGTGGGGATGACGGTGTCCGCGAGGCGCTCAACGCCACGCTGATGATCGGCCGGGGGAATGCTGTCATCGGTTGGCAGGACGTCTCGAAGGCCACCAAGACGATGTTCGGTGCGAGCCCGGAGCAGGTCGACAAGCTCAAGGAGCTCGCGAAAAGCGATCCCGCTCTCGGGAATCTGGTCGGCACCCTTTCCGGCCTGGCGGGGGATACGATCGATCCCGGCCGTGTCGGCGAGCTCGTTGCCAACGTCTATGCCGGCTCCGACCCGAAGGAACACCAGCGCCGGCTCGGCGCCCTGTCGGCGGTTGGCTATACCGACGCCCTCGCCGCGGTCGAGGGGGCGGGTAACAGCCTGCGCCGCCTCCAGCGTGCCGGCCGTGGGAGTACGGATGCGCGTCGGAAGGCCCTGCTCGACGTCATCGGCAGGGTCCGGGATGTCAGCGGTCTGCAGGGGGCCAGCGTCGAAGCTCTCACCACGGCAGCCCAGGAAGCGGGACTTGGTGGATCCGGGGTCGATGTCCGGAAGTACCTCGAGACCGGCAAGGGGCTCGATCAGGGGGCTCTCGGGCGGCAGGTCGGCGACATCTACGGCCGCTTCGCCTCGGGGGTCCGGCAGCAGGAGAGCAAGGCGACCCAGGCGCAGCAGCAGTTGCCCACGGACATTGCCAACGCCATTGGCGCGATCACCTGGGAGATTGACCTCACGAAAGTCACCGTTCCCGGTGCGGCCGCTGCCGCAGTGCCCACCGGGGGTACTGGTGGAAAAACGCCCACCACGCCCGGTTCATCTGCGGAGACCGGTGGCGCCCAGGGGACCGCGTCGGGTGGCGGCAGCGGCGGGCTGGGCATGGCCGTGCTCCGCCGCAGCGGGGGCGGGGGCGGCGCTGCGGCTTCAGGAGGTGCCGGCTGATGGCCGACTTCGGATTGATCCCGGCCGGTGCCCCGCCGGCGGACGTGCTCACGGGCCGTATCGAGCAGCGCGTGCGCTACCTCGGGTCCGACCGGCGGATGCACTCGCTCATCCTGCGCGACCTGTACTCGGTGGACGACGTGAGCGTCAACATGGGCAAGGCGTTCCTGTTCTCGCTGTACACGGGCCGCGGCTACGAGCGCCCGGACACGCCGCGCAAGCTGCGTGACATCCTGGCCCGCACGAGCCTGGTGTTCTAGGAGGGGCCGTGGTTTTTCTGGAAGCCGAAACCGATCCCTTCACCATCAACCAGCGGATGATCCTGGGGGAGGTCCAGGACGCGCCGGTGGACGTGGCCGTGCGCCGTCCCCTTCGTGGCATCGAGATCCGCGAGCCGACCTACTCGTACATGCGGGTCGTCAACGAGAGCGGGAATCTCCTTCCGTTCCACAACACCAGCGGGGCGGGGATGGACGGACAGCCGCTCAGCGCGTCCTATGCCAACTACCTCATCCAGGCGCTCTCCTTCAGCTGCACGGAGAAGTTCCAGGTCGTCCCGACTTTCGGGGAGACGTACGTCTTCTTCTTCGGGCAGCACCCGATCCAGGCGCAGCTCAACGGGGGCCTGCTGCATACCCCGGACTTCCCGTGGTCCGAGGAGATGTGGAAGAACTACAACGAGCTGATTCGCGGCACGAAGCTGGCCGAAGCTGGCGCCCGGCTGTACTTGTACTACGACGGCGTGCTGCTCGAGGGCTACCCCATCTCCTACCAGCCGAGCCAGACGTCGGACGTCCCCAACCTCGTGCCGTTCAGCATGACGCTGCTGGTCACGTCGCTCGAGATGCTCTGCTCGTACTCGCTCGACTTCCCGGTCAACCGGCAGGTGATCGACCTGGCCGATCCGCAGGCGTACGAGCAACTGGCGCAGATGACGGAGGACGAGCGCCAGGGATTCCTGGACCAGTACAAGGGGGCCCAGAACAACCAGCTGAACAAGATCCGCTACGAGCGGGAGCGGATGGGCCTGAAGTCGATCGACAAGCTGGGCGTGCTGCTGAAGGCGGCGATGTCGGGCGACATCCCGCCGAGCGAGTCCTTCCAGCCCCAGCTGATCTCGCTCGACCAGTTCATGATGTACGGGGCCGTGGGTGAGACCCAGCGGGCGGCGAGTCCGTCCGGCTGGATGCGGGACCGGATCCTGCCACTTCGCAGCAAGATCTACGACAACACGGACGAGTACGTCCTGCGCCCGACGGAATCTCCGCAGACCCAGAAGCACGATCCGGACGTGCTCGACGGCGGTCAGGCGGCGGAGGCCATCAACGTCAGCCGCCTTCCCGAAGACCTGCCGACCGAGTCGTCCTACCCCGGGGTGTCACACCTGCCGGAAGACCTGCCGCCCGACACCGGGTCGACGTTCGAGTCGGCGCCGGGCGGTCCGCCGTCCCATGGATCGACCGTCACCACCGGCACCATCGACCCGAGCCGTCTCCCGACCTCCATCTGACCGTAGACATACGACTGCAACCCGGATAGAGGGTGCCGTAGGAGGTGCTTGATGTCCAAGACCATCATCGTGATCGCCGAAGGCCGCCGGATGATCGGGGTCGTCCAGGAATACCCCGAGAAGGCCAACTACCTGCTGAAGGGCATGTGCTTCGTCAGCAACGAGCTGGTGAAGTCCGAGAAGGGGCCGGCGATGCGGATGAACATGTCGTTCCCGGATGGCGACTACCACATGCCGATGCGCTACCCGTGGCGGCCGGCGAAGAAGGACGAGGTGGACCTCTACGAGGAGATCCAGATCGCCTACCGCGAGGCGACCACCGGCTTGGCTCTTCCGCGGGGAAAGAGTATCGTTGGCCCGGATGGGGCAGAACTGCCGCCCCCTCCGGGAGTGTAGGTGAGGGCGGACAAGCTCCATCTCAAGTTCTTCGCCGAGGGCGTCGAGCTTCCCATCGTCAGCATCGCTGTCTCCATGCAGCGGGACAGCCCGGCTTCTGCGTCCATCCAGATCGTCCCGAGCCCCCTGGCGTTCATGATCCTGCCCCGGACGCTGATCCACGTCTTCTACTGCGACACGGCCAACCCCGACTACGTGGTGGGCGTCCCCGGCAGCTCGCAGATCGAGGCGGTCAACACCTCGTACGAAACGCCGGTGATCGAGGGGGAGGAGGACGTTGTTGTCCCCGATGTCCCGGCCGAGTACACCCGCTACCGACTCCTGTTCGTCGGCGAGGTCATGGGGTTGTCCTACACCAAGAACGAGTCCAACCGCGGCGTCGTTCTGCAGTGCCAGGACCTGTCGAACTACTGGGACTCGGTGATTCACGATCGGTCAGGGGGGCTGTTCGCGCCGACGCGCATGCCCACGTTTGAAGGGCACGCGACGGGCGCGTTCTACGACCTCCTGGGCGGTGAGACAGGCGCCCTGTACGACAAGCTGACCAAGCCGCCGAGCTCGTTCCCGCAGCTGGTCACCCGGGACCCGTCGACTGGTCAGGTGAACACGTCGTACCTGGCCGGCATCATGCACCTGATGGAGGAGGTGTTCGGCGTCTACCATCGCAGGCTCGGGGGGGCACAGGTCATCACGTCGCCCAACCCGTTTGCCGCGATGGCCGAGCTGCGGCTGCGCCTCCTGCAGCAGATGGGCATCCCGCCCGGGGACTCGACACCCGTCCGGTTGATGGCCAGCCAGGGTTTCGGCTCGCTGTGGCGGACCAGCATCCGCGGACTGCCCAGGCAGTTCAACTTCCGCACGCTCATGCAGGCCCTGATGCAGTACACCTTCTACTCGGTGTACCCGTTGTCGACGCCGTCGTATCGGCCGCCCTCCGGGGACTACGCGAAGATGATGGGTTGGTGCGCGGAGTCCGAAGGTGCGGAACCGGAGGTGGCGGCCATCAATGTTCGCGGCCCCATCCGGGTGCTGAAGAAGGCCACGGAGGATCTGATCGCCCGAGTGGGGGCGGGGAGCCCGTTGTCGGAGCAGGGCTACACCGTGCGGATCAACGCCCTGTACTTTGAGGAGACGCGAGCCATCTTCCGCCGGGCGGAACAGCTGGGTACGTCCTTGCGGCAGGCGCTCCGGGACCGGGGCGAGCGTCAAGGGCACGTCACGCTCAACCTGGCGCTGCTGGCCTACAAGGGAAGTTCCGGGCGGAGCATCCTCGGAAGTTCCGACCCCACCGCTTCGAAGCCCTACGACTACCTCAAGGAGATCGTCAAGCTCTGCGACCTCATTCTGGGGGAGGCGTACGGGTCGTCGGCACGCAGGCCCGATGTCGATGTCGGTGAGCCGGCTTTCCTCTACACGCAGCTGTTCCGTCCCGACATCTGGTTCTGCCCGCCGCCGCGCTGCAACGTCGTGTTCCCTGACCAGTACTCGAGCGTGTCGTTCAGCCGCAACTTCTTCGCCGAACCGACGCGGCTGATGATCAAGGGCTACTCGGCGTTCCTGGGCTCGGTGCCCTTTTTTGACAACTGGTACTTCACGCCGATGGCCTCGGGGCTGCTGCGGGACCGCCCCATCATCCGCCGTTCGGGTGGCAGCTTCGCCCAGGGCGACGCGCACATCTCGTCCGACCTGATGGCCCACGAGATCTACACGGGTATCGTCCCCTTCTTCCAGACGATGTCCGACCGGGAGATGACCATCGGGAAGAACATCCTCCGCGCCGGCCGGGAGAACGAGACGGTGAACGGGCAGGCGCTCGACTACTTCCAACGGGTGACCAACTACCTGTTCTTCAAGACCCGCTTCGCTGCCCGGACGTTGCAGCTGCAGTGCAAGTTCAACCCCTATCTGGTGCCGGGCTACCCGGGGCTGGTGCTCAGCGCCCCCCCGTCGTACATCGAGACACGCAACAACGAGCTCATCCTCCAGTACGGCGAGCGGGCGCTCAACCAGCTCACCCAGGAGACGACGGGCGAGCCGCCGCCGTTCAAGGGCGAGATCCTGGACCTGCTGCAGGGTCGTACCGGCGTCCATTTCCTGGGGATCGTCGAGACCGTGGCGCACACGATGGATGCGTCGGGGCAGTGCGGCACGACGATGACGCTGTCCTACGCCCGCGACCATCGGGAATCGGTGGAGTTCTTCGGGCAAGACGTCCAGGAGGCGCGTCGTCGCCGGCAGTTGTACCGCTACGTCAAGCAGCAGGTCGCAACCTGGGACCCGCTGGGAAATGCGGTCCGCGGCGCGGTTGCCGGATTCGACCTCGTCCACGACGAGGTGGGGGAAAGGATGGACCGGACCCCGCCGGAGCGGCAGCCGAACGAGTCCTACGTCCACGGACCGGGTCAGGAGCCGGTGGTCGTCACCCAGGAGACCCGCGATGAGATGACGGCGGCGACCGCCGGCGCGGTTGGTGCGCTGGGTGGCGTGATCGCCAGCCTGTTCACGGGTCCCCAGACGGTCGAGCGCACGGTCCGTGGCGAGCAGATCACGGACAAGCAGTGGGTGGTCGCGGCGTTCGCCGACAACCCGCCCGTGGTGGGTGCCCAGGGACCTTGGGGCGGTCCGATCAAGGAGGTCCGGGACGTCACCGACCAGTACACGCCGGCCACGGTGCATTCGGTTGATGTCGACCGGGAGATTCGGTCCATCGGTCAGCAGACGACAGAGGTCACCCAGCAGCTGAGGGTGGCTCTCGCGGCCAATACGCCTGAAGCGCGGGCTTCCCTCGCGGCACTCAACGAGCGTCTGTCCGCGTTGTCCCGGCGCAGGTCTTCCCTGCAGCCTCGCAACGCCCGACCGCGTGCTCTGCCTCTCTACGGTGTCTACCCGAACGGGCAGCGGCTGCCGGCCGCCACCATCCGCAGCGACCTGATCGGCACCGAGCACCCCGCCCGAGAGTTCGGCGCGGACGTGGTGAGCTACGTCGGGAGCCCGGACGTGAAGGTGACGCTCAACGCCTACGCGTTCATCGAGGACGTGTCGGATGGCGCGTCGACGGTCGACTTCGCGGTCGAGGACATCGTTCGCCCGCCATGGTTTCCTGCCATCTGGCTCAACGGGCGCGTCGGTGGCGGGGTGTACATGCCGCTCCTGGGCGTCGGTGCGATCACCGACCCGATTTCCGTGATGTCGGACGGCGCCCTGCCTGACGCCGCGGCGCTGCAGCAGGGCTACCCGGCCGTGTCCGAAGCGAATCCCGACGAGGAGAGCGAGGCGTCGCCCGAGGTGATCGGGAGCATCATGCACGGCGCGACGGTCCAAGGCTCGGTTGATTTCCTGTCCCACACCTACGCCAAGATCCGCAGCGAGGGTTACAGCGCGGCCCTGTTCGCCGACGAGTACACCTGGCGCCCGATTGCCACGCTGTTCGACATGTTCGGCTCGAAGGACCTGGAGCTGAAGGGCGACGGGACGATCGTGAAGGGCGTGATGGGATTCCACTCCCACTCCTTCGGGCCGTATTCCGACCTGTTCGGTCTGGCGCCGGCAGACACGGCGAAGCTGTTGGGGATCAACGAGACGGATACGGCGGCACGGGCGCGGTTGGACGTGCGCGGCCGCAGGCGCGTTCTGATCCAGGCGTACCAGCAGGAGTTGCTGGCCTACCGGATTCGGAACGGCTAGGAGGCACCATGGGCAAGCTGTGGGGCGAGTTGCAGAGGTCGGTCGTCGAGACGACGGAGAAGACGGCCGCCGAGTTCATCACCCCGTTCCCCGGGTTGCAGCCGGACCACAAGCTCTCGACGGAAGAGCTGATCAGCTCCACCCGGCAGGCGATCGCTGCCGAGGAGGAAGCGGCTCACTTCTACGACGCCGTGGCGGCCGCGACCGACAACGAGACGGTCGCCGACATCTTCCGGGACATCGCCAAGGAAGAGCGGGTCCACGTCGGCGAGTTCCTGGAGATCCTGGAGCGCCTGGCCCCGGAGGAGTCCGCGCTCATCGAGAAGGGGCGGAACGAAGTTCGGGAGAAGGAAGCGGCGGAGGCGCTGTTCGACTTCCGGGGGGCCCTGGCCGACCCGCTGACCTGGTCGGTCGCGCGGGAGGTCGTGAAGCAGGCGCAGCGCAAGGGGAGGTGAGCCATGCGGACTTTTCTGGTGCTGGTGCTCCTGTTGTCCGGTTGCCCGATGCCGGACGATTGCACGCCAGCCGAGACCCGGTGTTTCAACAACCGGGCGCAGATCTGCGGCAGCGATCAGCGGTGGCGGACGTTCTTGGACTGCGAGGAGCTGGGCGGGCAGATGATCGACTGGACCTGCTGCTGGATGCCCGAGGACGTGGAGCTGGGTGTTCCGGCCGGCTGTACGTGCGTCGAGGGCGCCGGCTGCCCTGAAGGTGTACCGTGAAGAAGCTGCTCATTCGCTATCCGATGGCCCGCCGGCTGATCTACCCGGTCAACCCCACGCCCGAGGACGTGCGCGAGTTCTGGGACTACATGTGCTCCCGGCACACCGTGCGCCTGATCGACAAGCACAACTCCAAGGAGATGAAGTTCGTCGCCGACGTGCTCAATGCGATGGGCATCCTCTCCCGGGAGGAGTTCCTGCAGCACTACACGACGACCGTCCCGCTCATGCCGTTCCGTGGAATCTATGCTCCGTTCACGCCGGGCGAGCCGCACGAGGACTACAGCCTTTGGGGCCAGATGCGAATCTGCGTCCACGAGATCGATCACCTCATCCAGGCGGACAAGACCGGCGAGCTCAGCTTCTCCTGGGACTACCTCACCAACCCCGCGGAGCGGGCGCACTACGAGTCCGGCGCCTACCGCTCTGACCTGGAGATGGAGTGGCGCTACCAGGGGCGCCTGCTCGACCCCTACGCCCTGTCGACGAAGCTGCTCAACTACGGTTGCTCGCTGCTCGACTGCGAGGTCACCGAGAAGGAGCTGCGGCACAGCCTTCCGGTCGTCCGGACCGATACGCTCATCGAACCGTCTTCGAAGGAGGCGGCGGTCTGGTTGGACGAGCGGTACGGGAGGGCGGCGTGACGTTCGAGGCCCGTGGTGGTGTTGCCGTCTGCCGAGCGAACTGGTAGAAGGGCACTTCGCCGACTTGGCGAAGGAGACTGGTGGCACCGATGAACAGCGATCTGCTCAGGAAACCGGAAGCCAACCTCGGCACGGTGCGTGTGGGGGAGACCATCGCCAGCATGATCACCGAGAAGCTCGAGGGCATCCGGAAGGCCGACGCGAGTGGCCGGCCGTACTACCTCGTGTGGGGTGAGCCCGTGTTCTTGGACCAGCGGTGCCCGGTCGCCCAGCGGCTGACCTGCTGCATCCCCTGACGTTCATCTACCGAGTAACTGCGACCGGACTTCCTGGAGGCCCCTGCTACGCTACGAGGCGTAGCGTAGCAGGCGGGTTTGGACGTCGTCTTCCAACGCAAATAGGGGGGTCAGCCGTTCGGCTTGTTCTTGACGCGGTTCTTCTCGCGCTCGAGCAGGATCTCGGACTTGAACTTCCCGCCGACGCGCTTGGCGAACTCGGTGTAGTCGTAGACCGAGTCACGGCCGTTGATCCACTCCAGGATGTCCTTCAGGACGGTCGGCACCAAGCCGATGATCAGTTCGGCGACCTTCATGGCTCACCCCTCTCCCAGTGCCTCGACGCAGGCGTTGAAGTCCTCGTCGAACGGTTCTGCCTCGAACTCTCCGGCGGACGCCAGCCCCTGCAGAATGGTGAGGATGGTGTCCGGGATGTTCACCCCGAAGTCCTTGAGCAACTGGACAGCGTGGAGGACGACGGGCACCGAGATCATCACCCAGTCCTGCCACGATCGATCGCCGGCGACGCAGACGGCACCTTCCGTTTCCGGTGGAACCACCTCCCCGTCCTTGGTGCAGACCTTGTCGTCCTCCGCCCAGTAGAACGTCACGTCCCAGCCAATCTGGAGCGTGTCCCGGCTGATGCGGAGGGCGCAGACCGCCTTCGTCAGCCACGCCACCCGCTCTTCGTCCGTCCCCTCCACCGAGGGGTACGCGGCCACGATCGCCTCGTCGGCGATGTGCAGCGCATCCACGGCGTTGAGGATGGTCCGCTGGGCGGCGACGTACGGCCTCGGGCAGCCGGTCAGCAACCCGAGGGCCACGATCCCGAGCAACCACTTCTTCATCGTTTCCTCCTTCTCCGAGCTCCGTCGGAAGCGCCCCCATTCCACCGCGCAGACGTGAAAAAAGCAAGATCTGCTCTGCTATAAGGTAGATGTAGAAAAGAAGGCCGGTTGTTTCTCGGCCTTCTTTTCTACCTCCCCACAGGCGAGAGACCCTCGCCAGCCGCAAGGGTCGACATGGAGCCCCCCCAAAGGGGTGCAGAAAGGGCGTGCGCCCCGCCCCCTTCATGTCAGGCCGCGTCCCTCGGGTGCGTCAATCCCGAGGCAGGTGAACCCTCTGGCACCTGGCTGAGAACCAGCAAAATCCGGAGTAGGGAGGTCGCGGTCGTCGGGGTTGACGTCCCCGGTGACTTAGCAGCCTCCAAACCTCCCCGCCGCCAACGGGGAGTTTTCGCTCGAGGCCCGATGGCAAGGGCCAAGAAAGGAGGTCGTCATGGACGGCCTTCCTAACGGTGCGTGGTTGCTGCTCGCCGGGGTGAGCCCCGGCGAGTGGATGTCGCGCTGCATCGACCACGCGGTCGAGGCGGCCGAGAGCGCCGCCGAGGCGCTGGCGGCGTGGCACTGTTCCGCCGCCCAGGCGCTTGAGGCGGAACAGTGGTACACGAGGGCCTCGGCGGCGGCCCTCGACCCCGCCCTCTGGAGCGGGTTCTTTTGGGGAACCGGGGAGACGCCCGACGAGGCGTCCCTCCGGTTCTTCGAGGCTGCGAGGGAGTGGCGAGAAATCGCCCGCTCCCTCTGACGGCCCGCCCCCTCCTGGCTTGCGCTGGGAGGGGGGACCAAAGCCTGCAACACCAGCAGGCGCGAGTTCACGTTCCCCCGGGGTGGTGGCCTGGGGAAGGAGGTGCGCGGTGGCACACCAGTTCGAGCCCAACAAGAGTTGGGCGAAGAGGGTCTTCTCCAGGACCGGCACGGTCCTGGAGGAGATCGAGGTCGTTCGAGGGAACGAGCGGGGATGGCCCCCGTCGTTCCCTTGGACCCGGGTCGATGTCGAGTCGACCCGGGTCCGGCCCGATGGCCGTCGAGAGACGGTCTTCGGGCTCGTTTCGGTTCCGTCCTGGTCTCCGGACCAGGACGACGACGAGGGCTACCAGATCTGGCTGCAGGAGTGCAGCCGGAATACCCGCTATGTGCGGGTGATCGACTAGTAGCCCCCCCCGCACGGCGCGTTTCCCTGCGCCTGACCACCGTGCGGGTTCACCAACAGGCGGCAGGAGGGGAGGTCCCATGGAGGGACTGAGGATTCGATCCACGGAGGGCCGGCTGGATGCTGGCTCGACGTGGGGACCCTGGCGGGTGACGGGCCCCGCCGGGGGAGTGACGGTCCGTGCCCGCGACCTCGAGACCGCTCTGGAGGCGGTGGGTCTGTCGGCGTCCGAGGCCGACGAGATCCACCCGGCCCCCCGGGCCGGTTTCGAGGTTCTGTTCCAGGGCCGCACGTTCGTGCTGCGGCCCTCCCGCCTCTAGCAATCCCCACAGGCGAGAGCCCCTCGCCTCGGATTCCCGACTGAAGCCAACCTGGGGCCAGGGTTGGTAGCACCCTCAGCAAGGGTGACTCTTAGGTACCCCAGCCACCATCGGAGCGCCTGGATCTGATGGTCTGCTGGAAAACGGGATAGGTCGGGAACCCGAGGCGGTGGGCTACGCAACCCTCACCGCGAAAGGAGGGAAGATGCGAGGTAAGGTGCCGTGGCCGGACCCTGAGGTCCGGATCCACGGCCGGAGGGCCGGTCGGGCGGGCTTCGCGGCGGGCGAGATGGCGGCTGTTGCCGCCGCGCTCGCCGCGAAGGAGGCCGGTGACCAAGAGCCGCGGCTCGAGGTCGTTGGCCTCCCGCCCGACATTGAACCCGTCGGCACCGATGCCTCCGGCGTCGACGGGTTCGTCGTTCTCGGCCACGACCTGTTCGAGGTCATGGCCGAGGACATCAGGCGCGGCGGTGGGCAGCTGCTGCCGCGCAACCTCGTCGCAGCCCGCTGCGACGGGTGGGACCACCCCGACGGGGAGTGGTCCCAGGACTGGAGGGCACCGTGAAGCTGCGAGAGGCGCGGGAGGAGATCACCCGTCTCCAGGGGGTGGTCGAACAGGAGGAGAGGGCGATGGCGATCGCCTTCATCTCCGACCTCGAGGTTTTCGAGGCGGCGCACAGGCGCCGGCAGGATGCTGCCCAGGCGGTTCTCAACCTCCGGGCCCGCGTGGCCTGGACGGAAGTCAGGACGAAGGTCCTGGCGCCCGACGGGCTGACGTCGGATCTGATCGACATTCAGCTCGGGCTGGTGGACGTGCGGCACCAGGTCGACATCGACGTCGCCTTGGCGAAGGCGATGCGCCGAAAGAAGGTGCCCGACGGCTGCCGGGCGTGGTTGGTCGCCCACGCACCGCGATTGGGCGAGCGGCTCCGTCAGCTCAAGAGCATCCTGGCGCAGGCGCTGCGCGAGACGGAGCTGCCGCCATGACGATTGGCGCACTCGTCCGTGTCGTGGGGGGCGTGCTCACTGGTCGGGTGGGCACCGTGGAGGAAGTCGGTCCGGACTTCGTGGTCGTCCGGATCGGCCCCTTCATGAGGACGCGTCTCCCCCTCGACCACGTCAAGTCGCTGCGGTAGGTGCGTGCCCGCGTCCGCGGGTACCCGGGTTCGACACCCGGCGCAGCTCCATGCTACGGTCAGCCGTAGCTCGTGGGGGTGTCACGGTTTCGACACCTCGAGAAAGCTCCTTGGCCGCGAGCCGGGCAGGCTACGACGCCCGTAAAAACGCGTAGCACCTGAGAACGGCCAACCGCAAGGTGGTCCGTTTCCCGAGCCGCGCTCCGGCGTTCGCGCCGGTCGCGGCGGCCGCCTAAACAGCGGCATCGGGCGGGTCGCCCATCCGGGTCACCGGGATGGAGCGACTTGGCATGAACAGGTGGTCCCGGCGCTGCTGCCTTCGTGATCGGTGCAGCGTGGGTATCCAGGTCACGATAGGTCCGCCACCCGCTCCTGGTAGGGTGGTGGCAACCGAAAGAAATCCAGGGACGCTCGTGAAGCGGCCGCGAGCACATCGAGGTGGACGCGGGTTCGACTCCCGCCACCTCCACCGTGCCGGGTGTGTGGTACCACATGCTCGGCTAGGGAGTCCGGAACGACGGGGGAGCACGGCAAGGGTTATCCCGAACCGCCCCCGTCTTCCGGCTCCCGTTCGTCAGAACACCGTCGGAGCGTAGCCGACGTTGTTCGCAGCGGCTCCCCCGGGAGGTCCCTTCCTTCCTCCCGGGGGAGTGGATTTCGATTCGGCGTGCGGGACCCTCCCACCCGGGGTCCCGCACGCCGGTTCGTGCTGTATGGATGAGACCTCTGGTCAGGGACAGCCAGAGGGTAGCGGCAGTCCTCCGCTTGGCCCAAGGAGAGAACGGAAATCCCTGAGGGCATGGACTCGGCACCGGGTCGGTGCCGGATGCCGCGGCAGGGTCGCCCAGCCCCCGCGGAGAGACCGTCGAACGCGTACGGGAAAGGCGTTGCAGCCTCCCAGAAGGCGCGTCGGTAGGTTCTCGGTCGCCTCCTCGGGAGAGAAATCCCGGGGAGGCGACCACGACCCGCCTTCTTTTTTTGGTGGGTCTTGCGCTCTGCAGGATCTTCGGTGCAGAATCCCGACATGGAGTTGGTCTCCGTCACGTTGAAGGACACGACCATCGCGCACGACCCGGTCGTCGGTGCCACCGTCCGCTTCTACGATACGCTCAACACCTTCATCACGCAGGCCGTCACCGATGCTCTCGGGAAGGTGAGCGTGCTGCTGCCGGGCGCGGCGTCGCCGGCCGGCGTGGTCTACTACGTGAGGGCGTACAAGCCGGGCTGCTCGTTCGCCAGCCCGTTCTCGATCACCGTCTTCGAGCCCGCTCTGCCTGCTCCCGACAACAACGACTTCCTGATGGACGTGAACATCTTCGAGGTGGCGAACTCCACGCTGCCCGGGATCTGCCGGGTGTCGGGCTTCCTGTACGGGCAGGACGGCAAGCCGCTCCCGAACGCGATGATCCGGCTGGTGCCATACCACGGCTCTCCGCGGGTGTACTACGCTGGGCTGGTGGCGAGCATCATCGAAACGCAGTCGGACGACGATGGGAAGGTCCTGTTCGACGCGATGTGCGGCGGGACGTACGAGGTCGTGGTGGCCGACCGGGCGGAGCTGCGCCGGCGGGTGAAGATCCCGGAGCGGGCGGGCCTGCTGTTCGGTGACCTCGTGTACCCGATTCCGGTGGACGTGACGTTCGACCCGGCGGGTCCGTATCTCGTCCACGTCGGTGTGCCCTTCAATCTGACCCCGCACGTCATCGGGAGCGACTGGAACGACTGGTCCGATGGCGGGATCTACGTCGACTACAAGTCGGACGACCTGGCGATTCTCACGCTGTCGCGATCGGGTTCGGTGGTGGTCCTCACCGGCAATACGCCGGGGACGGCGAACGTGGTGGTGACGAGAACGGACAAGGCGTTCAGGGTGGTGCCGGACCGTGTCAGCAGTTGGACATTCCCGGTGGTCGTTGCTCCCTGACGAGCTTCAACCTGCGGGGGGTAGTGTTTCGAGCCGTGAGCCGTACCGCCCCTACGCCGCCTTCATGTACCGCAAGATCCGCGACTACGTCCTGTACCACGATTCGAAAGACCGCCAGCTGCGGGAGCAGGCGGAGCTGGCACATTGCTGGATCTTCGACGTCGGCGAGGCGGCCGAGATCTGGCGTGGAACGCTGCTGAGCTTCGCCGACCTCTGCGACATCCTGGACCTTCCCTCCCCGGAGGAGATGCGTGCTAAGATTCGCAAGCTCCGCAAGGACGATCTGCTGCAGCGGATCAAGGCCTGCGAGCAGGCGGAGGTAACGGTCCTGGATGCAGGTGACGACCCCAGCGACGACTGAGCGTCTGGTTGCCGCATTTCGAGCGACGCTCAACACGCCCGACAACCACTGGGCCGAGCTGCGCTCGCTGCTCCTGACCGACTTCCGCACCGAGCGGGACGGCGTGTTCGTTCTGGGTCGTCTCGCGACGGGCCAGATGATCCGCTCGATTGACTCCATCACGACCGCGGGCCCCGGGCTGGATCTGCTGCGGACGGCGCCGGTGCCGTCGATTGACCCCATCGAGGTGACGAAGCTCTCCACGTTCGTGCGCCGGATGACGGTCACGTCGATGCCCGAGGTGCTTCACGCCGCGGAGAAGAGCACCCGGGCTCTGGCCACCGAGCTGCTCGTGTCGGGTACGGCCCAGGAGAACTACGACATCGGTCTGGAGTCGGCCCGCATCCTGGCGGCGTCGTGGCGCACGCTGTTGGCAGCGGACACCGGCTGCCGGAACTTCTACACGTCGCTCGAGGCCATCCCGCCGATCGATATGGCGTACTTCGGAAACAAGCTGGCCGACTGGGCGCTCGACGCGTCGTGGCAGAACGACCCGAACAAGCGCCGGGAGATGATCGACGCGGTCCTGGCGTCGCTCGTCTACGTGCGCCTGCGCCAGCGGTCTATCGTCCCGCCGCTCGAGCTGCCCAACACGCTGGGCACCCCGCAGGGCGTCTGCGTCCCGGCGACCCGGTTGGGGCGGTACTCGGGTCCGTACCGGGTGTCGCAGGCCTGCCGGAAGATCACGTACCAGACGGAGACCCTGAGTGGCGCGGCCCAGCGGGATGCGATGCCCGGCCTGGTGGTCGACTTCGCGCCCGCGTACAGCGACGGCTACTACTACTTCTACGGGCTCGCCCCCGGCAAGTACCTCGTGGGGCTGGCGACCAACGTGATGCCGGGGGTGGCCGTGGACGTCACCCTCATCCACAGTTTCGCCGGCTCGCGCATCCGGGCGGTTGACCTGCGGGATGCCATCAACGCGGCGAGCCCGCCCAACTGCGTCGCTTCGGTGGAGCTTGCGCCGACGCAGTTGACGTTCGTACGCCTCACCTGCTCCTACCCCGTCGAAGGGCCGTCCGGCTGGTTGCGTTTCCATTCGTATTCGGACGACGGGCTCAAGCAGTGTTTCCCGCAGGACGTGTACGTGTCGACCAACTATCGCTCGGCGGCCGACCTGGCGGCCGACCTCAACCCGGTGGCCCCCGGCGCCCGCTTTGTTGGCACCGAAGACGTCATCGCCTCCGGCAAGTATGCCTACGCCGGCGTCCCGACCCTCAGCTGCGTGGCGTTTGCCAAGACGTTCGGCCTCTGCACTCTTTCCGGCACTGAGGTCATCCCAGACAACGGCGAGTTGAGCACGGTGTCGGTCGGCGACGAGTGCATCATTGCCCCGTCGACGGTGACCACGGTCGTGGAGGTCAGGTCCGACAGGCTCGTGGTCGATCAGGATGTTGGGACCGGGCCGGGGTCGTTCAGCGTTTCCCCACCGCTCGTCTGCAAGGTGGACCATGTTGGGTGGGCGCTTCATCTCGGGAATCGCTGGTACCGGTTCGAGAGCACCGATTGGCGGATCAGTGGCGGCCTCCGCTACGTCGATCTCGGAGCGACCCACGGGCACTACGAGGGAGGCTCGGCTCTCGACTTCACCATCATCCAGCAGTCCGAGACGCTCGAGTCGCTGAACAAGACGACCGCCAGCTACCTCAAGATCTCTTCCGGCAACGATGCCCTCATGGCCGAGATCGGCTTCAGCGGATCGGCGGACCACGCCCAGGCTTTCGAGTGGACCTGCAACTCGACGGAGAAGGACGGGTTCCGCTCGCGCCTGCGGCCTGGCGACTTCATCGTCGACCAGACCGGCATCACGCGCTACGTGTCCGAAGTCCACGACGGGTATCTCCGCCTGGCTGGTGCTGTCAACGTGAACAAGCCCGTCCTGGGCCCCCGATTCTTCAACGCCGTCCGTGCGGCTTGGGAGACGATGTTGCAGTCGTTTGCTCTGCCGACGTTCGACGTCGACGCCTACGAGCGGGCGATCGAGCAGGCGAACCGCACCCGGGACGGGAGCGCCATCAACCTGCTGATCGCACGTGGCCAGGCCCTGGCGTCGTCGTTGGCCAAGCTCCGTGGCTTCATCGACACGTTCAACAACCACCCGTTCCAGTCGCCTGCGACCGTGACGGTTCTGCGGGCCGTACGCCGGCTGGGCCTGGGCGCTTTCTACAAGCAGCTCCAGGTGGCGGACCTCGGGGGGCTTTCCCAGGACACGCGTCGGACCACCGACACCGGCATCACGGCGGAAGAGGCGACGACCCTGGCCCAGGACTTCGTGCTCCGGCTCAATGCGATCGAACGGATCGTGATGGGGATGCAGGACTAGATGGCCGAAGAGACCCTCCGTGACGAGCATGATCGGCAGGAGGCCATCAACACCGATCTGTTCAAGGCCCTGGCCGATTCGTACTCGTTTGTCCACGGGCAGGAGCAGGTCCGGGCGCTGGCGTCGACGACCTTTGGGCAGGTCCTGCAGGATCGCATCGACGAGATCCGCGGGCCACACCCGCAGGGTCTGCCGTCCCGCATCGAGGAGGTCGATTCGGTGAAGGCGGAGTTCGACCGGGTGATCCAGCAGCTCGAGACCTCCGAGGAGGAGAACCCGACATGATGATCAAGAACCTGGTGAAGCAGATCCAGCCGTACCTGCTCCTGGGTACGCTGGTCGGTCTGATCGCGAAGGTGGCCGTCGACTACCACGAGTACGGCGAACTCCAGGTGCGGGTGGGCCAGCTGGAGGAGAGCGTGGTCAAACTTCAGGTGGAGGCCATCAAGCACGGCTGGGACATCGAAATCAAGCCGGCGGCTCGGATCCGGGTGAACCGGCCCGCGGCCTCGGCGGGGCCGAGTGCCCCCATCCTGCGGACGCCCGAAAGGGTGCCGGTGACCCCCCAGAAGCTGATTCCCGAGAAGGTGCCGTGATGGACCTGCGTGTCATTCACCTTCGCAAGATCCTGCCCATCGCGAAGATGCTCGACGTGCCGGGCCCGCCGCACCGCTTCTACATCTCGGGTCCGTCGGCCGCCGAGGTCTCTGCCGTCGAGATCAACGGCGACCAGGGCTACGCCTGGACGGCGATCGGCTCCAACGTCGTTGCAATCGATCTGCCGCACCCGTTCATGGTCCGCACCGTTGCCGTTCTGGGACGGGAGATGGGTGACGCGAAGGAGGCCGAGTGCTACTTCGGCTTCACCAAGTTCCTCACCACCACCCGGGGGCTGCAGAAGCTGGTCCAGGACTGGCTGAAGTGCTTCCTTTCCACGCCGGGTACCGACCCGTTCAGCCTGAAGTGGGGCGGCGGGGGCCTGGGCATCGTGAAGCGGTCGTCGTCGGCCGAGGGGCCGTACAACTCCGCGCTGGCGATCGCCGTGCGGGAGACGACGAAGCAGATGATCGCCCGGCAGGCGCTTGACACCAACTCCCCCAGCTCCGAAAAGCTGCTCAACGCCAAGCTGCTGAAGATCTCGATGTCCGCCGACCGCACCGGCTACACGGCCGACATCGAGATCACGAGCCAGGCGGGGACCAAGGCGCGGGTGGGCGTCAGCCCGCTGGACACGGCCGCTTGACTTTCTCCAGAACATCATGCAGAACTCTCCCGGAAGGACGATCCGGGGGCATGACGAAGACGAAGCTGCTTCGTACCGAGAAACAGGCGTGGTCCATGGTGGTGGAGCACGACCGCGAGATTCTGAACTACGCCCGGTTCATCGTTCGGCGTCTGCGACCTTCCACTTTCCGGACCGTGGTCGAGGACGCCGAGCAGCAGGCCCGGCTGGCCGCCTTCTGGGCCGCCTTGCGCTACGACTCGTCCCGCAGGACCATGTTCATGACCTGGGCCCGCTACTACATCTGGCTCCACGTCCGCCGCGGTCTGCTTCGCACTGGGCTCACCGGGGAGCACCAGTTCAAGCCGCAGATGGTGTCGCTCGACAGCCTCGAGTACGACCCGTCGCCGCTGGTGCTCGAGCCGCTCAGCCCGATTCTCCTGCTGGAGCGGGACCGGGTGGTGCGCGAGGTCCTGGACCAGATGCCCAAGCGGCTGCGTATCATCGTGGCCCACAGCGTCCTCAAAGGTCGATCCTACCGTCAGGTCGGTCAGAAACTGGGCCTCTCCCACGAGGCGGTACGCCGGCTGCGGAACCGCGCCGTGAACGCCATCCACTACCGGCTGTGGGAAAAGGGACTGCTCGACTACTGCCCGCCGGGACACGATATTGCCCGGACGCCCGCGTCCGGTGTAGCATCGGTCCCGAGCGGGTGAAAAATGCCTCGAAAGGATCTTGAGCAGTTTCTCCGGGAGCGCCTGACGGCGTTGGATCCCCTTCGGGACGTGTCTTCGGGGAGCCGGGCCGACACGGAGGTCATCCAGCCCGTCCTGCAGTACTTCGGGGCGGACCTCTTCAAGACGGACATCCGGTCGTTCGCCTTGGACACCCTTCGAAACGTCCACCCCGATCTCGGGGTACGCCCGGACGGGGTGATCGATGACACCGTGGCCAAGCCGTTCTCGACGTTGGCCTTCGGTGTTGCCCGCGAGATCATGCTCCTGCGGAGCCGGCAGAAGGCGGACCCGCGCATCCACACCTTGCAGTCGGCCCAGGACCTGATGGGCGCCCTGTTCGTCCCGCTCATCGAGGGCAGCAAGGCTTTCGGGAAGTTCCGGTTCTACTACACGGCCCCCATCTCCGAGATCATCCGCCCGGAGAGCGTCATCATCGTCTCCAACGGCATGCGCTTCGTCCCGACCGAAACCCAGAGCATTTCGGCGGCGGAGATGCAGCTCAACTACGAGGACGGGAAGTACTACTTCGACGTCGACACCATCGCCACGACGCCGGGGTCGGCGGGCAAGATCCCGCCTGGCACGTCGGCTCGTTGTCCGTCTGTCACCCGCTCCATCGGCGTGGAGAACAAGCAGCTGTTCGTGGGCGGCGAAGATGCCGACACGGTTGTCAGCTACCTCTCGAGGGCCCGCAACTACCCCACGCAGCTCTCCTTCTCCGTGGCCCGGGGCATCAAGGCCATCCTGTCCAACGAGTTCGGGAGTGGGATCAAGCGTATCGAGGTCGTCGGGATGGGCGATCCCGACATGCTGCGGGACATCATCCGCGGCGGGAACTTCGGACCGGCCTCGGTGTTCGGCGTCGGGGGGTATGCCCTGCCGGCGTTCACGCTGGACCTCAAGTCCAACCTGTTCGAGGGAGACGCCCTGTCCGACGTTTCCATCATCGGCAGTGGTGTGCTCACCGAGGACTACTACCTGATCGTCCACACCACGTCCACGCCGTCGGTGATGGGAGAGGGGCGCATCAAGAGCGTCCTTCGAACGGCGCTTCCGGCCAGGCTGGAGCTCGACGAGTCGGTCCTGCCCGACGTGATGCAGGGCCTCGTCTGGGAGATCCGGCGCCGGCGCATCACGCTTTCCGATGTCCCGGGCGGGTTCCTGCTCGAACCCCCGGCCGGGAGCGAAGTCGAAATCAAGGATGACGAGATTCACGTTGGCGGGATGACCGACATCTACACCCTTGGCGACGCGGAACAGGTGTCGACCGACATCGAGGTGGCGTCGGACGAGGACGAGCTGGCTTCCGGTGACACGGCCGTTGCCGGTGGCGTGGCGACGTGGCCCAACCCCGCGGGTTGGGTCCGCATCAACCCGCCCGAGACCGTCCTCCTCGAGGAGAACGCGATCACGATCGTGAAGGATGCGCTGCTGCGGCCTCGCGGCGTGCAACTGAACGCGATCCAGCGTGAGGTCTCGGACCTGTCGAACATCCGCATTTCCCCCGGCCATCGGGATGCCGAAGGGGGATCGCCCCATTCGGATATCCTCGAGATCCTGATCGCCGGCCAGTGGGTGCGCTACCAGATGGTGGCGCTCACTTCCGCGGGGGGCCCCGGTTCCCAAGCTGTTTTTTGGACCGAGCGGGACATCCTGCCCGACCCGCTCCCGGTCCCCACGCCGGCTCGCATCGTTCGCCCGTCAGTTGACGGCATCGAGGACGGACGGAGCATGCTGGTCATCCAGCGCACCCCGCCCGAGATGTACCGCATCGTCGAGTGGCGCAACGGGTTCTACCAGGGGACCGACAACGACCCGGCGAACTACCGGGCCGAAGTCCGTTTGTACCCGCTGCCCGACGCCGGCAGCACCTACCCGACCGGCGAGTCGTGGCTGCTCGTGGACGACGTGGACGTCGACCTCTCCGACCCGAAGCGGCTGCGGGCGGACGGCCCTGACCTCGTGACCGTCTCCGGCTCCAACGCCGTCACGACGGTCATCGGCCGGAACATGGAAGAGGTCGGGGTCAAGAAGGACGACATCCTCCGCATCCTGAGCGGTCCGGACAAGAACGACTACGTCGTGGCCGCCGACCCCAGCGGGCCGGGCAAGGCCGTCATCCTGTTGCAGGACCGGCTCAAGTCCCCGGGCACGGTGGCCTACGAGATCTTCTCCCCGCAGACGCCCGTCACCCTCCCGCTCATGGACGTGACCGAGGCCAACCTGCTCGATTCGACGGCGGGCACGACCAGCTCGGTGGTCCCGTTGGGCCAGCCGCTCGGTGCGGTGAGCAGCCAGTTCTCGAACGCCGGGAGCGGGATCAAGCATCGCGGCTACAACGCCGTGGTCGGCATCGTCGGTCTCTTCCCGTTCACGGGCGTCTACACCTTCACGCCCAGCGGCGCGAACCGCCTGGAGTTGAGCCTGTACAGCAAGACGTGGGGACACGTCGAAAAGACGCTCAACTCGGGGGGCCCGTACAATCTCGCGCTCGCGGTGGATGTCGTGCAGCTGCTGAGCGACCTCAACAGGTACCTGCCGATCACGTATTTCTACGCGATGCGGCCGGATGGATCGATCGCCGATCCGGCGACCATCGTCGATCTGGAACCGCTCTACCTGTGCGTGGCGAACCACGACTCGGATGAGGGGGCCGAGGAAAGCAGCAAGCTGGAGGCTTTCGGCACGGCGACCTTCTTCCTGGACGCCGGCGGCACCCACGTGACGCGTACCACCAGGACGATCACGTTCTTCGACGTCAACATCGCGACTCTGGGCTCCGGGATTTCGCCCTGGAACGACCTCGTGCAGATCGAGAACGGCGCGAACTCGGGCAAGGCATGGCCGATCCTCGAGCTCACGTCCAGCTTCGGAAACCTGCACCTGCAGCTCTTCCCGTGGGTCGACCTGCTCCCGCAGCGGAACACCATCGCCCGCATCGGCAGCCCGTCGATCGGGCTTGGTCGTACCTTCTTCCGTGACCCGACCCTGTTCGAGGTCAGCGAGGCGACTCGGTACGCGGCCGGCGATCTGCTGTTCGCTCCCGACGTTCGTCTTTGGACTACCAAGACGCCCGGCTACCCCGAGACGCTCAAGCCGACCGGCCTGTACTTCGATTCGACCTTCGTCCCTGGTGAGCAGTGGCTGGCCCTTCCGGACTTCTACCCCGAGTACAACATCGAGTTCTTCGACCGGATTGTGGCCGGCTGCCGGGACATCTGGTTCCTGCACGACTTCGGTGGTGGTGGCGGGGCGTGGACGCCTGCGGCCGGCACGTACGAGTTCAACTTCGCCTTCGAGAACGGGTCGACGCTCACCGTCAGCATCACCACGCCGGGAGCGGTGCCGTATACTCGGACCCAGCTCGAGACGATTTTCAACGCCGTGTTGGACCCTGGCGGGACGAGCCCCATCGCCGTCGACATCGACGATGGGCCGCTGCAGTACCTGGGTATCTCGACGCAAGAGCGGATCACGTCCATCACGGGCAACGGTATCGTGAGCCTCGGCGGCATGGAGCCCACGACGTACGGGACCCAGGGGAACCTGTCCTACCTGGGCCAGAACAACAGCTCGTTCTTCTTCTTCCTGGGTTCCCCGAGCACGCCGAACTACATCCGGGTCACGGGCAGCACGATCACGCCTCCGTACGAGGACAGCGCCCTGGCGAACGTCCAGTTCGTGGTGCAGCGGCTCGGCGCCCAGCGGTTCTCGGCGAAGAAGATCTCCGAGAGCATCCATGACAGCGGCCTGTACTACGCCGACGTGGAGCTCATGTCGCTCGGCACGGGCGACGAGTGGAACCTCGGTCCTGACGTGACGTTCGAAGAGTTGACGGGTTGGAAGGCGCTGGGCTACAGCATCCGGCCGGTCAACGAAGTCCTGTCGTTCAGCGTGCGCGAGACCCCCATCTTCAGCGCCACGCCCTACATCCAGGACCCGTCGGTGTCGGACGGCTACGTCGATCAGACGCCCGTCTACGGTTCCGGGCTGCGGCTCAACTACGATCGCGATCCGACGGTGGCGGCGGTGCAGACGTTGGCGGACAGCGAGGATGAGCGGGAGAACAACGAGTCCATCCTGGCCCGCTGCATGCGTCCGTGCGAGGTCTTCCTCACCGTCGAGTACTCCGGTGGTCTGGCCGAAACCGAGATGCGGAAGGAGATCGACAAGCTCATCGAGGCCCAGATGGACACGCTCGACGTGAGCGAGATCATCTATCGGATGCAGCAACTCGGGGCGACGTCGGTCGAGCTTCCGATCGAGATCGGCGCGGCGTTCCTGCGCCAGGACAGGACGTACAACCTGGTGGTGGCGAAGGACCGCGTGAGCGTGTCGCGGTTGGCGGCGTTCTCGGTCGGGCGGCTCACTCTCCGGAGACTCGGGTAGGCTTGACGATCATGCGGAACTCCGGCTCCACCGTGCGTGCCGCGTTCCCGAGGCGGGAGATGAAACCGGTCTCCGGGTCGAGCGCGAGGTCGCATGCCAGGCAAACGAGTCGGGTGATGCTGCTCGTGCCCGCCTGGATGGAGAGGGCGCAGCCGCAGCCGGGGCAGAGCTTCGGTCCCATGTTCATCCGGGGGACGAGCATGTCCACTTCCGGCGCCAGGATCGCCTTGATGTCCTCTTCCTTCATGAACTCGACGCCCATGCCGATCAGTCTCCAGCATTCCGCGGGGCGTTGCAAGGAGGCTGCCTGATGGGCATCGGCGCCCTGCGAGCCATCGCCGGTCCCGACCGGGTCGCCCCCAACGGGTTCGTGCTGGGGCTGGACGGGACGCGTAGCACAACCCCGTCCGGCAGCATCCAGTACGACTGGCGCATGATCCAGGTGCCCGAGGGCGATCCGCACCTGATCCACTACCCGCAGGCCGGCTTCCCCGGGCCGTTCGTCATCGAGCCGGAGACCATCCGCGTGGATGGGACGACGGTCGATCTCAACTGCGATCCGGGCAGCGCCGAAGTCCATTTCAGCGTCGGCGGCTTCCCGTTCGACCTCACCTCCCTGCCGGCGGCCCAGAGGCCTGTGGTAGGTGACCACCTGATCATCAGCGCCGGCCCGAACGCCGGCCTGTACTACGTGACCAGCACGCCGTTCGGCGCAGGCTTTGATCGGCTCGAAGTCGACCGACCGCTGGCAGCCCTCGAGACGACGGTGGCCTACGCCGTCTGCGCGGCCGACTCGCACCGGGTCACCATGAACTACGACCCGGCGGCCACGTCGCTGGGGGACGTACTGCTCATCGGGGGACGAGCGACGAAGATCGTCGGTCTCCCCGGCCCGACCACCATCGACGTCGAGGACGCCGTGCCGTTCGCCGGCGAGTCGTTCGACTACGCGATGGTGATTCGATCGGCCATCCTGATCAATGCGACGTCGCCCTACCCGTCGTTCGTCCCCGCGGTGCAAGGGGTCTACGCCGTCCGACTGTACGTCTACGACTCCGCCGTCGTTCCGCCCACCCGAAGCGACGCCGACGTGAGCATCATTTCGGTACTGGCGGCCAACACGGCGACTGGCCTGCCCGTCGACGCGTCGTGGCTGTGGCGCTCGATCGCCGATTTCTGGACGACGGTGTCGGACAAGACCTGGATGGAGACGTCGTGGCGCACCTTCATCCGTGCCTTTGGCGCCATGATCCAAGAGGCGTGGAACGTCCAGCTGTCCTACTCCCTGGGAAACTGCCAGGACGTGATGATGAGCCGCTGGATCGGCTACGAGCCGCTGCTCGAGGAGACCAACCCCGACACGGCCCTGCTGAACCGCCGCTTCGTCCCGGTCTATTCGGAAGAGCTGCCGGTAGCCGGCAACGTCTCCATCCTGATCACCGTCTTCGACGTCCCGGAGGGGATGTCCCTGCCGCTCACGCTGAACGTGACGACCCTGCCCGATTCGTTCAACGCTGCCATGGATGCGGCGGGCATCGCCGGTGTCAAGGCGCGGGTCGAGATGTTCAACGGGACTCGGCACCTGTCCATCCGTTCCGACAACTACGTGATCGAGGTGGCGGGCATCTTCGGGCCGGGGCGCAGGAACCATCTGGAAGGCCAGGCTTTGCGGATCGACGAGCACACGTTGTACCTGGTCACGGCCCCGGTCACGCCGATGGACTTCTACAAGACGAACTACGACGCCGACCTCACCTTGAAGAAGGGTGACATCATCAACCTCGGCGGGACCAACTTCACCATCGCGGCAGCCAACATGACGGACGCCGGCGGGGTGTCGTACCCGTTCACGTACGTGTCGACGGAAGAAGAGATTCCGGACCTGGGGATCGGCTACTCGTACCCCTTTGTCGTCCCCTCGTACTTCGAGTCGTCCGAGGTGGACTACCGGGACGAGCTGGTCGTTCCGGGCGATCTGGTGTTCGTCGAGGTCACCGATTCGGCGGGCGTCCGGACGGAGGGTTCGGAGACGGTGATGGGCGCTGGCTTCTATAGGCTCGGCGTGACCAGCCCGTACTTCTTCTGCAAGGACCGGACGGTGCTGCTCAAGTCGGTGCTGCGCCTGTTCTACGTTCCGATTGACTCCACCCACCTGTCCGTCCCCGTCTTGAAAGAGGACGCCGAGGCCCGGAAGGGGTGGAAGGAGTACGAGCACTACGTCGTCTCCGACCGGTGGGGCCAGCGGGCGCTGGTGTTCGACTTCAACTCGGAGTTGCAGGATGCCGGCTACCCGTCTGTGACTCGCGCGTTTGCGCCGGCCGTGACGGACAAGCCCTACCCGGCAGCCCGGATGTGGGCGGAGATCGTGTACGTCGACCAGCGTCCCGACCTCTCCGCCCGGTTCGGTACGGGGTTGGGGCTGGAGCTCGAAGACTCGCCGACACGGACCGGTTTCAGCTACCAGCGGGCCCTGCTCGGTCTGTGGTACTGCTACATCCACGGCAGCAAGCCCGGTTTCATCGAGCGCGGCATGTCGATCATCTGCGGCGCCCCGTTCTTCGAGGAGGACGGTGTCATCATCGACGCCCGTGTGCTCTCGGCCGAGAAGGGTTACCTCGTTGTCCGTGACCTGAAGCACCCGGAGATCGTCCGCGGCTACGTCTACCCGTTCAGCGTCGGGCTCGACATCAATCCCGCGACGGGCAAGGAGTACGCGGTCGGGGACACCGTCCGCTGGTTCGACACGGTGTCGAACGCCGCCATCTACCAGGACTACATCCGGGACCCGGACTTCATCCGCGGTCTGATCGCCGCGGGTATCATCACCGAGCCGGAGAAGATCCACCACTTCTGGCTCGCCGTGGACGCCGACATCATCGAGTCCGGGAGCTCGGCCGCCGTCCGGGCCGCCTACGAGTGGCTGATCGGTTTTCGGACCACCTACAACTACCCGTTCTTCGCCTTGCTCAAGAACCTGATGGACGACGTGCTGATCCACGACCACATGACGCTCAAGGTGATCATGCACTTCGTGGCCTACCCCGGCGCACGTTGGGGCGCCCCGATGTTCGATCGCCACCAGCTGTCGGGCCGGATGGTGCCTTGGGGGATGTTCTTCACTCCTGCCCTCCCCCCGGAGACGGGGGTCCACAACTACTTCGATACGGTCCTGGACGGGCGTGAGCACTACGCCGCGGTGCGTGTCGATGCTGGACCTCCGGCCATCGCGAAGATCGAGATTCACCACGTCCAGCCGGACGGGACGATCGGGGATCTGGTCGACCCGTTGCGGTACGGCATCATCCCGGGCGCCCTGTTCTGCTTGGTGGGTGCGACACCGGACCCGATCACGGTGGTCACGGCCACCGACATCACCCTCACGCTGCCCGCCCCGCTCCCGACGGACAACACCTACCTGTTCACCATCAGTTGCGAGCCCATCAGCGGGAAGTCGAACTGGGCCGGGTTCGATGACATGGTGTTCTACCTGCGCGACTATGTTCACATCTTCCTCCGGGACATGTCCGGTGGAGCGCCGGGTGTCCTGGTCGATGAGTTGATCGAGCCGCCTCCGGCCGGGTACCCTGGACCGGAACCGACGAGTGAGGTACCATGACCACGATGCGCCGCCAGCCCAGCCGGAATCTGAAGCAGACGATCCCGATCGTGGCCAACGTCCGAGTTCGGACGTTGCACAAGGGCCGCGTGGTCGACCAGCACAAGGGCCACAACATCTTCCTCAACGTGGGGCGCGACTGGCTGATCCAGCAGATCTCGCTGGGTGCCTACCCGATCGCGGCGGGAGACCCCATCCCGCCCCCGACGTTCGACCGCCGCATCGCCTTCATGGGCCTGGGCTGTGGCGGCCGCGAGCAGTCCGCTCCCGCCGATCAGGCCTGGGTCATCGCCAATGTCGACCCGCTGGCCACGTTCCTGCAGGACGACACCGACGTCACGAAGACGGGGCTCGAAGTTCCGGCCCTGATTTCGGGGGGCGTCTACGCCAAGCCGATCCTGTCGGTGACCTACTCGGCGCCGGTCGGGCCGGCTCCCGGATTCCAGGTCTGGGTCAAGTACACGGCGCTCTGGACGGTCGGCGAGATCAACAACGCCTACGGCGGGGACGACGTGCCCATCACCGAGGCTGCCATGTACCCGTACATCGACGACGGCGGCGGCAACTTCAAGGAGCTCTCCCTGGCGGACATGAAGATCGCGGCTTCGTCCTACGAGAACTTCCGGCCGGTGGTGAAAGCGGTCGACTACGAGCTCGAGGTCCAGTGGACGTACCGGGTCTGAGGTGTAGCCGATGACGTTTCCGACCAAGAACTACCCCGGCTTCATCCATCGTCACGTCCCTGCCGGAGACACCGACAACCTGGTGACCCGCTACGAGGGCGCTCCGAATGCCAACCGGCGCCCGTACATCGGCGAGCCTCCTGCGAAGGGGTTTCCCGAGAATCCGCCCGGAACGACGTACCCTGCCGGTACGACCCTCATCGGTTTCGGTGAGGACGTCGAGTCGAAGACGGTCAACCGGGCGCTCTACGCGCTGCACAGCTCCATCGACTCGCTGGCCGACCGTCCGCGCTACGTCATGCAGCGGGTCTACGGCCTGCTTGGCCCTGGTGGGTCCGTTTCCAAGGTCAACTTGGCCGACGCCACCTGGGGTGTGACGTGCCCGTCGAACGATCAGCTCGTGTACCTTGGCCCCCCCGGGACCGCGTCGGCCGGGGCGAAGGAGTATGTTGCGGCCCTGATCAAGTTCGGGGACGACAACTGGGTTCCGCTTCGTGACAACGACCTGCAGCTGGTGACCGTCATCGACGTCCAGGACAGTGGCGGCCTCTCGTTGTACCCGCTTGCCCTGCCCGGCCCTGGCTATTTCCCGGACGGGAAGTGCGGGAAGGTGATCGAGTTCGACTGGATGGACGGCAGGAAGTGCCGTCTCGCTGAGGAAGATGTCGGCGGCCCGGATACCGACCTCGTCTCCTTGGCCCAGCTCTGTCTGTTCAACTACTCTCGCCTGGCGCGTCTGGCGCAGAACCAGCGGGACCAGTTCTGGAAGGCGTTCGCCGTCGTCAACAACCACGTGGCCGGCGCCGGCAACTTTCTCACGACCGACTGGGACTTGGTCGCAGCGCAGGACTGGCAGGTTGGTGACGTCATCTACCTGACGACGGTTGCCCTGACGCCGCAGGTCGAGTTCGACCGCGTGTTCGACTACAGCGGATCGGACATCTGTCTCCTGTTCGGGTCGTTCGATCGTGCGAGCAACCGGGATGACGCGGGCACCGTTCGGGAGCTCGTGAAGGAGGTCAGCCGAGCTCGGGATCTCACGCCGACCATCGTCGGCCGGATGCCGCAGACGCCCGGCGGGGGGCCCAACAGCCCGTACGACTACGACGGCCTGGGGGCGATGTTCTTCGCCGACCTCCGTGGCGCGAGCCTCTTCCCCCTTGGACCGCGCATCAAGACCGGCTTCGTCGTCGCCTGCGAAGAGGACAGCGGTGCCGGGAACCGCCACGCGGGCTACGGCTTCGTCCATCTGATGGCCATGGAGTTCACGGGGGACACGGTTCTCGGCCGGCTGCCGATCAACAACGAGTTCCAGCCGGGCGGCGGGGCGGGGAAGATCGATCTGCTCGGTGGAAACCGATGGCTGAACCCCGGCACGGGGGACACCGACATCATCATCGGGACCGACATGGTCGAGGTCTACGACAAGACCGGCGGCGCGGTCGGAGACCTGCTGGGCGTCTACTTCATCCAGGCGCTCGATCCGGCCGGTCAGATCGCCACGCTGCTGACGATCGATGGGCGGGTCACCAGCTCCGAGCTCCCCGCGGCCAACGGGTACGTCCGGTTCGTGCGGCCCATCGTGCTGGACACCACCGGTATCGCGGGTCCCAGCCAGAGCATCCCCGGGATGATGACACTGATCGGCACGAAGAGTGGCGGGACCGAAAGCATCCCGCTGAAGCTCATCAACGGGGAGTCTTTCTGGCTGCTGCGGGGCTACCAGAAGACCGCCGTGGGTACTCTCCGTGGCGTCTTCTCCATGCGCTACGACGGCTTGACGCAGCCGACGGCCCTTCACATCTTGGCCGCATCCCTTCTGGACTTCCCGCTGTTCACCTTCAGCGCGTGGGACGCGGAGGCGCATCTGGAGTTCAACCGCCGTGGCAGCAGTGCCGTTGCCGCGTACGATGAGGTCGATGACGGTGGGCCTTCGAGCGCCACGAAGACGGGCTTCGCCGCCTACCTGCACGTCCAGCCTGTGGGTTTCAGCCGGGCGACGATCATGGACGTGGCCAGTAGCGGAAACCCCTGTACGGCCGCTGTCCCGCCCCTGCTGGTACTTGGTGGCGGGAAGCGGTGGGGGAATCTTCCTGACACCGATCTCTTCCTTCGCCACGACCTGGTCGAGTTCACCAACGCGGTGACCAAGACCACGTCGCTTTGGACGATCCACCACTTCATCGACAATGTCACGGCCCAGCTGATCCGCATCGACGGCGACCAGTCGGGTGCGGATCTCGTGCCCGGGGGAACCTGCCGCATTCTCCGGCCCCGGCTGCACCAGGCCGGCAACATGGTGTCTGTTGACGCCGGTACCCCGGTGCGGATCGGGGACGGCTTGCGCTTGCACGTTCCCGAGCCCGTCGCCGGGCCGCCGTTCCCGCTCTCGTTGGGCTACAGCCAGCTGCCGGGCCTCTCCGTGTACGGCCGGGACTGGACGGGTCTGCTTCCGGACATCGGTGGCGTGCCCGTCGGGCCGGACAAGGTGCTGTCGGTCCGGGCGTGGGCGTCGGGTGGCTACTACAACGAGGTCATCGAGGCGTTTGCTGACGGCCTGATGAAGATGGGCGAGGTCGAGGTGGCCACCGACATCACCTCGACGGGTGGCGACATCATCGCCGACACCGGGGACATCGAGGCGACGGCGGGTGACGTCAGAGCCCCCGTCGGAAACGTGGACGGGCTGGACCACCGGTTCTCCCCTACGGCCAGGACCTTGTACCACCACGTCAACCTGGCGGATGGCATCCTGCCGGAGCCCAACGACGCGGCGACGAACGACTGGGTGTACAAGTTCTTCTACCGCAACCCGCAGTACCCTTCCCCCGCCACGTACTGGTCGATCACGTTCAACGCCGGGTATTCCGCCGACGAGCACGAGGATCAGCAGATCATCTTCCCGGTCCATCTGCCGGAGGGCGCGATCGTCACGGAACTGGAGTTGCAGTACGCCTCCATCACTGGTGTTCCGGCGGACGGTGCGTTCAGCGCCCAGGCTAGGGCCCAGCTCATCGCCCGCCCGGTTGGCGCGGCGCCGGATGGATGGCAGACGCACCCGGGTCCGTCCCCCTACCACCCCTCCGTTCCGCTCGCGGACCCGCCCATCGTCGAGGCCTTGGTCAGCGTCGGCGTTCCCGCGCTTACCAACTTCCAGACGTTCGTCGGTGCGTGCGCTCACGTTGTGGCTTCCGAGACGCGGAGCCAGTACTACGTGCGCGTGCGCTCCGCGAAGAATCAGGCTGGCGGGCAACCGACCGAAGAGTACTTGTACGGCATCCGCATCAAGTACACGATGACCAACATTCGTCCGCCGGCGTAGGAGAAGCCGTGCCGAAGGCCATTCACGACCGGGCTATGCACCTCCTTCCCTCGATGAAGGAGACGTACCCACCGAAGAAGGCGAAGTCGGTCGCTTTTGCCGTCGCCACGCAGCAGGCGCACGCCAAGGGGCAGGCGCCCAAGGGCTTCGGCACCCCCCAGGGGAAGCGCGAGGCGAAGGCGAAGTTCGACAAGCCGAAGAGCGAGTACAAGTCGCTCAAGACCGGCTCCCTGAACTACGACCTGTGGCGGGCTTCCCAGGACGCGCTGACCCGTGGTACGCTCGGAGCCATGCAGAAGGAAGCTGCAAACCTGACGGCTGCCGGTCGGGAGAAGATCAAGCCGAAGAACTTCGCGCTTCCCAAGCAGGAGAAGTACCCGATCCACGACGCACCGCATGCCCGCAACGCCTTGGCCAGGGTGTCGCAGCACGGTACGCCTGCGGAGCGGGCCACGGTACGCTCGAAGGTCTATGCACGCTTTCCCGGCCTCAAGGAGCACCACGTGGAACGAACCGGACAGAACCCGACGGCTCCCCGGAACCTCAGGAAGCAGAAGCTCGGGGAGTTCTCCCCGCGGGCGGTCAAGGAAGCGCAGGCCCGTTCGGTGGTGGAGGAAATCCTGGGCATCCCGCGGGAGAAGCGGGGCCAGCTCGAGGGCCTGATGGGCGCGATGAACGCGCCGCAGGCCCCGACGGGCATGGACCCGGGCCTGGCGGCCGCCATCCAGGGCATGGGCGGCGGCTACGCCAGCGGTTCGCCCATGGACATGCCCAGCCGGTTCGATCAGGGCGGCTTCGGCGGCCCTGTGGCCAGGGGAGAAGCTCCGGCGGCCGGGCTGACGGACGAGACCCAGTCCCTGGAGGCCGTGCGCCGTGCGGCGGGCCTGCAGGCAATGATGGGGCCCGAGACCGCGAACGCCGCGGCTCAAGGTGGGCCGTCCCAGGCCGCCCTCCAGGAGATGACGGCCCTGTTCGGTCCGCAGGCGGCCGCGCAGGCCCTCCAGCAGGGTGGTCAGCAGCTCGGCACGCCGGCGTTGCAGCAGATGCTCGCGCTGAACGCGGAGGGGGCCCCGAACTACGAGTCGATGGTGATGGGCCCGGCTGCTGCGCCCGTCCCGGCTCCTGCGGCCGCCGGGCCTGCGGCTGCCCCGCAGGTGGCTGCCGCTCCGCCTCCGGCCGCTCCGGCCCCCACGGAAGTGGCCAAGGCTGCCGTCCCCGGTGGTGGCGGCATGAAGGTCCAGGCGTCGTTCCAGAAGCAGGCGAGGATGACCATGAAGAAGCAGGCGCTCAGCAGCAGCGACATCGGTTCGTTCTTCTCCGACCCGCGGGTCATCGGCGGTCTCGGCGGCGCGGTGGCCGGCGGCGCCGGTACGGCGCTGGCGACGCGGGGCATGAAGGACAAGAAGCGCCGCGGGTTGGCGATCGCGGGCGGCGCGGCGGCCGGTGGCGGCCTCGGCCTCGGCGCGGGCGAGATCTACCGCCGGATGCGCGGCGGTGGCCCGGCGTCGATCTCCCGCGGTGGGGATTCGGGCGTGCTGGGCCACGAGCTCAGTCACAGCCGGATGGGTGGTGGGCACCCGTCGCCGATCTCTCGCGGCATGGACCCGTACGCGCCCGGCATGCGGCGCATGGCGGCGTTCGATCCGCAGATGGCGGAGAAGCGGGCGATGCTCACGAAGGTCGCCGTCGGTTCGCCCAGCGGTGGTGTTGCCAGCGCGGCCGGCGGTGGAGCCACCTCCGTCCCCATGACGATGGGTGGTGGTTCGAGCGCCGGTGTCACGGGCCAGCCGACCACGTTCGCCAGCCCCAGCACCGGAGACGCGACCCGCGGAAGCATCGGCCCCTCCCCGACCACGCGTACGGCCGGACTCGAGGACTTCGAGTCCATCCTGGGCAACCTGCAGGAGCGGTCGTTCCAGGAGGCGAAGTACAAGTACGCGCAGTACGGCACTCCGGCGCCGAACTCCCTGAGGGAGATCCGGGACCGCGAGATCGGCATCCTCCCCGGTGCGGCGGCCCTGGGCGTGGGGGCGCACGTCGGGCGGAAGGCCCAGAGGGGACTGGAGGCCCGTGAGCTGGAGCGACTGCAGAACCTGTGGGCGGAGCGTGAGGCCCTGCCGACGGGTGCGATGCGCGACGCTCGTGGGATGCCTGCGAAAATCGTGGACCAGCAGGCCCGCGATGCGGCTCGCGCCGCGATCGACGCGGAGATCAAGAAGACCCCGGGGTACATCGCCAGGCGGCCCCGTCTCGTGGGCAAGAGCGTCGGTGAGCCCCTCATGAAGGCCCTTCCTCGCGCCGGCCTGATCGGCGGTGGCGCGTTGGCGGGTCTCTGGGGCGCGAAGGCGCTGTTCGGCAAGAAGTCGCCGGAGTCCTACTACAAGCAGGGCTCGTTCGCCGACTTCACGCGCGAGAAGCAGGCCCGGGAGGCGGGCTGGGTCGAGCGGCATCCGATGGCCACCGGATTCCTCGGCGGCTGGGCGGGAGGCCCCATCGGCGGTGGAGCGGCGGGCTCGGTCCTGCGTCACTCGCTCGAGGAAGGGATGACGGAGAAGGAGAAGGAGAAGATCCGCAAGCACCTCTCCTTCGCCGGTCGTCACCCTGTGTTCACGGGTGCCGCGTCCGGCCTCGCCGGCGGTCTCGGCGGGATGCTCGGAACGTCGGCGGTGTCGCAGTCCTACCAGCGGGCGCGGGGGAAGGCGAAGCACGGTGCCTTCCTCAAGCGGGCCCAGGAGCAGATGGGGTTCGCCGAGCGTCACCCGATGCTGACCGCGGGCGGGGGCGCCCTCGCCGGCGCCGCGGCCCTGCCGCTCCTGCAGAAGCTCTACGGCGCGACCCCGATGCCGGAGATGTCCGCGCTCGGCGGCGTCGCCGGTGGTGTCACCGGCTACGCGCTCGCGCAGCGTGCCCGCAATCGCCGCCGTCGCCAGCTCGAGCAGCAGGCGATGCAGGAGATGGCGATGCAACAGGGCGGCGGAAGCCCTTTCGGGGGCTAGCCGAGAAGTCGGCATTCCTCAAGACAGCCTGGGAAGGTGACGTCACCCGGTGGAAGACCCGTATTCACGGGCTGAATATCAACATCGAGCGGCCCATCGGGACGTTGTTCATCAACAAGCGGGAACGATACACGCACAACTACGGCTCGTTCCCGGGAACGATGGGAGCGGACAAGGATCCACTCGACGTGTTCGTCGGCCCCAACAAGAACTCGCGCCGGGCCTACGTGGTCGACAAGATGGACTGGCACGACCCGTCCAAGTTCGACGAGCACAAGGTCTACCTCAACTTCGGTACGAAGCGGGACGTCCTACGCAGTGCCAAGCACCACCACATCACGATCGGTAAGATCCGCCAGATCAGCCTTGGCGACCTCAAGCAGCAGGTACGCAGCGGCAGTCTGAAGCTAGCTGCTAGGGGGTTCCCCGTCGGGTCCGTTCCGTGGCATTTCCACAGCAGGCAGCACGGTGAGCTGAAGTCGTGTACGGGTCCGCGCACCTTCAGGGGAGAGAAGCAGGAACCGTACGAGGTCACCAAGCAGGACGGCAAGCTCCTCATCAACAAGGAGAAGGCTGTCGGTCACGGGATCAAGCGAAAGCCGACGCTGTTCAAGTTCACCAAGCGGGTGGGAGACAAGTGGGATTTGGCGAGTGGGGTGAAGCAGGCGGCTAGCCAACCTGAGGTAGAACAATAGCGATGGGTGAACTTCGAGCCGTTGGAAAGGGAATCGGCCGCCTGCACGGCGTGGGGCGTCTCCGGCGGGGCAGCCCGCTGACTGGACTCTTTGACGATATCCCCTGGGATGTCGTTGCCACGGATGTTACACCGAAGGCCTTCAAGTCCGTCGGGCGGGGGCGAGGGGCGGCTCGGTTGGCCAAGGCCTTGGCCCGCACTGCTTCGGAACGTCGGAAGAAGGGGCAGCACACGCACAAGGAAGCCGCCGTCGAGTTCAACACCTTCGTCGAGGAGTTCCTGAAGTACGCGGGCCCGCTGCCGATGGGCAGCTTCTTCTCTCGGGCCGCGGGTGTTCTTCCGCCGGCGCTGCCTACTGCGGCGAAGCGACTTGCTGCCCGTCTGAAGGTGCTGCCGCCCGAACAGGCGCAGGCCCTTCGGAGCATCACCACCGTCGGCGAGACGGTCAAGCCCCCGGTTTGGCTCCGCTAGATTTCGTGGTATTCTGACCCCGGCGGCGGAGAGGTGCCGTCTTCTGCTCCCCCCGGATCACGGCGCCTCCCGCCGCTGCTCTATCTGGAGTTCTGACGCATGATCGCCTCGAGGAAGGTGGCCTGTTCCACCTGCTCGATGAGCGAGTTGAACTTGGAGAGCAAGGGCGAACTGGAAAGGCTGCGGAAGGTCTGATCGATGGGGTTGGGTGCCCGAGCAAAAGCCGTTCCGGTCGGGCCCAGGACGTTGTTCATCGATCGTTGAAGGGTTCCTGCCCGAATGGCGGCGCCGCCCGAGCTGAACATGTTCCGACTGTACGCGGCCGTCCCGGGAATCGGCGGGGTCACAGGAATCGTGCTCACCGTGGGAGCGGGCGGAAGGATCCCGGCTTGCGTCACCTGGGGGATGCTGGACTGAGTTACCCCGGGGGCGCTAGGCATGGGACCCACTGCCGTCCTGCCGACTGTCCTGCCTAGCGGGTTGACCTGGGCCGGTGTGGGAGGTTGGTAGGCCGTCGGCCCGATCGGGTTCACGGGCGTCTGGGGCTTGATGATCGTCGCCCTTGTCACGCCTTCATAGCTGGGCCGAAGGGGGGCGATCTGCGGAAGGGGGCGGCGTTTGAACCAGAGCGGGAGAGCCTGGCCTGTTCTCATGCGCCCAAGGGGGTCGATCATGGTTTCGCCGGCCGCCATGTTTCGCGGGGAGAGGAAGGGTTTCCCTTGCAGGACTCGTGGGGCGTTCTGAAGGAGATTCCGCAGCGGAGAGGACTCCACCATTCGGGTGCCGGCTTTGGCCGCGGTGCCGCCCATCCGGGCCAGCAGCCCCCCTTGGCTTCCTGCCCGGGCCATCAGTTTCCCCGCCCCTCCCAGGAGCCTTCCCAACAAGGCCCACTGGGCCTCCTTCTGGAAGGCCTCCCACCTCACCTGTTCGAGTGTCATGGCGTCGTCCTCGGGAGTCCGGTGTAGGGGGGCACGACGATGCCCCACGGATCGTCGCGTACCAGGCTGGGGTCGAGCATGTCGAACTCGGCCGCGTCGGGCACCTCGATGATGCGGTGGAGCGGGGTCCCGGCGATCCAGAACTCGATCTGCGCCCCCCGCACCAGCGGGAACCAGACGTCGCCGTGTCGGTCGATCACCTTCGACTGGCCGCCGATCACCAGCCTTCCGGAGACGGAGGGCGGGACGTAGCGGTTGCCGACATGAGCGATGGCGCCCGCTGCAGCCCGGCCGTCGGTGTCGACCGCGTGGGCGTGACCGACGGCGAGCAGGTCGAGGTCCAGGCTGAGTTCCGTACCTGGGTACGAGAACAGCGGCTCCGACTCCCGCGGCGGCGCAGCGTTGATGAAGCGGTAGCGGTACGACCAGTCCGAATCGCCGTTCTCGTCGGTGAACGGGTAGATCACCTGGCCCGCGACCAGCAGGACGTCGCCGGCGAGGCCGAACGCGGTGTCGTTGAGCGCGACACCCAGGTTCACGCAGGCGTCCCCGCCATCCACCTTCAGGCAGGCGTCGGTGCCCGTGTCGAGCGTGCGGAGCACGAGCGTGTCCCCGTCGACCACGCAGTCGAGCTGGGCGGACGCCCCGTTGAGCTCCGTCATCGCGTCCGTCGCCGACACCGGGTCCGGCGTCGTGAAGATGTGGCTGAACAGCGTCCCGTCCGGCAGCGTGAGGTTCAGGTACTTCCCGCTGATGGCGTACGGCCCGTCCTTCCGGCAGCGGGTGGACGCCGGCTTTGCGGTCGTGTCCGTGAGCGGTGACCACGGGCCGCCGCCGGACATCGCGCGGTCGATCCGGATGTGCGTGTAGAGCGTCAGCAGGGTGGCAACGTCCTGGGCGTACAACAGGAGATCGGTTCGAACCCTGGTGATCTCGAAGTTCATGCCGTCAGCTCCGCGATCGTGTCGGCGATGAGGTCGGAGTACGACGCCCCGGTCGTGTACCGGGAGATGTGGACGTCATCCCCGCTGGCCTGCACCTTCTCGAGGAATGCCGCTTCCGACTCCAGCTCCTTCTTCGCCGTGCTGTGCCAGGCGGTGACGGCTTCCTTGAGCTTGGTGAGCTTCTCGTTCACCGGCCGGCTCCCTGCTGCGGCTGCTGACGCGCCTGACGCGCCTGGTTCTGCTGGAGGCCGCGGAACTGGCCCTTGATCTGCTGGGCGATCGCGGCCTGCTGCATCTGCTGTTGCATCTGCTGCTGCTGGCCCTGCATGTACTGCTGCTGCGCGTTGGTCGCGATCTGGTCAGCTTGCTGGGCCGGGACGCGCAGCTGGCCCATCTTCTGGCCCATCATCGCGTCCGGCGGCACGCCCATCTGGTAGGCGGCCAGCTGGTTCAGCATGTCCTGGGACGGGGCCTGCATCTGGGCCTGGAGTTCCTGCTCCCGGGCGAGTGCCTGTTCGAGCTGGGCTTGCTGCTGGGCATCGAGATGGGCCATCTGCTTGCGGGCCCGGTAGTTGCTGATGCTGCGGCCGATGGCGCCCATAGCTGGCATGGCGGCGCCGACACCGAGCGCGGGGCCGAGCAGATAGTCCGGGATGCCCGTCGCACGCTCGCCGCCGAGGGCGCGGGACGCGGCGTAGCCACCGATCCCGTACACGACCGGCTTCATGAGGTCCGCGAGCGTGCCGCTGAACCCCTGGTCCTGCGCCCACTTCTCCATCGCTCCACAGAAGGACGCGATCTCCACTTGGCGCACCAGGTTCATCGTTCACCTCCGACGTTCATGTAGCGGGCGATGATGCCGGCGACCCGCTTTCGCGTGCGGGAGATCGTCGCCTGCGACGTCCGCAACTTTTTTGCCATCTGGGACGCCGACAGCGGTTTCTGGCGGCCGATCCCGTACGTAGCTTTGAACACGAACTTCTCCCGCGGCCCGAGCTCGGAGGGCAACAGCTGCATGACCTCCTTGAAGCGGGACGGCGAGAACGAGCGCGGGTCGCGCAGCTTGAACATCTCCGGGTCGAGCACTCGGCGGGAGAGCCCCTTCTGGAGCGAGCCCACCTGCCGCGGCGTCCAGTGCAGCTTTCTCGCCAGCGCGTAGTCGGTCGGCGGCCGCCCCATCGCGGAGGTCATCCGGTCCCGCGTCGTGATCAGCGCCTGGATCTTGTGGGTCTGGTGCTGCGGGATGCGGGCCGGGTTCTGGTAGGTCGTCACGAAGCGGTTGAGGCCGCGCAGCTGCCAGGCGACGTGCGTGGACAGCTGGGCCTTCCCGGGGTTGAAGGACTTGATCCCCTTGATCGCGAGGTCTTCCGCCTTCGACTGGATGGCCTCCGACGGGATGTTCACCTTCCCGGCGTACTGGTTGACGGCGTTGTGAACGAGCGGATCGAGGTTGTCGAGCAGCGGTTCGAGGTCTCCGCGCTTGCGGCCGCCCTGGTTCCACTGGTTCCAGAGCTGGAGATCCTGGGTCGAAGTGCCGCTCATGGCCCTCAGGATACATCAGGGTCAGGCCCGAGGACAACTGGAGGGTTGGCGGGTGAAAAAAGAAGAGGGAATCAGCCGTACGGGCCGCGCATCCCGCCGCCCATGCCCATCATGTTGCCCATCCCGCCCATGAGGCTGGGACCGAGGAGAGCGCCGAGAGCCGCGCCGCCCCACTTGCCGCCGGGCAGGGCGTTGCCAATCGACGGGTACTTGTTGGCAAGCCAGTAGCCCAGGGCGCCGGTGAGCAGCGGGTTCTGCGTGAGACCCGTGAGGCCACCAGGACCCATCAAGCCCCCCTGGCCGCCGCTGGTCACGCTGCCGACGAGGCCGGGCAGGACGCCGGCGCCGACCATGGCGCCGAGCCAGCCGGGGAGTCCGACCTTGTCGGCCATCTTGTAGCCGCCGTACAGGCCGGCCAGGCCGAGTCCGAATCGACCGAGGCCGCCGACTCCCGGTGCTTCCTGGGCGCTGGGGGTGATGGCCGATCCGAGGCCGTAGGCACCGAGGCCGAGGCCGAGAAGGCCCTTGCCGACCAGACCGAAAGACTGCTTCTCCAAGCCCGCCTTCTTCAGGATCTCCTGCACCGCGTCGCGATCGAGACGGCACGCGATGTCGGCCCTCTTCTCCTGCATCCGCTGGGCCGCACGCAGGGCCGCAGCGATCGGGCTGGCCGTCTTGGGCATCGCCCGCTGGAACGCGATGCGGTTGCGGACGACGAGCGCCGCGGTCTTCCCCTCCTGGCTCTGCGCCAGTGCGGCTGCCAGTTCCGGGTACTGCTCGGGATTCTGCATCGCCTTCTCCGCCATCGCCTGTTGCCAGGCGGCCGCTTCACCGGACCACTCCCCGCCGCCGCCCTCGCGTTCCATCCATTCGCCCTTGTTGATGTCGTTCGAGATGGAGAAGCCCCCGGGGGCGATGCCGAAGTTGACAGCGAGGCTCCGAAGCACGGGGTCCGCCATGGCAGTCGGGAGGTCGTTGCCGTACCGCTCGAGGAACTGCTCTTTCGACTCGATGCCCGTGGCGTTCTGCGCTTCGCCTGTGGTCGTGGGCATATCCTTGCGGATCTGACCGATGGCCGTTCCGCCTTGCGTACGGTCGATGTAGTTCTTGATCGGGTTCCAGACGGCGCCGCCCAAAGCCATCCCGACCGCGAGGGGTGCGCCGACACCGGGGATCATCATCAGGGGGGCCGTTGCCAGCATGCCGGTCGTGCCCATGCCGAACGGGTTGAGGGCACCACCGAGAGCCTGAAGGCCGATGTCCTTCGTCTTCTGCCATCCGCTCTGGTCGCCCCACGGACGGGGGGTCGTCCAATCGGTCGGCGGAGTCCAGACCTGGCCACCACCCCCGCCAGGGATGTCGGAGAACCCGGAGGGGGTGCTCGTCGACGGCGGAGGGGCGGTCGGTACGTCCGGGGCGGGCGGGATGTAGTTCGGCACCGCCGGCGCAGGCGGTGGCGGAAGGTTGCCGCTGACCGGCGGAACCGGGGGAGGCGGAAGGGGCGCCGGGTCCGCGCCCAACTTGTCGATGCGCCCGATTCGCAGGCTCGCGACCACGGGTGGCAAACCGAGGTCCTGCGCCGACGTTCCCGCCGGATTCATGGTCCCGACGGTCGTATTGCCGTGGAACTCGCCCGGCTTCTGCGACTTGGCAAAAAGATTGCGTTGCAGCTGCATCCCTCCAACAGGGGGCGGCGGGGTCAGTTTGTAGCTGGCCCCGCCGAGCCCCTTGCTGGAAGGTGCGGTGACTTTCCCGGCTCCCGGCGTGTTCGTGATCGGCGACGGTGCCGCAGGCCCAGTGGCACCCATCTTCTTCAGGAGCGTCGCCAGACGCATCGGGGTGGACTTGCCCCTGGACTTCAGCAGTTTCCCTCCTCGCAGCATGTGGGAGGAGATCGCCAACTTAGCGAACAGGGGATCCATGAGCCGGATGGTAGCAGTCAGTTCGCCGCGGTGTCAACGCGGTGGGCCGGCGCCTTCTTCTCCTTCTCCGTCTCCTTCTCCTTGCAGAACGGGCAGTGCTCGAGGTTGAGCACGATCGGATCGGGCGGCTGGACGCGGTACGTGGCCCGCATCTTCTTCGCCAGCGGGTGGTCCGGCTTGAGGACGCCTTCCGAGTGACAGCCGGAGCAGGACCAGTAGACCCCGCCTGCCTTCACGATCTTGTCGGCCTCCTCGAGCTTCCTCGTGCATTCCGGGCAGAGCGCCCGGTCCATGTCCTTCTCGTACAGCTCCTTCTCTCCGCACGCGTGGCAGAGGTCGGGCTTGGAGGCGAACCCGAGATGCCAGTGCCGGCAGCTGCGGCAGACGTAGGCTTTGCCCGAGGGGTTGAAGCAGAGCCTACGGGTCGCGATGACCTGCTCCGAGCAGCCGGCACATTCCTGGGTCGTCACCTTCACTCGTTCGCCAGGTATTCGTCCACTGCAGCGCACCCCTCCCAGACATCCCGCAACGGGACCATCGTGGTCACGCCGTCGATCGTGTTCGGAATCTCCGTGTTGCAGAGCACCCGGTACTGAGCCAGGATGCGATTCAGGTAGGTGGTGTTCCCGTCCCGGCCGCTGTTGTAGCGTCCGATCCAGTCCATCCAGATGAGCTCGTCGTCGTTCGGGTGCGCCCGAACGTACGCCTCGCGGTGGGAGGCCATCTCGGCACATCCCAGGGCGATGTTGTTCGCCGGGTCCAGGACGAGTTCCCGCCTGTCCGAAGGGCTGCGGGGGAGCGTGATGTCCGTCCCCGGGATCCGCATCCCCGAACGCACCCAGCGGTCGGCCGGGTGGAGCTGCATCATGCCCAGCTCGCCCGCGGAGCAGACCCAGAAGTTCAGCTTGTCACCCACGGTGCTGACGTTGATGGCATCGCGGGCACAGGTCCTGGACCCGCAGGACCACTCGATGTGCTCCTGTCCCTCGCGATTGGGGTTGGGAGTCCGGCTGACGATTTTCGACAGCGGAATGACCCGTTCGCACGGCTCGGTGAGGAAGCTCGATTCCCGGGCGATGACGGAGGCGATCAGGACGGGGTCGTCGATCTTCTCCCTCTCGCTTCCTCCCAGGATCGCCTCCGCGATGGAGTGGACGCGTTCGGCCTTCGCCTCGTTGCGCGAGACGCAGACCGTGTCCTCCTCCTCGCAGTCGCCCGGTCCCCAGTGCGGCGCGATGGCGATGATGAGAGCGACCAACCATTCGATAACCATAGTCTTTCTCCTTCTCCTGCAGTAAGCGGGAGCCCCGGGGTTGCCCCCAAGGGCCCCCCCTACTGCTGTTGAGGTTCTAGGAATACAGGAGAATGGGCAGGACCGTCAACCTGGGGTCAGTCGTCCTCGTCGTCCCCGTCCATCTCGGGGATCGTCTCCTCCTGCTTGCCCTTCCCCACCTTGGGGGCAGGCTCGGACACCGTGGCGGGCGCGTCCACCACCATACCGAACATGCCGGACAGGGACGCCCCGACCAGGGCGAAGGCGTCTCGAATCTCGCCCCGGACGATGTCCCGGATGTCGGTCATCTGGGCCGCCGACAAGAAGACGAAGTCCTTCCGGACCGACATCTCGGCGGAAGGGGCCGTCTTCGGCAGGGGTTCCTTGGCGATCTCCTGGAGCTCCTGCGGGGTGGGCGGAGCGGCCGGCGCGGGCGTGGCCTTCGGCTTCTCCTGTCCCTTCGCGAACTTGGCCGCGTCCTGCTTGGGCGGGAGCGGGGCGTCGTCGCTCACCGGCTTCGGCGGGGCCGGGGCGTCATCGTCGTCATCGTCGTCGTCATCGTCGCTGCTCTTGCTGGTGACGGCGGAGGCGTCCTGCACGCCCGGGTAGTAGGGCTCCGGCTTCTTCTCGGCCGGCTTGGCCTTCTTCTCCGGCTTCTTCTCCTCCGTGTTCGACGGGGCGGCCGGCGCCGTCGAGCCGGACTCGAGCAGGTCGGCGAGGGCGTTCAGCACGGCCGGGATGGACGTCGCGCCGTCGTCCGCCAGGCCCTTGACCTCCGGCGGGAACGTCGCCTGGGTCAGGCTCATGTAGGCCGTGACCGGCTTCGTCGGCAAGCCGTTGGCCAGGTCGAACGCGGCGGTGGCGACCTTCATCAGGGCCAGCCGGTTCGCCCTCGTGTCGTCGTGCTTCTCCTTGGCATTCTCCCGAAGAATCGCGGCGGCCTGGGTACGTTCGCTCTTGTTGAGGGACACCATCATCGCGGTCCACGACATCGGCATCGGTTCGACCTCCTTCTCCAGATTGAAGACATGGCGGTTATGCACGAGGCAACTCACCACCGTGAAGTCCGGGCACGTAACGCACCCGTCCTGTTGCAGGGGACATTCCACCTGGTAGTAGACGTCCTCCCAGTTCTTCGCGGCCCAGTCCATGATGTAGTAGCGCCAGCTCTCGATCAGGCACGGCTCCAGGGTCACGTCGACATCGGAACTGGCAGGGCCAGGCGCCAGGATGTCCTCCATGGTTTGCCGCTCGACGTAGTACGGGAGCCGGAGCCCCTGCTCCCGCAGCACGGCCCGCAGCTCCGTGTCGTTGAACTCGTTCAGATCGGCCACGGGGGCACCTCATCCAGTTCGTACAGGCGCATCAGGGTGGCCGCCGGCCCTTCGAGCTTCGTGATGACGACCCGGAAGTTCTGGCGGTCGTCGATCCCCAGGCCCTCCATCAGGCCATCCTCCGTGACCTTGATCCGGTTGCTGGCGTCCATCTTGATCAGCTTCCCCTTCTTGTCGTACAGCGACGGGAAGCGGCACCAGATTTCCAGCTCGAACTTCGCGCTGGCCTCGAACGACGGCATCCCTGCCGCCTTCCAGGCTTCGGTCACGGCCGTGTGCAGCGCGTTCTTGAAGGCGCCGCCCTCCTCCGTCAGGACGCGTTTCCCGCGGCCATGCGGGAGCGTGAAGTACATGTGGTTCACGCTGGGCCCGATCTCGGCGATCAGCACTTCCAGGGCGAGCTTCTTCATCCTGCCTTCCTTTCCAAGTACGCCCTCCGGGACAGCTCGTCGGCCTGGGTGTTCTGCTCCCGCGGCACCCAGGTGAATCGAACTTCGGCGAACTTCGACATCATCCCCCGGACTCGATCGCGGAGCGCCTTCAGGTGCTCCTTGCTCACCCCGTATTTGCCGGTGAGCTGGTATACCACGAGCTGGCTATCGGACACGATCATGATCCGCGAGCCGGGGCAGTGCTCGGCCAGCCAGGTGAGCGCCTCGATGACCGCCTGGTACTCCGCCACGTTGCTCGTGGCCCCTTCGCCTTCGCAGGCGATGCCGTAGCCGTACCCAATGCGGATCCTTTCGAGGTAGGGCTTGCTCAGGGGAGTGGCGACGTCCTCGAACGCAATCCATCCCCAGCAGGCCACACCGCCCGGGTTCTTCTCCTGGATCGAGCCGTCGGTGTGGACCTGGATCATCAGCCCTCCTGCGCCTTCTTCTTCCCGAACAGCTCGCTCATCGAGTCGTGGAACCCCAGGCACTTCTCGACCGTGGAGCGGGTGGCCGTGCCGCGGTCGTCCACAGCGTCGCTCCGGTAGGCGTCCCAGAGCGGGATGTGCATCAGGCGCACCCGCGAGCCGACGCCGGTCACGATGTAGTGGGCCTGGCCGTCGGCGACCGGCCAGGAGCAGACGCGCCCGATCTGCAGGCCGGGCTTGGAGCTCTCGTCGAGCTTCTTCATCCGCTCCCAGATCGCTTCCTCCTCCTTCCCCCGGGCGTCCCAGTCGATGTGCTCCCCGGTGTTGCCCAGCATGATCCGGTCCGCCTCATCCTGGATCTTCTGAGCCGCATCGAAGATGGCGTGGGCTTCGGCCACGCGCTCCATCATGGTGGGCGACGTACCCGGCGGCGCGACGATCGTCATCTTGCCCTTCGCGAGGACCTTGACGGCGGGCTTCTCCTTCTCGTCGAGCACCTTCACGATCCAGTTGGGCGGGAAGCGGTAGCCGCGGCCGTTCAACTCGTCGATGTTGGCGCTAACCTTCGAGCGCCCCAAGCCGGTGTACGTGCCGTGGTAGGTGGTGTTGCCGCGCCAGCGGATCTCGACGCGGGCCCCGATCGGGATGGCCCGCAGCTTCGAGAGACTGCCCACGTCCGCGATGTGCCGGACGTCCTTGAGCCGGCCGACCAACATCTTGTGCATCTCGAGCAGCTCCTTCTCATCGGTGACCTCCAGCAGGAGGTCCAGGAACTTCCGATCCATGTCTTTCTCCTTCCTCACGGGAACGGCCGGTAGCAGAAGTCGCAGCGGTTGTTGTCGCAGCCGTGCGGATTTCCCTTCAGGGTGGACGGACAGATGAACGGGAGCAGACGCAGCGGACAGTTTGCTTGCACGCGGGCCGGCAGGCGCCTCGCCCCGTGATGCTCTGCGAACACCACGTTGGCCACACCCGCTCCCTGAGCGATTCCGTCGAAAGCGGCCCAGGCGTGAATCGCGTTCTTCGGAATCCAGTTCAAGCGGCCGGGGTAGCTCGACGCATCCATCGAGAACACGATCTGCCACTTCTCGGGGTCGAGCAGTTTCGCCTTCTTGTGCCGGGTGTAGGTCACGCAGGTGAGAGGCGCACGGTTGTCCTTCAGCAGCGCGACTTCCAGTTGGCACTGGCCGGCGACCCAGTTGGCGAACCGCGGGTAGCGGGCGATGTCGCCGACGTGGGAGAACCGGATGCGCGGCGACCGGCGGAAGGGCGACTCCCTCGCATCCTTCAGGGACAGCTTCACGGCCTGGCGGATCTTGGGCACCAGCAGGTACGTCAGCTGGTTGTGCTCCTGCCGGTCCCCGTTCTCCCACAGTTCCGCGATGAGCGAGTTGTACGCCCCGCGTTGGACGGACATCGGGGCCGCGTCGCGCCCGTCATGGGCGTAGCACTTGTCGATGCAGAGTGGCGAAGGCATGCAGCTCTCGAGGCCGAGCCGGAACGAGACGCCCTGCTTCGAGCTGCGCCCGAAGACGTCGCCCTTGAACAGGACGTTGAACCGGTCCTTCCGCCCGCGGACGTGGTTCATGATCGCCTTCTCGAGGTGGACCCGGATGTTGTACAGGGCCCCGCGGCTCAGCTGCCGTGGGCTGTCCTTCCTGCGGGCCATGCCGCACAGGCGGCCGTAGTTCTGCAGGTCGAACAGGCGTGGAGGCTTCGGTTGCTGCTCGAGCCACCGTTTGCCCCACTCGGCGACGGTCTTGTCGTTCATCCGTCCTTCTTCTCGTCGACGCCGGGCAGCTTCTGCTGACTGTCGTCCAGGTTGACGTGGACGCGTACCCCCGGCAGATGCGGCTGGAGCCGGAAACACTCCGCCTCGTGGAGCATCTGGTTCTCCGGGTCTCGGAACACGAACGTCTCGTACAACTGGCCTCCTTCCGTCCAGCGGCTGTACTCGACGCACTCCCACCCCTTCTCGTTCTTGATGCTGATCACGGTCCGGGTACCTCCTTCTTCCACACGAACGCCAGGTTGGCGTGCGGGTGCCACTCGATCTTCTTGCAGACCTTTCCCAGCGTGCCCTGGATGACGCGCCGGAAGCCGGCCTTCGAGTAGGGTTTCTGGAACGTGCCCTTCCGGGTCACCACGCCGTCACCCCACTTCTTCCCGCTCGAGCCGTTGTAGGCGGTCACGATCAGGCATTCGGTCGCTCGGCTCAGGGCGTCGAGTAGCACGCAGTGCCGCTCTTCCGGGTCTTCGATCACGTTGATGACGTTGGACAGGATGACGACGTTCGCCACGGGACGCGGGCAGGCGTTGGCCAGGTAGATGCCCAGGTACATCTCCGTGATGGCTTTGAAGGCGCTCCGCGTTTCGGTTCGCGGGTCCCAGCCGGTGACGTGGTGATAGCCCAACATCTTGAGCTGGCGCACGTCATCTCCGTAGCCGCAGCCGTAGTCCAGGATGATCGAACAGGGCTTGATGATGCCCGCCTTGATGCCGCGGCTGGCCGCCACCGACAGGTTGTTCGGGTGGTGGATCGCGGTCTTTTCCCGCGGAAACTTCCAGTGCTTCAGTCCCACGCCCGCCCCGCGTTCTCGCCGCGGATGCTGCCGCTGAAGCTGAGCTTCAGGCCCTCGATGGCCCGGGAGACCAGCGCCATGCGGCGATGCAGCGCGGACTTGTGCGTGCCCAGGAGCACGGCCTCCTGCTCGTGGATCTGCAGCCGCTTCCGGGCGCTGATGATGAGCTCGTTGAGCTCGATGTCCCCGTCCGGCTGGTCCTGCTTCACGGAGGCCAGGATGTGCTTGAGGTTGTTCTTCCACTCGCCGACGAGCAGCTCGGCGATCGCGTGCGAGTAGTTGACGTGCTCGTAGTGGGCCTCGTAGAGCCGGAACAGGTTGATCACCTCTCCCGGCGGGAGGTCCGCCAGCTGGGTCGGCGTGTCCGGCAGCTCTTCCTCCGGCTGCGACGGTTGCCTCAGGCCCTTCTGCTCGAGCCGCCGCTTCACGATCTCGAGGGTAGCGTATTCGAACGACTCGTCACTCTTCACAGTTCGCATCAACCCACTTCTCCCTGTTCTTGCAGCAGTACGAGTACTGGCAATCCCGGCACCAGAACGGGTTCACGTCCGTGGGCGGGAGCTTGCCCTCCATGGTCGCTTCGAGCACACGGTGGATTTTCGCCTCCGTCATCGCCCAGAGTTCCGGGTCGAAGATGTGATCGAACCCGCGGATGTCGGCCAGATTGCCGCGGTTGAAGTAGAGCACCTCGCCTTCGCGGACGTCGAGCAGGTACATGTACGTGTTGAGTTGCTCGACGTGCTCCTTCTTCGCGGTCTTGAGGGCAGCCATCTGGTTCTCGCCGGTGGTCTTGAACTCGACCACCTTGTGGTTGCCGTCGGGCCCGTTGCCGTAGCCGTCGAGCTTGCAGCGGATGAACAGGGGGGCGGCCCGGGTGCAGTTCTCGGCCGTCAGCTTGATCTCGTACTGGAACGTCCAGCCCGGGCGGACGGCCGGGAGGTGCTTGTCGAACATCTTCTCGATCATCTCGTGGACGGAGCTGCCGTCCTCCATCCGCAGCACGCTCTCCGCCGAGTTGTGGTACTTGGGCGGGACCTGCATCATCTCGAAGGTCATCTTCCGTGGGCAGTAGAGGGAGGAGGGCTTGATCGAGGGCGACGGGTCGTGGCCCTCCTTCCCCATCTTTTTCAGGATGTCCCTGAACGCCGATTCGAAGAACGCCATGTCACACCTTTCCCAGCGGGCTGTCGATCAGCCGGCTCCTCAGATAACGGCGCAGGTTGCGGACTGCGCTGCTGACCCGTTTGCCTCTACGATCCGACTCGAACACGTACTCCGGCGAGCCGTAGCCGGCGAACCGGTAGGCTCGAAGTAGCAGGGACCCGTGGACGTAGTTCTGGTCCATGTGTTGCAGCAGGTGATCCGAGTCTCCGCCGAGCGTCACTTCGCTCGGGGACCCGTTGCCCTTTGCCAGTGGCAGTCTGCACAACAGGCAGTCGCCATCTTCCGGGACCGGCCAGTCCTTGTGGAGCTGCTTCCGGACGTGTCCGATGAACTTCTCGATTCGCATCTCAAGCGCCTTCTTCTTCGCGACCTCGCCCAGTCCACCGACGAGCAGTTCAACCTTCCCGTTGATGCGGGCGATGACGCCTTCGGCGAACGGGACCGCCTTCTTCGAGTCCCCGATCATCCAGACCCGGTTCTGCACGAACACCTGCTGTGGGAAATCGAGCAACCGCAGGATCATGTTCAACCGGTCCTTGGTCGTGGGCGTGCGGTGACCTCGGGTCCAGAGCCGGATGTGTTTGCCGTCGTAGGACAGTTCGGCGATGTCGCTGTTCCAGAAGCGGAACATCTGACTCCCGTTGACGGCGAACCGGAACGTGTTCCGGTCGATCCGCCGGAGCGTCTGCGGGTCGAACCCGCTGTAGGAGGCCGTGATCGCTTCCCGGGCGTCAGAGAGAGTCATCTCCGACCCCCGGGTTACGATCACGCTTCCGTGCGTTCCCTGCGGGACCGCCATGCTACTCGTCGTACCCTTCGTAGATCGGGGGCATGCTGTACACGGTCGTCAGCGTGGTCTTCCACTTCTCCCGCAGGCTCTCGTCCGAGCGGGCGGCCTCGAGCAGGCCGTCCTTCCCGCCGATGTCGCGGCCGTAGGATTCCACCACGTCGCCCTCGCCGTCGCACAAGTCCCACTTCCCACCGCCGGTGTGAACGAGCATGTTGTGCTCGTGCAGCGTATCGAAGAGGTCCTTCACGATGTCGAAGCCGGTATCGTAGTAGAAGTCGACGGCACCCCGGGCGCCCTCGTGGACGCCGCACTGGCCCTTCGCGATCTGCCAGTACGTGGTGTGCCCGATGACGACGTCGTTCCGCCGAAGCCGCGGCCCGTGGTTGAGCCAGATGTCGACGCGCTTGGCGTGCTTCAGGGCGTTGGCGCCGGCGACCTTCCAGGGAAGGCCCTTCGCGCTCACGTCGGCCCGCGTCTGGTTGATCATGAGGCAGGTGGTCAGGTTGTCCTTCTCGTGCGGCTTGGACTTCCGGGCCTGCTGGAACCGGTTCGTGAAGGAGCCGATGACGGAGTTGATGTTGCGGGCGTACGGACGCTCGCCGCCCACCTGAACCTCCACCATCTTCCCCTGCTCCTTCCGCTCCACGTCATCCTGCGCCAGCAGGGCGGCGACGGAGTCGACGATGATCAGGCCGAAGTCATCGGTCTTGGTGACGTTGAGCACCTTCTGGAGCATGACCTCCGCCACGTCCAGGTCGATGTAGCCGACGCGCCCGACGGTGCGCGTGTAGTCGTCGCGCTCCTCCTTCGTGAGTTTGCGCCCCAGGCGCAGCTCCATCCGAACGAGTTCGGGCACGGACAGGGGGATCTGGAACCCGAGCTTGCGGGCGAAGTACTTGTCGATCTCGCCCTCGATCGGGCAGAGCGCGATGCCGCACTTCTTTCCCCGCATCTTCTGGTAGATGCCGGCGGTCTGGTAGCACAGCGCGTTCTTGCCGGTGCTGTCCGGACCGGCGATCTGCGCGATGACCCCCCGCGGGAAGCCACCCTCCATCGCCACGTCCAACCCCGGCAGGCCGGTCGGCATGCGGATGTCAAACACCGGCGAGATGTCGCTCGCCATCGTGATGAGATCCTTCCCGTACTTCTCCTTCACCTTCTTGTTGATCTCGTCCTTCACGGCCACAGCTTTCTTCACCATCTTTTTTCCTTTCTGGGCCTCGCCCCCTTCTGGGGGCCCCGCCCTACAACAGCTTCTCGGGAACGACGAAGTCGTCGAGTTTCAGGCGCCCCGGTTCCGTTTCACTTCTTCTACGTCTCCTTGTCGCTGTTCGTCAGCCGCTGGTCCTTGAGGAAGCGGATCGCCATGCTCATCCCCTCGATGAACGTGCTGCACTCGGCGTCACCGCGGAGAACGAGGCGAACCGTCGTGGGCTGAGAAGCCACCTCCTTCCCGTCGGCGTGCAGCTCCATGCAGACGCTGCCGAGATCCTTGATCAGGAGAACTGTCACTCCCCCGTGTCCGGCGTCACCGCCTTTCGGGCAGTTCGTCCCGGCCAGCACGGACATGATGCAGATGTCGGTCACTTCCACACCGATGAGGGGAATGCCGGTCGGCGTGTCGGTCTCCCCGACGACCTTCACGTACTTGTTGTTCTCGAACGCCTTGATGATCTCGTCAGTGGACATTCGTTTCCTTCTCCTTCTTCTCAAACGGTTCGGACCCGCACTTCGGGCAGACCGGGGGGTTGCCCGAGAGGGGCGACCCGCACTGCGGGCACTTCCCCGAGTCGGCCGCCTTCTTCGTCAGGTCGTTGTCCTTCTCGTAGCCGTACTTCTCCTTCATGGTGTCCTCCTCGACCTACAGGTCGATCAGCCGGCCCTTCTGTGGTTCCGGCTCTTCCGGCGTCTTGGCCCCGTTCGTCTCGTGGTACGCCTTCACGGAGGCGGCCACCTGTCCGCCGAGCCAGGGCGGCAGCATGCTCAGGGCCTCCTGCTCTTCTTCCGTGTTGAGCTGGTGCGTCCAGAACTTGACCAGCTCGGGGCACTCGAACTCGGGGAAGAGGTGGGCGTTGACGCGGACGCCCCGATCCCCGAACACCTGTACGCTGATGGTCACCACCTGCTTCCAGCAGGTGGGGTTGAACATCCAGGTCCGGTTCTCCTTCCACCAGACCCGGTTCTGCCAGTGGATCTCGCTCTTCACCCGGTCCACGAACTTGGCGTCGTACACGCTCTTCGTGATGAGAGCACCCCCGAACTTCGGGTGGATGCCGGGCTGGATGGTCACGCTCATTTCGCGGCCGCCCAGTTCTGCGCCCGCTTGCCCGACGAGGTCAGGGGCACGGCCAGTTTCAGTCCCACGGATTCGAGGCTGTGCTGCATGTGCTCGCCGACGAGGCGGTCGATCTCCTCGCCCGTTTCCTTCGGAACTTCGTTGACGAGCTCGTCGTGGACCTGCAGCTCGAGCTGGTTGCCCAGCTTCTGCAGCGTCGCGTCGAACCACACCAGGATCATGGCCAGCTTCACGGCGTCGGCGCCGCTGCCCTGGATCTTGGTGTTGAAGCTCTGTCGGTAGGCTTCAGCCTGGGCCGGCGTCTTGTCGAGCGCCGCGGCCGGCAGCGTGCGGAAGCGGCCGGTGATGGTCTGGACGCTCAGGGTCGACCGGGCCTCCTGGTGCGTGCGCTCGATGAACTTGAGCAGGACCTGGAACGGGGCGAAGAACTTGGTCTGGATCTCGATGGCCTTGTCGACGCTGCACTTCAGCAGGACGGCCAGCTTGCGAATGCCGCCGCCGTAGAGCGTCTCGAACCCGATGGTCTTCGCGCGGTCTCGGCAGACGAGGTAGTACACCTGCTCGTCGGTCAGCGGCTCGCCGGGCAGGCCGGCCTGCGCCGCCTTGCCCAGCGTGTCCTTCGCCCGGGAGGCGGCGATGATGCCCTCGTACGGGATGTCGAACGCGATGGCCGCGTTCCCGGAGTGGATGTCCTTCCCCTCCAGGATGATCTTGATCATGTTGGGGTCGCCCGAGAGGGCGGCGGCCAGCTTCATCTCCAGCTGGTCGTAGTCGCGGACCAGCAGCTCGAAACCGTCGTCCGCGATGAAGCACTCGCGGATCTTCTTCCCGTCCTTCGAGCGGGCGGGGATGTTCTGCAGGTTCGGCTCGTCGGATGCGAGCCGGCCCGTGTCCACCATCTGCGTGTACGACGTGTGGACCCGGTCGTTCGTGTCACGGAACTTGAGCAGCGGGTCGGCGTAGGTGCCGACGAGCTTGCTGAGCTGCCGGTAGCGAAGCACGAGCGCCGCTTCCGTCACGCCCTGTTCGACCCACATGCCCATGGTGACCTTGTCGAGCGAGGCCTTGGCTTCGCCCGACTCGCCGCCGACGGTGCGGCGGATGGTCTTGAGACCTCGCTCGAGCAGGAAGTAGTCCCGCAGTTGCGGAACGGAGTTGATGTTGATGGGTCGGCCGACCGCCTGGGCGAACTTCAGCTCCGTGTCCTGGATCTCCTTCGTCCAGTCCTCTCGTAGTTGCTCGAGCTTCCCAACGTCGATCTTCGCGCCCCGGCGCTCCATGCCCCAGAGCACCTCGGTGAAGGGAACCTCGATGGACGTGTACAGCTGCCAGAGATCCTGGCCGCGCCAGTTGTGGATGCGCTTGAGCTGCTTCTGGAGCGTCTGGTAGATCTGGAACGTGCCCCAGGCGTCGCAGGTGGCGTACTGGAGCACCTTCTCGATCGGGGCCGATTCGAGCAGCTGCTTCGCCGTCTTCTTCTTCGTCACCTTCCCGAACGTCTCCGAGAAGTCGGAGTAGCGGATGCTCCGCTCGTCGTCCGGGCCGTACAGGCTGACGAGCAGGTCCTTCAGCCTCTTCGACGACCGGCTGGTGTCCGACATGGTGGCCATGACGAGGGTGTCATGCCAGGGGCCCTTCACCTTCATCCCGACGTTGGCCAGCATGTGGACGTCGAACTTGCAGTTCGAGACGGCCAGACCTTCGGCGAAGAAGTTGGAGTGCCCTGCGACGGTGAGGCAGTACTGCCGGAGGCCCTTCCGGTACTTTCGCGGGCTGTACCCTCGGTACCGACCTTTCGTCCCCGACTTCCGGAGGAGCGGACCGACCTCGGTCACTTCGTCGGACCAGGAGCTGTCGGGCACCGAGGAGTACCAGTAGGAATCGGAGCAGAGGTGCTGGTACTTCTTCGGGGCCTTGTAGCTCATGCAGGTCGGGATGTAGGGCGCCACCTGTTCCCAGAATCGGTCGATTCGGGGATCGATGAGTGGACCCTGCGAGCCCGAGATTCGCAGGTACAGATGCCCGTCCTTGCGTGGCACGATCCTGGCCGGCCACCCGCGCTTCCGGAAGTTTGCGGCCAGCTGCCCGGCACCGGTCTTCCCCAGGGCCGTCACGCAGGCGTTCATCGAACACCCCTGCGTGGAACCGTCGTCGCAGATCCAGATCGCGACGGCGGGAACATCCAGGCGCTCCAACCATGGCTGCGTCAGAGTCTTCTTTCCCTGCCGGAGGCAGGCGTTCTCCACGTCGAGAAGCCTGGGGTCCGATTGGGTACGAAGCCGGGCCATCAGCGTACCCTTGGAGTTGGAGAACCCACCGTGACGGAAGGAGGGCTTTTCCAGAACGGCACCCAGGGAGCCGTTGAACACCATCTGCTTCAACGAGAGGTATGGGAACTGCCCGCTGGCGTGAGAGACTACAAGCATCGGGCTCCGGCACTTTGCGCCCTTCTGCCGGCGGATGGACATGTCTCCCAGGAGGGAGCCGTAGATGAGGGACCGCTCGGCCGCGGACAGGTTCGGCCGGGTCGTGCGAATCCTGTCCCCGATCTGGATCCGATCCGCCCGGACGCGGCCACGTTCCGTAAGGACCTCATGGTCCTTCGTGAGCCTCAGACAGCCCTTGCCTCGTACGCGGATGCGGAGCCAGTCCTTCCACTCCCGCGGCGGGTTGTTCACCCACCCGACGACCGGTCTGACCTCGACCTGCCCCGTCTTCTCGTTCAAGCAGTAGACGGGTCCGGGGTCCCTTTCGGCCACCATCCTGCTCAGCGTCTTCCGAGTGCCGTCCGCCTTCCAGACCCTACTGTCCCCGGTCAGGCAGTTGTGGAAGATCTTCACGGTCTGCGGGTCGCCCACCAGGCTTTCGAGGGCGGCGAACTCCTCGCTTCCGACCCGCAGGGCGACGCGCCGCTCCCCGTCACTCATGCTGACGAAGAGCGGCGCGTCCCGGATGATGTCGAGGCCGGTCGTCTCGGTGTCGATCGCCACCACCCCCTTCTCGCGGAAGGAGGCGCAGGCTGCCAGAACCGCGTCGGGGGTCTCGAGCATCTGCGGGCGACCGGCACCGAGATTCAGCCTCTGCATGCTACCGCTCCTCGGAGTAGTCCTGGTCCGAGCGCCGGACCGTGACGATCTCCTTCTGCTCCTTGAGGGTGCGCGGGGAGAACATGGCCTGCAGGTCGAACGGCTCGGCGTAGACCTTCAGCTGCTCCAGCAGCTCGCCCGCCGGGCGGACGCCCGTCACGGCCATCTGCGAGTAGTTGTCCTTCTTCACCGTCTTCAGGGACAGGATGGAGTTGAACACGTCCCGCACGCGGGGGTTGCCGCACTGGGAGCAGGTCTTCCACTCCTTGATCGGGACGGCGATCCCGCACTTGCGGCAGTAGAACTTGCCGTCCTTGCGGGCCCGGCGGAACTCCTCCTTGTTCTCCGCCGTCCTGACGATGAGGTCGTCGCCGCAGGCGCCGCAGACCAGCTTCGCCGTCTTGAGGGTGCCACCGCAGACGCAGCTCTTCTTCAGCTCGGTGTTGGCCTCGCTGACGATCTCCCAGTCCAGGTTGGACATGCTGAGCCACTTCCGGGCCGCCGGGACGGTCGGGTAGTCGTTCTTGCAGCCGGGGCACTCGGTGTCGTACACCTCGAGGCAGATCTTCGGGTAGCGCCGCTCCGGGTCCTTCTTGCTGGGCGTCATGTGGTAGGTGGCCAGGTGGATCACGGTGAACACGAACCGCGGCTTCGCCCGCACCTGCGCCGAGGGGATGGAGCAGATGTGACACGGGCTGTCGTTCGCCGGGCCGGCGGAACAGGGCAGCGACGTCCACTTCGGGCGGCCGTCCGTCCCCTGGTTGTCCCGGGCGAACATCGGGGTCTGGAACTGGGGCGGCACGTTGTGCCGCATGTAGCGGAGGTACGGATCGATCGACTCGACGATCTTGTTGTAGCCGTCGTGGAAGTAGCGGTTCTTGTACTTGCCCCGGACCATGATGACCTCCGAGGTGGTCTTCGGCGAGAGTCGCAGCTCGTCGTACTGCCCCTGCACGAAGGTCCGACGCCCCCCACCGACGTACTCCTGTCGGAAGTCGTCCCGATCGACCAGCACTCCACGTCCATCGTCGCTCATCTGATTCTCCTTCTTTCAGCCTCTATCGAGGCACGTTGCGACCTCCCCGAAGGTGAGGTCATCTGGCTGCTTGACGTCGCGGGGGTACCGTACCACCCCGACGCCGGCAGTCCTCTTACGCAGGTCGGCCTGCAACCGCCGGGTGGCATCCCGCCCGGCACCGTCGTTGTCCAGGAACAGCAGCACGGGCCAGCACAGGCTGGCGATCAAGCGCATCTGGTGGCTCTCGTAGGCGGCCCCGAAGAGGGCAACCACCTTCTCGAACCCTGCCATCATGACCCACATCAAGGCCTTGAAGCCCTCGACGACGACCAGCGGTCGCGAGTCGTTCATCGCCAGCACGGAGCGGTGGTTCCAGAGCGTCCACTTCGGGTCGACCTGGAACGGGAATCCCTGGTTGGGGCCGTAGGCCAGGTACTTCGGCTCTTCGCCGTACAGGAGTCGGTAGTCGGTGTGCGTCTCCGGGACGACCGCCCCGCCGACGACACCATGGAGTTTCCCGTCCGTTGACCGGACCGTGTAGATCACCCGGGTCCGGACGCTGTCGAAGCCGACTTCCATCCGGTCCAGGATCTCTCGGGTGAAGCCGGCACGGACGAGGTTGAGCGGGCGCCGGTTGAATGCGCCCAGGTAGTACTCCGGGCAGGTCGGGTGCTCGGCGTTCCGGAACTGGCGGCTGGGAGCGAGCGAGCGCAGGTCGCCGATCACGCGCCCGGACTCGTCCGTATTGATGCCCAGCTGCTCGAACAGCTGCTTGAGCGGGCCGCCGCGGCCGCAGGCGTGGCAACGCCACGTCCCCGAGCCGAAGTAGATGTAGGCGGCCGGACGCTTCTCGTCCCCGCCCTTGTGGAGCGGGCAGTAGATCAGCGCCCGGTCTTCCTTGACCTTCGCGACGCGGACGCCTGGGATGGAGACCCTCAAAACTGCGTCTCCACCTTCTTCAAGTACTCCCCGATGGTCTGGACGGTTTGCTCCTCCTCGTGATCCGTGAACGCCTCCTTCGCGGCGGCGCCCTCGAGCGCCTTGATCAGCTCGTCGAGAGGCACTTTCACCTTGTCACCGGGCCAGCCGGCCGACTTCTTCTTCCAAGCCACCACGGTCTTCGTCTTCGAGTCGATCAGCGCGAACACGGCCGTGACCGTGGGACCGAGCGCAGTCACGGCGATGCTCACCTTTCGGAGCTCGATGGCATCGGCCACGCATCCGGTCCCCTTCTTCATCTAGCCCTCCTTCAACCCGAACAGGTCCTGCACCTTCTTCTCGAGGGTGCGAAACTCCCGGACCAGCTTCAGCTGATCCCTATCGGGTTCTCCGTCCGATGACACCTCAACGACCGGGATTCCCCCCTTGGAAGCCACGACCGAGATGGTCGTTTTCCCGTCGCTGGCCCATTCCAAGGAGTCGTACTCGTAGCTCAAGTCCTGCGAGGCCAGGAACGGGACGCGGAGTTTCTGCAGCTCTTCGTAGTGCCCATCGGATTCGGTCTCGGTCATGTAGAGAATGCCGGGCGCGGGCTCCGTGGTCTCGTTGATGTCGTAGAACGCAGCGCCGAAACCCATGTCCTCGAAGACCTTCCGGTCCTGCTCCCGGCAGGTCACGCTCATCCAGGTACGTGGTCCGCTCATCTATCCCTCCATCAGGTCGTGGAAGTCGAAATCGCCCAGGGCCGTGCCGTGCTGATGGTGAACGGCCGGCTCACAGCTGCCCCTCGTTGTCGCGGACGATTGCCTTCAGCTCTTCGATCGCCTGCTGGAAGCGGTCGCGGCAGAACGCGGTCACCAGCGAGTCGAGCTGGCCCTTCGCCATCACCGCGTCGTTCTCCGTGCCCAGGACTTCGCCCGTCACGGAGTACCCGAAGTTGACGGACGAGAACGAGTTCACCGGTCCGCGCACGGTGAAATGGAGGGCGGCCGACACCTCGCGGATCAGGATCTTCCCGGGCTCGAGGACCTTCTTCTTGCGCGGCACGGCCTAGTCCCCCTTCAGGGCCGACAGGTCGATCTCCTTCGGTCCGGTGTGCCGCGGCGTTTCCTCGACTTCCTCGAACAGCATCTCGATGCCCGGCAGCGTGTTGGCGTCGAGCACGTTGCGGACGGCCGCGGTCTTGACCTTCGGCTCCAGCTCGACGAACTCCGGGAACCGGTCCTTGAGGAACTCCTTCGCGGACTCCACGTCGTGGCAGACGAACTTCCGCGGAATGCTCATCCGGTACATCGGGCTCGCCACCTTCGCCACCTTCAGGGCGCCGATGTGGATCGCGCGGCTCTGGTTGTACTCGTCCACCAGCTCGGCGAACTGGGTGAACGTCTCGCCGTGATCCCGCACGAAGGTCCGCAGCTTCTTCCGGCTCTCCAGCAGCTTGCGGAACGTGGAATCGACCATTTCCTTGTCACTCATGAGTCTTCTTCTCCTTCCAGGGCCTATCCTGGCCCAGCTTCTTGAACGCTTCGACCGTCATCTTTAGGTGCTTCAGCTGGTCCACCGTGGCGTGGAACAGGTCGGCCTTGTTGCCCTGCCGGAGCAGGAAGGCCGGATGGTAGATCGACAGGACCGGGTACTCGATCGTCCGCCCCTTCCCGGGAATGCGGACGGGGAACACGTCCTTGAGCGCCTCCTTCTGGGTCTTCTTGCCCGTGAGGCGCAAGGCAGCGGTCTTCCCCGCGGCCAGGATGACGACGGGGTCGACGACGTAGATCAGCTTCTCGAGCCGGGGCCAGCACGCGTTGATCTCGGTCTTCGACGGGGGCCGGTCCTTCTTCCGCAGCTTCCCGTGCTCTTCGATCTCCGACGTGGGCCTGCAGCACACCAGGTTGGTGATGTACATGGCCGCCCGCTCAAGCCCGGACATCTTGATCAAGTGGTTGAGCAGCTTCCCGGACTGCCCGATGAAGGGGCGACCTTCCAGGTCTTCGTCCTGGCCGGGGCCTTCGCCGATCACCATGATCTCGGCGTTGACAGGACCTGCCCCGAACACGAGGCAGTTGCGTTCCTTGGACAGCGAACAGCGGGAGCACTCCCGCCACTCGTTCACCAGATCCTGGAACTCGGCATTCCGATCGTAGGGCAAGAAAACACCTCCTCTCCACGTGCAAGGTCCTTATGACGGGGCCCCGGGGGAAGTTGCGGGCTACCTCTTGGCCCGGGAACGAACGGCATCACGGTGATGCCGAATAGTATGGCAGTTTGCACAGAGGATCACGCATTTCCGCACCTCCCGAAGAATCCGGTCCTTGGACCACCCGTGGCAGACAGCTTCTCCGAGATGAAGGTCCTTCCCTGTCTTGGATCGGTGATGAAACACCAACGCCCGATAGTCGCTGAAGCCGCAGGGGCAAGACCGACCCTTTTTCAGGGAGTCGATGAAGGCTCGGAGTTCACGCCGGCGCCGGATTCCAATCAGGCGCCTCTTCTCCCGCATCTCCGGCGTCTGCTCTCGTTTCCTGGCTGCTTCAAGCACGCGGTCTCGGTTCTTGCGGTACCACTCCCGGTTGTAGGCACGCCGCTTTTCCTCGTTCCTCTCCTTCCATTTCCGTGACCATTCCGGGTGCGCTCGCTGTGCGGCTCGAACCTGATCACGGTGCTCCCAATACCAGCGGCGTTCACGCTCCCGGATCTCATCTAGGTGCCTGTCCCGGTATCTCTGAACTCGGGCTCTCGCCTTTTCATCCATGCGCTGATCGTACCGAAACCGTCACAGAATGTCAAAGGTATAGGGGCCGCCACGACTCGCTGGCCATTCGTTGATAGTCCTCTTCAGTTTTCTGCAAAGTCCGTACACAGGCCCGCCGCCCTTTCCGACATCGTCCTGGACGACGATGACGATGGGATCCGGCTTGCTGGGATGCTCCCTCAGCAGACGGCCAATCACTTGCTGGAACAGGTTTTCGTCCTTGAAGGGCTCGCAGAGCACGAGCAGGCTCAGGGTGGGCGAGTCCAGGCCCTTCTGAGCGATTCGCATGATGCCGAGAACGACATCCGCCTCGGCGAGGATGGTCTGGCGTTTCGCCAGCGGCGTCTCCGACACGATGACGCCCGAGTTGGGGATGAGCTTGTTCAGGTTGTACAGGAACTCCTTGCGCTGGCTGATCACCAGCGTGCGGCGCCCCTGCCCGTACTTCCGAATCGCGGTGGCGATCTCGCGGGTCCGCTTCTCCTCCTCGGAGAGCGCGGTCCACATCTTCTGCACGTTGAGCTCGCCGTAGAGCACGGTGCGCCGGCGGAACGACGGGTCGTCGGTCAGGTTGCGGCTGCTCTCCGGCGTCCAGAAGTAGAACTTCGCCTTCAGCGGCTGGGAGAGATCCTGGAACACCACGGGGCCCAGGTGGTACTGGTACACGGGATCCAGGCGGTCCGTGCGGCTCGGCGTGGCGGACAGGCCCAGCCGGCGGCCGGTGAACACGGGGGCGACCAGGTTGAACTTGGGCGCAGCGGTGACGTGGCACTCGTCGTAGATCACCATCCCGAACCTGCGCCGCAGCTCGTCCGGGAACCCCTTCTCCAGCGCCTTGAGCAGGGACTGCACGGAGGCGAGCACCACCGGGTGGTGCCATTCCTTTTTGCCGCCGTAGACGCGCCCGATGGGGATGTCGGACGGCGAGATGAACAGGCCGATCATCTTCGCCCACTGCTCGAGGATGGACGTCTCGTCGGTGACGATCAGGAGCGGGACACGATGCTGGGCCCAGATGTGCAGGCCGACAGGTGACTTCCCGTTCCCGCAATTGTGGATCACGATCCCGTTTGCCACGAAGCTGTTGTACGGGCTTTGGCAAGCCACGTCGTAGACGACTTCCTCCCCTGCCGGTTTGATCTTCACTACCGGCACGAGGGTCGGCACGCTCACCTGCCCGCTATCGGTGACCACGAGGGATCTGACCGTGAGGCCTCCGTCGATGGAACGGTACCCGTGGAGGGTGAGCACCTCGTGATCGGAGGTGAGCTTCAGTTTCTTCCCGTCCCCCAGCTCCAGGAGGAAAACGGGGCGCACGCCAACTTCGGTGACGTCGATCACGCGGTTCAAACCGATCCGGTTTCCGATAAGGGACCGGATGTTGGTAGGGATACCGAGATCCCACTTTCTTGGGGCCGTACCCCGCAAGGCTCGGTACACCCATTCGACGGTCATCCTCTTCCCGATGCCTGCTCGGTTGATGTTGATCAGCGTGTCGCCGGTGACGCATGCAAGCGAGACGATCCCGTCGTCCGCTTTCAGCGCGGCCTCGACCGCGTCGGTCTGGATGCTCAGTTCGGGGCGCAGCTTGTCGAGCTGCACCTTGGAGTAGATGTCGATCTCCTCGTACTTCTCCGGGCGCAGGTCGACCAGTTCGACCCCCATGCTGCGGATGGTTTCCCGCTCGAGGAAGTGCCGCGGCACCCCCAGGTGGTGGGCCTGCTCGACGTACGAGTGGAAGCCCTTGAGCGAGTTGTACTCCGAGTTCCCGTAGATGAAGGTGAGCGCCGCCTTCAGCCCCTTCACGTTGAAGCGGGACTTCGGCAGCCAGATCATGCCGTCCTCGTACGCTTTGGTTTCGTCCCAGGTCATGTTCACCATCCTCTCTATCGGGGTTGGGCCCCGATTTCAACAGGCCATCGGCTTGACACCCCTCGGGGGTCTGGAATACCCTGAACACCATGAGCAGGCCGAAGCAGGCGGATCTCACCGGCACCAACCTGATGCCGTTCTCGCACCAGTCGAAGGCGTCGATCCAGAAGGGACTCGACAAGTCGAGGGGTCTCATGGCGATCAAGAAGGCGCAGGAAGCGCCCTCCACGCTCCCGCCCTCCGACGAGGAATCCCCCGTGAGGGAGCTCATCCAGGAGACCCAGCCGACCACGGCGACGGAAGAGGAAGGCGACCCGGCCGCGGGGGACAACCTCACCAGCAAGGCGACGGAGGGGCCGGAGAAGGTCGGACTTTTCGCTGCGTACATGCGGCAGAAGCAGGCGGCCGGTCGGGGTCTGGGGCCCGGCCGTGGGCAGGGTCCCGGCGCGAAGTACGGCCCCGGTGCCGGACTCCGTCTCGGCGCTCGGAGGCAGGGTGGGCAAGGCCTGGGGGTCGCCCTCTGGCGCAAGGCACACCCGTTGACCGACAAGCAGCGGTCGGAGATCGCTGCCTGCCAGCAGCGCAAAGGGCGGACCGTGAAGCAGGGGTCTCTGCGCTTCGCGGATCCCGTGCGGCAGAAGTACCCGCTCGACGCGTACGATGACGTCGTCGAGGCCAACCGCTACTTCGACAAGTACGCTGCCGAGTTCGACCCGATCACCCGGCGGATGATGGCCACCAACATCTTCAACCGCTGCAGCGAAATCGGCATCCCGTCCATGCAGAAGGTCGCTGAGGAGGCGATGCGGAAGGTAGCGTCGGTCGAGGCGATCCGGAGCCACCTGTTCGCCCGTTCGACGTTCTACGGTCGGGACACCGAAGCCGGCCAGATGTACCGCGGCCTGATGGACAAGGCCGCCTCGCTCCACCCCCAGGTGATGATGGAAGTCGTGGCCCAGCTCGATGCCCGCTACGGCGGGGCCGACTTCTGGGAGACGCATCTCCCGAATCCGCAGGACGTCGTCTTCGAGAAGACGGCCCAGGAAGAAAGCAAGAGCCCGGCGGAATACTCTTATGACTTCGGAACCTGGAGAGTTTCAGGGACCGACCTCGTGAGGCTGGCCCGCCGTAGCAAGCACGTCGATGCCCGGTTCGGCCCCGAGTTCGCGGAGCTGTTCCGGGACGACCCGATCGGCTTCTTCAACCACCTGCCCACCCCGGAGAAGGAAGTCATGGGGCGGATGGCGCATGACCTGGACTCGCCCGGCGTGAACCACCCCCAGATGAACCAGTAGTACTCACCCCACGCGGGATGCGTGGGTTTTGGCCGCGGGAGCGGCGAGGAGGTTCGACATGGGAATCAATCGTGACCTGGCCCTGGCGAAGCGGATGGCGCGTCACCCGACGCGGGCGTACTGGCTGACCCGCTCGGACGCGGGCGTCGGCGCCGAGCTGCGTGACCTCCGCGCGTCGCTCGACGACGTGGCGTTCGGGATCGAGCAGGGCAACCTGCCGAAGCTGCTCTGCACGGACCTCGTCGGCCCGCTGAGCGTGAAGGTGGGCGCGGCGGGAGCGAAGCTGTACGTGCCCGCCCTGCTCGACGGCTACGAGAAGGCGGCCTACCGCTGGACGTACTCGGTCGGCAAGCAGCTGATCATCACCGCGGTGAAGCCGGGGGAGCTCGGCAACCGGATCAAGATCGTCTTCGCGTCCGACCCGGCCGATGCGGTCACCAGCGACGGCAACGTGATCACGATCAAGATCGACAACGACGGCGCGACCGTGCCGGCGGACCTGCAGACCCTGGTGGCGGCGGACCGGAAGATCAGCCAGCTGATCGCCATCACGTCCACCGACGCCACGGCGATCCCGGACGCCTTCGCGCTGGCCGGCCCGTCGGGCTACCTCGTCGGCGGCACGGGCCTCTCCTGGGGCGGCTACGTCTCGTCGACCTGGGAGGCCAACACCGGCATCCTGTTCAAGGCGACGAAGCCGGGCGCCGCGGCGGCGAAGTACCAGCTCGAGTTCCAGACCGGCAACGCGGTCGCGACGCCGACCATCACGGCCACCCGCAAGAAGTGCATCATCAAGTACAAGGCCGCCACCACGACGTGCGCCGAGGTCGTCACGGCGGTCAACGCCGACGGCGTCGCGAAGGAGCACGTCCGTGCGATGGCGACCGCGGGCGGCGCCGGCAACTTCGCGGAGACGAACCTCAAGGTCGTCGAGCTCGGCGAGGACCAGGGCACGGTCGTGTTCGTCGACACGTTCCAGGCCGAGGTGGTCGAGATCGCGGCGACGTACGTGAAGGTGAACATCGTGGCGGCCTCCAGCGTCCGCCAGCCGGTGCTCGCCAACGTGCGCCTGCTCTACGGCCTCATCGACCACGGCTCGATCCCGGTGCTCACCGCCGCGTAGTCCCCCCCTTCGTCTTCACCTCTGGACGTTCCGCCCCGCCTCGGCGTAGTATGCCCATGTGCCGAACTTGGAGAGCATCTTCTACACCCGCCCGGACGCGCACCCGATCGCGTTGACGCTCAGCCTCTCCAACCGCTACGGGAAGGAATGGGTCAACTGGGAGCCGGAGACGCTTTGGATCACGCTGGCCCGTGCGGGCATCCAGCCGTCGGCGCATACCCGGGCGAAGATCCAGGCCGTCCGGACGATGTTGGGTAGCACCTGGTTCTTCGACCGTTGGGAGGTGTTTCAGCTCTGCTGCCAGGCGGTCAACAACAACCTCCCCAACTTCGAAATCTGTCGCCCGGCGACGGTGCCGCAGTTGTTCCATGCGGTCTGGGCCGCCGAACAGATCTGCCCGAAGACGGAGTACAGCGACGAAGTCCGGCGTTGGATTGCCGCCTGCGCCCTCAGCGAGGGCGTCGTCTACCTTCCGCCCCCGCTCGATTTCGCGCAGAAGGAAGCGGCGCGGGTCGAGTACCGCTGTACGAAGTGCGGCAACGTCGATCCCGACGAGAGCACCCCGGAATGCGACTGGTGTGGTGCCCCACCCGAGTTCCTGGAGAAGAAGCCCAAGTACGTCGACCCCGACTTCATCCGCCCGATGTGGGACCTGGTGAAGGACAAGCCGTCAGGGACGGTTGACCTCGACGAAGATCTGGTTGGAGTTCATCTCGCGAAGCTGCTGGTCGCCCGTGACTATCTGGACAGCCGGCGGGAGTTGGCGGAGAATCAGGTCCGGGAGTTGGGACTGTGGCGTTGATGATTCCGGCGGGACCGCGGTGGCAAAAAAGAGCGGGCGCCTCGTCCGTGATCGCCGAAGACATCACCCGTCTCCTCCGGGCCGAACTTCGTCCCGTCGCCAATCCGGTGACGACCGCGTGGGGGCAGCACAAGACCCATGAGGACTTCCGCAAGGTGGAACAGCGGAAGAAGCCGAAGGTCGCGGCCTACAAGCCTATCGACGTGGCGTACGTGATCAAGTTCGCGGCCGCCCAAAGGAAGCCGGGGCCCATCCCCACCCATCAGGCAGGCATCGACGCCATGCTCAAGGAAGCGCAATGGGCCGGGTTGGGGGCGCTTGTCGCCCGCCTTGGAGGGTTTCTCGGGCGCCGGGCGGGTACGTTCCTTCCGCGCCTCGGGGGGGCGCTCCAGAGGGGTGGTTCCGCCATGGTCCGTTCCGCTCCGCTGCGGGCTGCAAACTGGGAGCGGTGGATGGCGAACGCGGCGTCGCGGCGGATTCCCACCCTTCCGGCATCGGCCGCACGGCAGCTCCCGCCTGCCAAGATCCCGGTGCGGGCCCCTGCGGCGTTGGAACCCCATCCGGTCAACTTTCCCGGAGCCCACAAGGGTCTTCCACCTTCTCCTACGGCCGCGGGCGGCGCGGCTGCCGGAACGGCGGCGAAGGGCGGGAAGATGGGGCTCATCGACTCGTACAAGAGCGTCTTCCAGCCCGGCGGAATGAAGGCGCTGTGGGCTGACAAGTGGATCCGGTACCCCACGTACATCTCGGCGGCCATGCAGGCGCCCGCCGTGCTGCGCGGTGAGCAGGACCCGCTGACGGCGGCTTTCAACATCCTGGCCCCGCTGCCTGCATTCAGGGCGGGTGTCATTCCTGGCCTGGCCGCGAGCTTCGCGGCGCCGGCGATCAGCAGCCGGTTCATGGGCGGCGGCCAGCAGCAGTTGCCGCCTCCGCCTCCGCAGGCATCCCAGGCTCCGGTCACGATCAACATGCCGCCCCCGTCGATGCCCATGCAGATGCCTGCGATGCCTCAGATGCCCAGCATGATCCCGGGAGTGAGGACGGTATGATCTATCCCCCGATCCCGAGGCCGATGATGAAGCAGGCCGACTTCCTGCAGGCCGCGATGGCGGCGAAGGGAAAGTTCCTGCCTTGGTTCGCTCGCTCCATCCACGGAACGACAGGCTGGCTCCCGGGAATGGCCCGACGGTCGGCCGCTGAGCAGACGGAGATCCTGAAGCGCATCGGTGCGGGGCAGCACGGAGCAGTCAAGGGCCTCCAGGAAGCCGAGGCCGCGCTGGCCAAGGTCAGGGGAACGCCGGCCGAGGCGCGGGCCTTGAAAGCTCTGAACAGGGCGAAGGCCGAACTGGAGTGGGCGACGACCACGGGCGGAACGATTCCCGGCATGGCGCAGGCGTTCGTCAGGGAACCGGGGAAGGTGGTTTCCCAGAGCTGGAAGTCGATGAGCCCGGTCCACAAGGGCCTCTTCGGGTACTTCGGCTACACCGGGGCACGGGACGTGACGCGAACGCCGGAATCGGAATACGGTCGGCCCGGCTCACCGTACAAGTCCAGGCTTCACCACTTCGGATCCGAGCTCGGCTCGAATCTGACGTGGCTCGCCGGCGCCCCGCTTGGCCTGGTCCCCAGCATCGCCGGGTTCGTCGGCGGCGGTGCCGTGGGTGGTCTGCCGGGACGGCTGATGGCTCGGCCTCCGGCCCCGTTGCCCCCGGAGTACTCGGAGTACCCGGAGTACCAGGGCCAGGGTTAGGGGGTAGTCGATGTCGACGCCGTCCGAGTTCCAACCCCTTGCGTCGAAGAACCCGATCTTCAACGCGGAGCGCGGGATCGCATACCCGTCGCCGTTCTTCGATGTTGCGTCGACGTACATCCCCCGGTCCGTCAAGTCGCTGTACCGCTGGTGCGACTTCTACTTCCGTACCAACCCCCTGATCAACGCCATCTGCACGAAGCTGTCCGAGTACCCGATCACGGACGTCGTGATCGAGTCGCCGAACGACGACATCCGCCTGAAGTGGGAGGACTACCTCTTCGACCGGCTGCAGTACAAGTCGTTCGAGATCGGGGCGGCACTCGACTACCACGTCTTCGGCGCGTGCATCATCACCTTCAGCTTCCCGTTCCGGAAGCTGCTGACCTGCATGCACTGCAACCACGAGGTCGACGCGGAGACGAACAAGAAGTGGTGGCGGTACGCGGTCGACCGCTTCCTGCTGAAGTGCCCGAAGTGCGGTCAAAGCGGGAAGGCCCGGGCACGGGATCGCTACGTCGGGGCCGTCGAGGGCATCCGGCTCATGCGCCGGAACCCGATCGACATCGACGTCCACTACCACGAGGAATCGGGCAAGGTGGACTACGTCTACAACCCGCCGCCCGACCTCCGCGCCGACATCGTCTCGGGGAAGAAGCACGTCGTCGCCAACTGCGCCCAGGAGCTGCTCGAGGCCGTCCGGCTCGGCCGCTCCATCCGGCTCAACCCCGAGAACCTGTTCTACCTGAAGCGCACCACCTGCTCGACCCGCGAGCAGGGCCTCGGGTCGCCGGTCATCCTGCCCGTGCTCAAGGACGTCTTCTACCTCCAGATTCTCAAGAAGGCGCAGGAGGCCCTGTCGCTCGGGACGATCATCCCGCTCCGCATCTTCTTCCCGCAGGCCGGCGGGCCGATGCAGGACCCGGTGATGAACGTCAACCTGTCCGAGTGGCGCAACATGCTGGAGCTGGAGCTCCGCAAGTTCCGCTACGACCCGCTCTACACGCCGATCCTCCCGTTCCCGGTCGGCCACCAGATGGTCGGCGGCGAAGGCCGGGCGCTCCTGCTGTCGCAGGAGATCCGGGTGATGTCCGAACAGATCATCGTCGGCATGGGCTATCCGCCGTCGTTGGTGTTCGGCGACGTGGCTTGGTCCGGTTCGTCCATCGCGCTTCGGATGTTGGAGAACAGTTTTCTCCGCTTCATCGAGCAGCGGAAGCTGCTGCTCAAGTGGGTGTGCAAGACGTCGGCGAAGTATCTCCACTGGGAGATCCCCGACTGGCACGTGAAGCCGTTCAAGATGGCTGACGACATCCAGCGCCAGTCGATGTCGATGAACCTGAACCAGATGGGCGCCATCTCCCGCGAGACCATGCTGGCGGGCATGGACTACAACCCGGCCCGCGAGCAGGAACTTGTCGCCCAGGAGCGCAAGGAGAATCTGACGACGATGGCCGAGCAGGGGAAGGCGTCGGCCCGCGTGCAGGGTGAGACGATGCTGGTCCAGGCCGAGTACCAAGCGAAGGCGCAGATGATCCAGGGCCAGGTCCAGCAGGCTCTGGGCGTTGGTTCGCAGGTCCGCATCCCCGGTGCCGTCGGTGGCCCGCAGGGCATCGAAGCCCCCAGCCCCAAGAACCCCTACACGGGTGCCTTGCAGGGGCTCGACGCCCGCGTCGTTCCGCGGAAGCTGGCCGAGCAGATCTCCGCCATGCCACAGGAACAAAAAAGCATGGCACTCACCCAGCTCCAGGCCTCCCAGCCGGAGCTGTACGCCCAGGTCATGAAGACGCTGGTCCCCGCTCCTTCGGGATCCGCCCCGGGCGCCCGGGCCATGCCCGAGCAGCGTCCGCCTCGAGCCGGCCCCAACACCGCGATGATCTAGAGGGGGTTCCGCCCGGGGCTCCCTTACCGCTTGCGCTGGTATCGGGAGCCCCGAGCGAGGCGTGCCTGCGTCGTTTCCGGCGCGGGCCGTGGAAGTCTTGCAGGCCTGGGTTTGACCTCGTCCAGCAGGAGATCGGTGACACCTTCACCGATCAGTTCGGCTCCTACTAGGGCGATGGTCTTCGCCAGCCACAGCCAGGGCATCAGCCGAAGAGGATGCGGATGAGCCAGATGATTCCTTCACCGGCTCGCCGCGTGGGATTGTTCTTCATGCCTCCTGATGCACGGAGTGCCCGTGGAATCCCACGGCGGAGTCGGGGGAAACCCCCCGTGGTGCGTCGCGCAGGAAAGCGGGGTCCTACGGTCAGCATCTCTCTTATGACGGTGCCGGTACCGGTTCTTGCGCTGTGGACTGCAGATGCAGGTTCGGTGTACGCTCTGGCTCATGGCGAAGCCGCCCCCGTACGCTGCTGACCCGCGTGGGATGTTCGAAAACCTCCGGAATCGCCTGGTGGAGACGGTCAAAGGCGTTTTCCCCATCATCGGGAAGCGGAACGTGCTCGAGCTCGAGGACATTCGGTACTCGAAAGAGCCGGACATGCGGGACGTGGACTCCCAGTTGAACGCCCGGCTCAACGACGAGACGTGGGGCGTACCGCTGGTCGGTCGGTTCACCCTCCGCGATGCAGCCACCGGGAAGGTGAAGTCCCGCGGGGAGGTCCCGCTGGGCACGCTGCCGGCGGTGACGGCTGCCCGGGGCTACATCGTCGACGGCAAGGAGTACTACGTCGACCACCTGTGGAAGGGACGGCCGGGCGTTTTCACCTACCCGAAGGCCCGGTCGGTCGTTTCCAGCATCGTCACCCCGGAGCGCAGCCTCAACATCGAGTTCGACGCCGCGCAGAAGGCGTTCAAACTGAAGACGGGCGGATCGACCGTCCCGCTCAAGCCCGTGCTCAACGCCATGGGCATCAGCAACTCGGTCATCGCCCGCGCTTGGGGTGACGAGATTGCCAAGGCGAACGACGTCACGGCGAAACGGGCGGAGTCCGCCTTCGGGAAGCTCGGTCGGGCCTTCGGCAAGCCGGGCGACGCGCTCCAGGTCCGCGACGCGCTGAGCTCGTTGACGATGGACCCTGACACGACGAAGATCACGCTTGGGAAGTCGTATCGGCAGGTCACCCCGGAGCTCCTGCTCCAGGCCTCCAAGCGGGCCCTGTCCGTCTCCCGCGGCAACTCGGAGCCTGACGACCGCGACAGCCTGAAGTTCAAGAACCTCATCGGCATCGATGATCATCTCGCGTTCTCGGTGAAGAAGTTCGGGCAGTACAAGACCCGGTCGCTCAAGAACGCAGTCGACCGGCATGACCGGGTGGACCTGGCCGTGCGGGGCAACATGTTCCACTGGCCCATTCGAGGCTTCTTCACCGGCTCTCCGCTGAGCCAGCTCGGTGAGCAGACCAACCCCGTCGACATGATCCGCTCGTCGATGCGGAGCACCATCCTCGGCGAGGCCGGCAGCGCCTATGCCCTGGAGCATTCCGAGGCAAAGGCGGTCAACCCGTCCCACGTCGCTTTCATCGACCCGCTCGATACGCCGGAAGGACAGAACGTCGGCGTCAATCTGCAGCTCGCCATGGGCCTGATGAAGGACGGGACCACGCCGCGGACGACGCTCTACAACACCCGGACGAAGAAGTACGAGAATGTCGACCCCACCGTCTTTGAAACCTCGGTCGTGGCAATGCCTGACCAGTACCGGAAGGAAGGCAAGAAGTGGGTCCCGGTCAACAAGAAGGTCCGGGTGTCGGGCATCGGCAACAAGTTCGTTCGCGTCGACCCGGAGAAGGTCGAGTACATCGTGACCAACCCGGGCCTGCTGCTGGGCATGGGCACGGCGCTTGTCCCCTTCGTGCAGAACACCAACCCCGGCCGTGTCGAGATGGCGTCGCGTCACATGTCGCAGGCCATCCCGCTCACGACGCGCGAGGCCCCGCTGGTCCAGGTCGCTGTTGATTCCTCTTCCCGGGAAAGCATGGAGGAGATGGTCGGCCGTGAGACACTGCCGCTGTCGCCCGTGACCGGCAAGGTGACGTCCATCAAGAACGGCGAGGTCCGCATCCGCTCGACGTCCGGCAAGATGCACACGGTCCCGCTGTACCAGAACTACCCGCTGACTGGAAAGCGCGAGCTCATCCACGAGGAATCGCTGGTGAAGCCGGGCCAGATGGTGCGAAAGAACCAGATGCTGGCCGACTCCAACTTCACCCGGGGCGGCGTGCTTGCCCTGGGGACCAACCTCCGAACGGCGCTCATCCCGATTCCCGGCCGCACCTACGAGGACGCGGTCGTGATGTCGGAGGGCGGCGCGAAGAAGTTGACCAGCGAGCACCTGCACAAGATCGACGCGCTCCCGGACGAGCAGGAGATCGTTGACCCGAAGAAGTTCCAGGCGTACTACCCGACGGCGTTCACGACCGATCAGTACAAGATGGTCGACCGCTCCGGCATCGTGAAGCCGGGGACGATCGTGAAGCCGGGCGACCCGCTCGTGCTGGGTCTGCGCCCGATCGAGCACACGAACGAAGCTTTGGCCATGAAGCGGATGCACCGCTCTCTGGCCAAGCCGTATCAGAACGCCGCGCTCACCTGGGACCAGGACGTTGCCGGAGAGGTCATCCGTGTCCACCATACGCCGACCGGGACCGTGAAGGTTCACGTCCGGACCCAGGAACCGCTGCAGATCGGCGACAAGGTCACCACCCGCCACGGCATCAAGGGGATCGTGGTCGACATCCGCCCCGACGAGGAGATGCCGCGGACGAAGGATGGCCCCATCGAACTGGCGATCAACCCGCACGGCGTCGCCGCCCGTGTTGCCGCCGGTCAGGTCTATGAGTTGGCTACGGCGAAGATGGCGAAGAAGATCGGCACGCCGATCAAGGTGCCGAACTTCGTCCCCGGCGTCGACTACGGCGAGGTCACCCGGCAGTCGCTCGACAAGCTCGGGGTGGATGAAGAGGACGAGGTCACCGACCCCACGACCGGACGGATGTTGGGCAAAGCTGAAGTCGGCTACGCCTACGTGCTCAAGCAGCGTCACCAGGTCGACCGCAAGATGGCTTCCCGCGCCGGTGGGCCAGGCTTCAGCTACGACGTCAACCGCCAACCGAAGGGCGGGCACGGCGGCGGGGCCCAGGCGCTCGGCGGCCTCGGTAACATGGCGCTCCTGGCCCATGGCTCCCGCGAGATCCTGCGGGAGAGTCACACCTGGAAGGCCGATGCCGATCAGGCGGATGAGCTCTGGCGTGCGGTGCAGTTGGGGCAGCCGTTGCCGCCGCCGAAGTTGACGTTCGCCCACGCGAAGTTCGAGGAGTACCTGAAGGGCCTCGGCGTGAAGTTGGAGAAGAAGGGGACCCGCGTGAAGCTGATCCCCACGACGGACCAGCAGGTCCTGGACTCCAGCCACGGCGAGCTGAAGCGGCCGGGGCTCATGCTCCGCGCCGAAGACCTGAAGCCGGAGGACGGCGGCCTGTTCGACCCGCAGGTGACGGGCGGGATCATGGGCGAGCACCCTGCGAACATCACGTTGGCGGAGTCGCTGCCCAACCCGTTCTTCGAGCGTGGTGTCCTGGCCTTGACGGGCCTCAAGCAGAAGGATCTGCACGGGGTCATCGCCGGGACGGTCGGGCTCACGAAAGACGGGAAGCTGGTCGACCGGAAGGACCCGAACGCCCTGACGGGTGGTGAGGCGGTCAAGTCGGTCCTCTCGGCCATCGACGTGAAGAAGGAGATCAAGGAGCTCCGGGACCGCATCCCGAATCTCGAGGGCCAACAGCTCGACCAGACGGTCAGGAAGTACCGCTACCTGACGGCGCTCAAGCAGACGGGCATGAGCCCGACCGAAGCGTACATGTCCCAGCAGGTGTACGTCATCCCGCCGACGATGCGGCCGATGTCGGTGCTGCCCAGTGGTGCCCTCGTCCGCGATTCGCTCAACGAGCTCTACAAGGGCGTCGGCGTGATGAACGAGCGGCTCAAGGACATGGACCCGGACACGCCCGAATCCCGCAGGGGCAAGACCCGTTTCGCTCTCTACAAGTCGCTCGGTTCGCTGGCCGGCGTGATGGACCCGGTGAAGACGACCCAGGGCGTCGAGCAGCGCGGTTTCGTCGACGTCATCGCCGGGTCGGGCAGCCCGAAGTGGAGCTGGGTGCAGTCGAAGCTGCTCAAGTCGAAGCAGGATCTGGCCGCCCGGTCGACCATCATCCCGGACCCGGACCTGACCATCGACGAGCTGGGCATCCCGTTGCCCGTTGCCAAGAACATCTACCGCCCGTTCGTCGTGCGAGAGCTGACCCGCATGGGCAACGGTGCCCTGCAGGCGCAGGAGATGGTGAAGAAGGACGATCCGCTCGCCCTCCGCGCCCTCGAGCGGGTGATGGAAGACCGGCCCGTGCTGATGAAGCGCGACCCGGTGCTCCACAAGTACGGCGTGCAGGCGTTCAAGGCGCAGCTGGTCGGTGGCCGGGCGATCAAGATCCCGCCGCTCATCGCCGAGTCGATGGGCGCCGACTTCGACGGCGACGCGGTCAGCCTCTACGTCCCGGTCTCCGGGAAGGCCGTCGGCGAAGCGCGGAAGATGTTCCCCTCCGAGAGCCTGCTCAACCCGGCGACTGGAAAGCCCATGTTCACGCCGCGGAACGAGATGTCGGTCGGCCTCTTCCGCCTGTCCCAGTTCGGGAAGGAAACCGACCGGTCCTTCGGCTCTGTGAAGGCAGCAGTGAACGCCGTCAGCGCCGGGAAGCTCGGGATGACGGATGTCGTGAGTGTCGGCGGGAAGAAGACGACTGCCGGCCGGCTCCTGGTGTGGCAATCGTTGCCGGGCATCGCCCGGAAACCGAACCTGCTGTTCGACCCGGAGTTCGAGCTCACGAAGGACAACACCGAGAAGCTGCTGACGGAGGTCGCCAAAAAGGACAAGAAGGCGTACGTCCAGACGGCCCAGTCCCTGATGGGGCTCGGCAATGCCGCCGTGTACGATGAGTTGTTCAGCCTCTCGTCGAAGGATCTCAAGACCGACAAGCCGCTGCGCGATCGATACATGAAGGAGGGCGAGAAGAAGGCCCGCGAGGCCTTGGCCACCGACGCCCCCGACCGTGAGGAGAAAGCCATCCAGGCGTGGGCGGAAGCTGGTAAGGGGATGCTCGCCGAGCACGCGAAGAACGCCAAGGCGTCCGGCAACCGTCTCTACCTCATGTCGCGGTCGGGCGTGAAGCCGTCGTCGTCCCAGTTCCAGGAGATGACCATGGCGCCGGTGCTCATGACCGACTCCAAGGGCAATCCCGTCCTGGAGCCCGTGACCCGGTCGTACGGCGAAGGGCTGGATACCACCGGCTACTGGCTGGCGTCGATCGGCGCCCGCACCGGCATCGTCCAGACGAAGACCGCCGTCCAGGATCCCGGCTACATCAACAAGCAGATGGTCAACACCGTCGGCAACTCCCTGGTCGTGTCGAACCAGCTGCCCGATGAGGGCATCGCGATGGACACGGACCACCCCGACGTCGTCGACCGCTACCTCGTCGAGCCGGTGAAGACGGCGAAGTTCACCCTCAAGCGCGGTACGCTGCTCGACTCCGAGCTGATCGACCGGCTCAAGAACGCCCGGATCCGGAAGGTGATTGTGGCGTCGCCGCTCACGTCCCCGCACGGCGAGGGCATCTCGTCCAAGGCGTTCGGGTTGATGCCCGACGGCCACCTCCCGCAAATGGGTGAGAACCTTGGTGTGATGGCCGGGCAGTCGATCGGCGAGCGCATGGCGCAGCTGATGCTCAAGTCGAAGCACGGCGCCGGCGTCTACACGGGCGGGACCGGGATGAAGGCGGGCAGCCCGGCGATGGTTCGCGTGAAGCAGCTGCTCCAGATCCCGGAGGAGATCTCCAACCCGGCCACGCTGGCCTCGGCGGATGGGAAGATCACCCGCATCAAGGAAGACCCCGCCGGCGGCTTCGACGTCACCATCACGACGGGCCGCGGCTCCGACATCGACCACTACGTTCCGGGGAATCGAAAACTGGTGGGCGACCTCAAGGTCGGCAGCCAGGTCCGGAAGGGCAAGCCGATCACGGATGGGAACGTCGACCTGCGCGAGCTGCTCGACATCGGTGGCATCGACCAGGTGCGGAATCAGATCGTCACCGAGATGGACGGCATCTTCAAGCCGTTCGGCATCCGGCGGCGGAATCTCGAGCTCTTGGCCCGCGGCGTGACCAACACCGGCGTCATCGCCGATCCGGGCGATGCCCCCGACCTGGTCAAGGGCCAGTACATCACGCTCTCCAAGGCGAACGAGCTCAACCACACCGACCTGAAGGGCCGGAAGCCGATCAAGGTGAACCCGGTCCTGATGGGCATCAAGACGGCGCCGCTGGCCAACACCGAGGACTGGCTGGCGAAGATGAACCACGAGCGCCTGCGCGACACGCTCGTCGAGGCCGCCCTGCAGGGCAACGAGTCCGACGTCTCGGGCTACAACCCCTTCTCGGCGATGGCCTACAACGAGCGGTTCGGGCAGGGGATCTCGGGGAAGCCGGGAGCATACTGATGCAGGCAAACCAGATTCCGATGCGAAAGAAGGGTGGTGTTGTTGCCGAGCTCTTCCAGCAGTTCATGGCCCTCCCGCACCTTCCGTGGGAGGTGATCGTTCCTGCCCTCCCGCACGCGGTCCAGGCGGCGAGGATGACGGCCCGGCGGGTCCACCACGGTGCGATTCCTGCCGTCAGGAAGTCGGGTCGAGCTTTCGGTCGAGCGGCGCGTTGGTTGGGGGAGGGAATGGCCTCTTCATCGCCGGCCGCCGTGAAGTACGCTGCCTTCGTGGGGGCCCTGCGGAAGTGGGCCTCGGGCGTTGACACCATCCGCTTCGTGAACCCGAACTCGGTCGAAGGCGACGTCGTGCGAGTGGTGGTGGAGGTGGCCCAAGGGGACATCGAGCTTCGCCGCGGATTGATGGGCCGGCAGCATCTCCCCGACGGTCAGGGGATGCTGTTCGACTTCCCCAGCGTCGAGCGCCGCTCGTTCTGGATGCGGAACGTCCCGATCCCGCTGGACATGGTGTTCGTGAAGGTTGACGGGACGGTGTCCAACGTCGTCGATTCCGCCGAGCCGAACAGTGACACGCCGCACCTGTCGACGGAGCCTGTTCGTTTTGTGGTCGAACTGCCCGGGGGATTCTGCGGGCGGCACGGCATCGAGGCGGGCTGGAGGATGGTGCGCGGTGGCTGAACCGACCTATCGCGAGGCACCGACCTACGCGGGGGACAGCTACAGCTCCATCCTCGAGGCGAAGGTGATCGACGTCGACCTTGCCCGTTACACGGCGACGGTGAAGACGGAGGGCAGCGGGCGCACGTACCCGGACCTCCCGATCGGCTCGTTCTACGCCCACCACGAGCGCGGGGAGGGCGGCTACTGCCTGCCTGACATCGGTGCCCCTTGTTGGATCGCCACGCCCGGCGACGCGGGGACGCCGTTCATTCTCGCGTTCCGCAGTCTGCCCAGGGCCATCTCGAGTTCGGAGCGCGTAGGGCAGCCGCCGGCCGAGGGTGATGAGATTCAGGCGGACCACTCGATGCGGCGGCCGCGGCGGCTGCACGGCGAGTTCGGCTGGACGACGCGAGACGGGGCATTCATCCACTACCGCAAGGGCGGCATCGTGGAGATCGGCTCGAAGGCCAGTTGCCAGCGGCTGTTCATCCCGCTTGGCAACTTCATCCGCGACATCTGCGAGAACTACGGCCAGTTCACCGCCGCCGGCGTCCAGTACTTCGACGGGGGCCGTACGGAGGGCGAGGACGGCAGCGAAGCCGAGGCGAAGTGGCGGCTGATGGTGAAGGCCCACGCCGCGGACGAGTCCGCTTCTGTCCTGGTGGATGCTGGGATCGTGAAGGGCGACGCCGGGGAGAAGCGGTTCCGCATCGTTGTTGCGCCGACCTCCGTGAAGATCGGCGAAGAGACCTGGGAAGCGTCGGGCGAGAAGTACCACTTCTTCGTCGACGCCGAGGGCAACATCGACGAGAAGGGCGCCATCATCACGATGGAGTACTCGGAGCTCAACTTGACGGTGCAGGGCGACCGGCAGGAGGGCGTTGGGGGGGACAGCACCGAGATCGTCACCAAGACTAAGACGATCGCCGCGAATCGGATCGCCTTCTCCGCTCCGGCCGGTTTCAACGTCGTGGGGAACACCACGATCGCTGGGACGCTCGGGGTCACGGGCGCCGGTTCTTTCCAGGAACTCCACGTCACCGGATTTTTTGCGACCATCAATCTGGCCTGGCTGAACTGGCTTATCTCGCACAAGCACCCGATCAACCCGGCCACGCCCACCATCACCGATCCCCCCATCCCGCTCTAGCGGTTGACCACCTGGCAGGGAGACGAGTATCCTGCCCGTGTGGAGGTACCTACCATGAAGTGGCTCATTCCCATCGTGCTCTGTCTGCTCATCGTCCCGCCGGCGCTCGGTCAGGAATCGGTCGAGTTGGCCGCTCCCGCCAGCGCCGTCATCACCCCGGACGGGGGTGTCGCCGTCACGGCGCCGGAGGCCGAGACTCCGGTCGTCGAGGCTCCGCCGGCTGTTGCCGATGCGGAGACCCCGGCTGAGCCGGCCGCGGCGGATGCCGAGCCGTCTGCCGCGGAACCCGCCGCTGCTGTTGCCGATGCCACGCCCGATACCATCGTCATCCCCATCGTGGATCCGCTCGATGACCCGTCCACGGGCGATGAGGTCGTCGATGCCGCCGGCAAAGTGAAGGACGCCTGGTACAACAAGAACTACCCGGCCCTCGCGGGCGCCATCATCTTCCTCATCCTGACGCTATTCCGCTTGCCGATGCTTGGTGCGCTGACGAAGAAGATCCCCCAGCGCATCCGTATCCTCGCGGCGGTCGTCCTGTCTTTCGCGGCCGCCGTCCTTCAGGCCCTCACCCTCGGTGTACCTTGGGGCGTGGCTCTCATGAACGTACTGGCGACGGCCCCGTCGGCGGTGTTCGCCAACGAGCTGATCGTGGAGAGCATCCTGGGGAACCGGTACAAGAAGGACAGCGACAAGACCAAGTCCTGAACGGAGGTGATCCTTGAAGCCGCTCTTCGTTGCCCCGCAGATCGTGAAGACGGCTCAGCCGGAGGGAGGAGAACTCCCCCGCGACGTGAGCCAGTGGCCGATGCGTATCCGGGACGAGTGGCTCAAGGTCGCCCCGTACGCGTACATGTACCCGACCGAGATCATCATCGACGAGATGACCGACGCCCAGAAGGGCGCCGCGTTCGGGCACATCCTGCTCACCAGCAAGACGGGCCTCAGTCCGGGGCAGGCCGCCGGCCAGATGGGCACGGAGATCGGCATCCGGACGGCGAAGATCCCGGTCATCATCGAGGACTTCAAGCTCTTCCCGTTCGACATGATCAAGACGGAGGAGGGGAAGTTCCTTCCGCTCAATGAGTCCCGGCTCGGGGAGGCCCTGTTCCGCCCGTCCACGTTCGACGCCCCGTTCCGCGGCGACGTCAACGAGCTGTTCGGCAACCCGATCTACCCGCCGGACCGCGAGAAGGCGGCCTCGCTCGATTCCTGGCACAGCCCCTTCCCGATTCTCGGCATGATCTCCGACACCATCTACTCCGACCAGCTGGACCGGCTTGGGCAGGTGCTCGAGAAGAACGCCGGACTCCGGCAGGCGCTGGTGTCCAACCCGATCACCCACGGCTACCTGGCGCAGGTCTCCGAGATCACCCCCTGCGAGCCGCTGGCGAAGACGGCGTCCGAGACGTTCGGCCTGACCAACCTGTTCAACCCCGACGTCATGCTGGTCCGCAAGCTGGAGCCGGAACAGGGCGACCCGATCTTCCAGGTGAAGACGGCGATGCGTCGGGCCTACGAGGACACGCCCTGGGTCAACCTCCCGCCTGGCCCTGCGGTGGAGAAGCTCGGTCCCGCCATCGTGAAAGAGGCGGACGTCAAGGGGATGGTGATCATCATCCGGCGTCCGCGGGACGCCGAGTCCCCGATCGAGATGGGCAGCGATCGGCCGTCCCTCCTGGGCGGCACCGGCCCCTGCCACGCGTTCGGTGGCGGGCGCGGGATGGGCGGCTGGCTCATGACGAAGGTCATGGACGCCCTCACCGGCGGCCGCTCGCCGATGCGCCTGTTCTCCGACGGCGACAGCTACGGCTACCAGGACGACATCGGGGCCCTGCCGTCGGAGTCCGCTCCGCCCCTCAAGACGAGCGAGATGCCGGAGGGCTTGGGCTCGTTCTGCTGGGAGGACGAGCAGGGCGAGGTCGCCTGCACGGAGCCGATCCGCTGCAAGATGGTGACCGAGACGGACGGGCGGAAGGCCTACGAGTGCGAGACCATCGACGGCCGGCAGGTGAAGCTGGTCACGTCCCCGGCGGTCCGGACCGTCTCCCCCGGCACGACTGGCACCACGCTTCTCCCCGAGTCCGCCAAGTGGGTGTCGCTCGGCGACAAGATGGTGAAGCTCGACACGAGTGCCCAGGTGGGCAGCCTCGCCGAGAAGTCGGCGTCGGTCTGCACCATCAGCCATTCGGGCGGGGCATTCAACATCCAGGGCGGGCCGCTGCTCAAGATCGGCGAGCGCATCGGTGTTGGCCCGGCCGATGCGATGTTCACCCTCGGCCTGCTCGGTTTCTCGAAGGAGGCCGCCGAGCGCACGCTGGCGCGGGCCTACCACCGCGGTCAGGTGAAGGTCGCCCGGGTGAGCGAGGTCACGCTGCTCAGCGAGCTTCGCACCCAGGCGGAGACGAAGACGGCGTCCTTCGCCGCCCAGGTGGACACCTTCGTCGACACCTTGCACGGCGCCGCCTTCGGTCTCATCAAGGACGCGGCGAGCTTGGGCGACGCGGGCGCGGTTGACGCCATCCTGTCGCTCGGTTTCCTCAACATCGACAACCTCTCCCGCTTCGTCGCCTTCATCCCGGCGTTCGAGGCGGTGCAGCACCGGTTGGGAACGCTGCTCCTGGCGGCTCGGCTCGGCCTGTCCGAGCTCCCCCAGGAGCACGTTTCCCGCGCCTTCTTCGCGCTCGAGCATGTGCTCGCTGGCCTCAAGCGGGTGTCCGCCCGGCTGTCCACGCCTGCCCAGGCTTGATTCTCCCGAAGTTCGGGAGCATTCTAGTCACCGATGCGCTCGCCGGCTGAATACTACATCCGCTACCGCCTCGTGAAGGAACCGAAACGCCCCACCGAGGAAATCGAAGCGGACTTGAAGCAGGAGCTGGTGTTCTCCCCGCACAAGGACTACGTCGCCAAGTTGCGGAACGAGATGCAGATCCCGCAGTCGTTCCACCCCGAGAACCTGCTCGACTTCGTGAGTCAGGCCTTTCTGCGGAAGTACCAGATCTGGACGATGTGGCACTCGCACCGCGGGACCAAGGAAGCGGTCAACATCTTCCGGGACAAGCGGGCGCGGTCGTTGCTTCAGACCCTGGTGGCCAGTCCGAACTCCGATCAGACCATCTTCGAGGTGTTCATCCGCAGGGCAGCACTTCCGCTGTCGGACTACGGGCTGGCCGAGTTCAAGCACTTCTTCTGGAACGTCAGCCTGCTCAACGTGCAGGAGCTGCAGGCGTACGTCTCCACGTACCTCAAGGACCCGCTGCTGTACGATGTCATCGACGCCCGGACGACCCCTGAGCACATGCTGCATTCGCTCAGCCAGATCGGTGTGGCGCCGCAGGTGGTCGATGAGGTCGCCATGCTCGAGTCGTACCGTGTGCTGACCTACCTCGATAGCATCGCCGCCACCAAGACGATGAAACCGGGGCTGGCCCGCTCCACCGCGCTCAGCCTTGGACTGAAGGGTGTCATCGACGCCGGCAGGGCCATCCGTGAGATCAAGATCGAGCGCGGTGAGGATGTCGACAACATCGACAAGTACGACCCGAAGACGCTCGACATTCCCATCCCTGATCTCAAGCAGTTGGGAGAGGGTACGGTCCCGATGCCCGTCGCCCTGTTGAATCTGGAGGAAGAACCCGATAGAGGGCAGGGTACGGGAGGTTCAACATGATCGAGATGAAGGCGTTCGGGGCCGCGGTCGACAAGGTGGAGCGGATCGAGTTCGAGGCGATCCGCAAGGGGCTGGTCCGGCTGGACGTGACCGACCGGGACGGGAAGGTCATCTTCCAGCTGCACCGGGACAGCGAGGTGCTCTGCAAGCGGTGCAAGCACGTCCAGAAGGACCCGTTGGCCAACTCCTGCCCGAAGTGCGGGGCCAACAAGGACCTGCGGAACAACCCGCAGCCCCATCTGCTCGTGAACCGGCCGCTCTACAACGGCCCCTGGGGCCGGCAGATCCAGACGTGGCTGAAGGACACGCTCGGCGAGATCTTCCGTGACGGCACGCTCGAGTGGGTGCCCGAGCGGGACTCGTGGTTCTTCACGCCGACCAACGCCCCGCTCGATCGGAAGCTGGCGGCGCAGAAGGTGCTGGACCAGCTGCTGAAGTGAAGGTCGTCGAGCCGGCTGAGGCCCCTCCGCTGCCGAAGCTGCCGTGGAGGGTGTCGACCTGGATCCGGAGGCGCATCCAGATCCCGGTTCGCGGGAAGCTCCTGCCGTTCTCGTTCAGACAGCGCGAGTACCTCATCCCCATCCTGGACCGGCCGGACCCGCGGGTCGTCATCATGATCGGCCGGCAGAGCGAGAAGTCTACAACGCAGGGCAACAAGATGCTGGCCCTGGCGTGCATGATCCCGCACTACAAGGAGCTGTACGTCAGCCCCTCGCAGACGCAGACCCGGAAGTTCAGCCAGGACCGCATCGCGCAGCCGCTCGCCTACTCAGCCTCCCTGCGGGCCGAGATGGAACCGATGCTGCCGGACAACGTCCACCAGAAGGTCCTGCGGAACCAGTCGTCAATCGAGCTCCGGTACGCCAACCGCTCGGCCGACCGCGTCCGCGGCGTCCCGGCGGACTATCTCGCTGTCGACGAGCTGCAGGACATCTTCATCGAGAACGTCCCGGTCCTCGAGGAGACGCTGTCCCACTCCGACCTGCCGGCCTACTCGGGCTGGCGGGCGTACAGCGGCACGCCGAAGTCGCTCGACAACACGCTGACGTACTACTGGGACATCTCGAGCCAGGCGGAGCTCGCTATCCCGTGCCGGCGCCACGGCGAGAGCAACAAGCCCGCAACCTGGCACTGGAACATCATCGGCGAGAAGCACCTCGGGAAGAAGGGGCTCATCTGCGACAAGTGCGGCCAGATCATCGACCGCTTCGACCCGATGCGGGGCTGGGTCGACGGCCAGTCGAACGCGCAGTTCCGCGGTTACCGGCTGCCGCAGATGCTGACGCCGTCGGTCGCCGACCACCAGTGGACCGAGAAGGTCCTGTACAAGTACACCAACTACCCCCGGCCGCAGTTTTTCAACGAGGTCATGGCGCTCCCGTGGGAGGCGGGCATCCGGCCGCTCACGAAGTCCGAGCTGGTGCGCTGCTGCGACCCGGAGTGGACCATCTCGAGGGACCAGATGCGGGAGGCGATCGCCTGGTCCGGCCAGCGCGAGATCTTCATGGGGACCGACTACGGGACCGCGGAACATTCGTGGACCGTCGTCGCTCTCGGCGCCTATCTCCGCCCCGACAAGTTCAAGATCTTCTACCTTCACCGCTTCACGGGGATGGAGTCGTCGCCGGAGGCCCAGGCGAAGCTGCTGGTCGAGCTGTTCCGGATGTTCAACGTGAAGGTGTCGTTCGGCGACTACGGCATCGGCTTCCACCAGAACCACATCCTCCAGGAGGCGTTCGGCGTGAAGCGGCACCACAAGCTGCGCTACGTGGCCGAGGCCAAACGGCGCATCTACTGGAACCCGCTCAAGGTGTCTTGGATCGGCGTGCGCGACGAGCTGATGGCCGCGTTCGTCAACGCCGTCAAGCAGGGGCGCATCGAGTTCCCGGCGTGGCCCGTGTTCGAGCCCTACGCCAAGGACTTCCTCAATGTCACGACGGAGTTCAACGCGGCGAGGCAGAAGACGGTGTTCATGCACCATCCGGAGAAGCCGGACGACTCGCTCCATGCGTGTCTGTACTGCCTGCTGGCGGCGAGCTTGATGTTCCCCCGTCCGGACATCTTCGTGTCGGTTCCGCGTCCGGCGGAGTGGACGGACGGATCTCGTCTGCGAACGCGCTGATCGCCTGCCCAGGGTCGAATCCCCGCGACGCCGGCGTGAGCAAGTCCAGTTTCGCCGCCCGGAAGCAGATCTCGCCGAGCAGCTCCTTCGGGTTGCAGAACGGGTCGTTGAGCGCCAGCGTGAACTTCCCCAGGTTGACGAGATGCAGACGGGCCAGGTTCAGCTCGGAGCGGGCCTTCTGGACCTCCGGACGTCGCTTCAAGTCAGGTCGCTTGTCGAGCGCGTCGTCGATGTTCTCGACCAGGAAGATGAGGGCCTTCCAGCACTGCGGCTCCTTGGTCAGCCGCTCCATCCGCCGGAACTCCCGCTCCGTGAGGCAGAAGCAAAGTTCGACAATGTGCTGGATGCGACCGACGATCGTGCGAGCAGAGATGGGGGTGATCGCTTCCCTGCCCATGCGGGCAATCTCTAGCAGCTGCATCAGCTGCGGGTCCGTGACCTCGATGAGGTGCTGCTGCAGCCCGGCGACGTGGAGCACGAACTGGATGATGTGCCGCTGGCGCAGGACCTCCGCCTTCAGGGCGGCGACCTCGGTGACCAGCGACCCGAGGTCCCCCAGACTTTTTTCGGCCTCCCGCACGGTGGCCACGTCGTCCAATGACACCAGGCCCCGGGAGACCCGGACGAGGTGGGTCTGGACGAGCGCCTTCACCTTGTCGACCGGCATCCCCAGGTGATCGGCAACTTCTTCGAGCTTCAGGAAGTTGTTCGTCATCGAGTAGAACCCTACCATAATCCCTGTGCGCTTCCCACCTTCCGCCGTTTCTGCTAACCTCGGGAGGCGATGATGGACTGGTACCTCGGTCTGCTGGCGGAAGATCGCGGTCATCGCGTACCGCCCGAGATGCTCGCAGAAATGGCGGACAGGGCGTCGGCCTTGCACGTCGACGGTGGAACCGACCTCACGTCGTCCGTTTTCGAGGTCATCAAGGGCAAGTTGCTCAACCCGGCGCACGTCGCCCGCGTGATCGAGCAGACCAACACCCAGGCGTACCTCAAGCTCTACGACAAGTGCCCGGGGCCTGAAAGGCACGTCCACTTCGAGGGCGGCCCGGCGCGGGTGTTTGACATCCTGGGGGCCGTGTTCGGGTCCCCGGACTCCATGAAGACTGGCGCGGACAGGAGGAAGGACATGGCGTCGCTCGACTACTTCACCGCTCCCATCAAGGATCGTCCCGGCGCCGTGAAGCAGGCGGCCCTTACGGAGGAGGACGTCCTCCCCGACAAGATGGGCCTTCAGAAGGTCGCCCAGATGATGGCCCAGGGCTCGCGCAGCCCCGGTGGCCACGCCCGCCTGTACCACATGGTGAAGGGGGCGATGGACAAGACCGGCGCGGACATGGCGTCGCTGCGCTACCAGCTGGAGACGGGGGCGCGGGAGCTGGTGAAAACGGCCGAGCAGGCGATCAAGGAAGGCGCATCGGCTGCTGAGGTTGCCCGCGCGATGCTGGGCAACCAGCCGGACGAGGCCACCGTCGAGGTCGTGCAGGAGACGCTCGGCAAGATCGGTGCCGCGGTCGACCCCGAGTCGATCCCGTGGGGCCGCGAGGTCACGCCGGGCCACCCGCTTCGCGTCCAGACCGAACGGCTGGCGAAGGCCGCGTCGGCGCTCGTCGACAAGACCCGCATCCACGGCGAGCTGTCCTCCCAGTTCGCCGAGGTCTCGCGGGCGGTGAGGGGCTGACATGGACTGGCTCGACATCCTTCGCGGCGGAATGGTGAAGCAGGCCGACAAGGTCATGATCACGATGCCCGACCGCAAGGGCAACGCGGTCAAGATGGTTGTCGACCGATCGATGGTCCCTCCGGGGGCCAAGTTCAAGATGACCAAGGCCCCCGAGGTCGCGGCCCGGCAGGGCTTCAAGTTCGAGGCCCCGAAGGGCGTGCAGATGGGCCTCCCGGGGATCGAGACCGGGCTTCCGAAGGGGGTGATGCCGCGGCCCAAGGTCACGCGCACCCATGTTCGCCCGCCTGCGCCTTCGCCCGAACGCATGTTCCAGCTTCTCCAGAACCGCGCCCAGCGGGCCACGGGGAAAGTGGAGCAGCAGTCCAAGATGATCGACTTCATGCGCGACAAGATGCGCCGGCTGGAGCGTGGCGGAGGTGGAGCCGCGAAGGGGATCGCCGAGAAGGCGGGCTTCGGCACCCGGCTGGCACTCGGTGGCGCGGCCGCGGCTGGCCTGTATGGCGGCTTCCACCTGATCCGGAAGATCCGGGAGAAGTCCCAGGCACGGAACAACTTCGCGCAGATGATGCGGGAGACGCCCGCGCTGCATCACGAGGACCCGAAGATCGTGAAGACCCGGTTCCGCACGCTGCAGAGCGTGGCGCCGAATCTGGCGTCCGACCCGTTGGTGGCCGGCTCGATCGTTCGGCAGTGGACGGAGTACCCGACGGTCAATGCCACGGCGCTCAAGGACGTCGTCGGCGTGGAGAAGGACGTGCGCCGCGAACTCGGACTCATCGGGGCCCTTCCGAGGCTCATCTCGGCCGTTCCATGATCGAGAAGCGGGCCCACGTTCCGTTCGTCGACGACCGCGGTCAGCGGATCACGGTGCTCGAGCCGCGTGGGCGCAACCTGACGAAGTTGGCCTGCGTCCTGCCCGAGGTCGAGAACTTCGCCGCCAACCTGGCGCGGGAGGACGGGGCCCACTGGCTGCATGTCATCGCGCTCACGGCCAGCGAGTTCTACGGCCAGAACCGGAACGGCGACCACTGGTCGCTCGATGCCCTGTCGCACCTGCCGCCCGGATGGACCGGGGAGCCGGCGGTCGACCGCGAGCTGGCGAAGGAGTGCCACTACGGCACCGCCACGTTCTACGGCGCCCATGCCTTCCCGCACCATGTCAACAAGAACCCCGCCGAGGCCATCGGCCGCGTCGAGCTGGTCGCCTGGAACCCGCACCAGTTCTGGGTCGAGCTGATCATCCGCCTGGACATCGCCCGCACGGCGCAGAGCAAGGTGAAGTGGGTCCTGGATCGCATCCAGCGCGGCGCTCCCTTCGACGTCAGCATGGGCGCGAAGGTTCCGTTCGACATGGCGACCACCGGCGATATGGCGACCTATCGCCGGGCGTGGAAGGACTACCAGCCCGGTGTTCACCGCAGCCCGGCCGACGCCATCCTCGCCGAGCACCGCCGCCTCAAGGCGGTGGACGGGGTCGGCATCCGCGGCCTGTCGATCACCCGGGACGACTACGTCCCCGAGTGCAAGACGGAGATGGGGAAGATCCGGGCGGATGGCACCCAGGTTGGTGTCCGCAACGACTTCCCGAAGTACTTTGACATCTCGATTGTCGTGATCGGAGCGGACAAGGTGGCGAAGCTGATCAAGAAGCTGGCAGCAGTTGATCCCTCCCGCATGTCCATCCGGCAGCGCATCGATCCGGTCGGCTACGGCATCGACCGGGCGTTCCAGATGACGAAGGCCGCCTCCCTGAAGAACGCGACCGTGCGGAAGGAAGGCGACATCGACAAGGAGACGACGCCGCCGTTTGACGAGAAGTCAGTGAGTATCCTCGCGGCGAACGATCCCGAGATGCCGGAACCCATCCTCCGCTACCTGAAGGAGCACCCGAACTTCGACCGCGTGATCTCCACGCTCTCCGGGTTGGGCATCGTGCTCAAGCCGAAGGAGTACGAGATCGTCTCCGCCGGCCGCGACGCGCCGGTGGTCGACGACCGCTTGTTCACGCCGGAGATCGCCGCCCGCCTGCTCGCCGTCATGCGCCGGCGCAGTGTGCTCGGCCCGGTGGCCGAGTACCGCCTGTCCAACCTGCAGCAGACGTCCGCGCAGGAGGAGATCTCGTCGGGTGACGACCGGTACAAGGCCTATCGCGACCGCATCATGGGTGTTCTCGACGGCGGCCCGGACCGCATCTTCGAGAACAACAGCGACTTGTGGCACACGGTTGGAAGGCAGGGACGCACTCCGTTGGTCAGCCCGTTCACGCGGCGCTACTTCGGATCGGCGTTCCTTCCTCCTGGGACCGGGGCTTGACAGGATCGAAGGAAGGGCAGTACCTTGTACGCAGGAGATGAGCAGATGGACGCGCGTGCCCGATTCGCCGAAATGGAACTGATGGAGAAGCTGGCGACGCTCGAGGCCGATGAGACCCCGACGGACGAGGCGATCCAGAAGACCGCTTCGGAACAGGGCGTCGATCGGGCTGCCTTCTACAAGAGGGCGTCCGACGTCATCTCGGCCTCCCGACGCGCGGGGCGTGCCCGCGCCGAGGCCGAGATCGCCGCGCTCTACGGCCGCTAGGTTTTCCTGCCGGTGTCCCAGGGGTCGGTTCTCGGCCCCGAGCAAGGGATGACCAGCAAAAGATGCGGGCGGGTCATACCGCCTAAACGGAGTTGAGGATGAGTCACCTGGACAAGATCCTGGGACAGGACCAGGCTGCGGACGCCGAAGCCGCTTGCGTCGACGCCTTCGTGAAGCAGGCGTCGGCGGAGGGCATCGACCTCAGCCAGGTCGCCGACGAGGCCATCAATGCCTCCTACGTCGCCTACCGCGAGAAGTGGGCCGAGGCGCAGGTCGGGGTCGACACCGCCGACTCGATGATCGAGAAGGCGGCGGCCGAGGGCGCGTCGGACGAGATGCTCGAGAAGCTCGCGCTCGCGAAGCTCTCGGGCGAGGCGATGTTCGAGGGCTACCGCGAGGCCTGGGAGAAGTTCGCCCAGGAGCAGGCGGCCGGCGAAGCGGTGGCGGCGCCCGAGGTGGTCGGCGGCGAGGGCAGCGGCGAGCCGGGCGAAGGCGCCGAGGCCCCCGACGTGACCGAGGAGGAGGCGCAGGCCATCGTCGAGGACGCGGCGCAGGAAGCCGTCGAGGAGGCCGCCGAGGCCGCCCCGCCGGACGCCGCGCCCGAGGACATCGCGGCCGCCGCGGCCGAGGTCGTCCCGGAGAAGGTCGAGGAGAAGGTCTCCGAGCTCCTGGAGTACAAGTACGCGGAGCTCGCGAAGCAGGCGGGCGGCCCGATCTGGGAGTCCGCCAAGGGCGTCGGCCGGGCGCTCAAGGTCCGCGGCGCCGAGTTCGCGGCCAAGCACCAGAAGGCGACGAAGTGGGGCAAGCGCGGCGGCGTGGCGGCGCTCGGCGCCGGCGGCGCCCTCGCGGCGGCCCACGCGCTCAAGAAGCGCAAGGAGGCCTCCGACATCCTCGCCGAGATGCTCCTCGAGAAGGA